GGCTCGTCATACACTGTTACCTGTGATGGTTCGCACTGGAGCTGCACCTGTGTTGGTTTTGGTTTCCGTAAAGACTGCAAGCATATAAGGGAATGCAAATGATGGCTATTCTCGGTATCCTCGTTGGCGTGCTACTATGTTCCATGGCAGTTGCAGCCATTCTGTGGATGTGGCTGATGATCCTCAGTATGTTCAAGAAGGAAAAGTGATGCCATTCGGAGGATATAATCCACTTGATGATGGTGAGTATGAAGATTTTTCACCATGGGGTCCAAGGAGAGAACCGTTGATTACCGAAGAGCGTTTACACGAGATCATTACCCAAGCAGGGTTTAGCGTTGATGGAGATGAAGTGCTTTCTCGCTGGCGCGAAGGCGTGGATATTTCCGATGATGTTATGAAGCTTATCAAGTTGGTCGCTGAGGAGTGTATCACACTCGCTGATGACTCGCAATATAAGTGCAGGACATTTCCTGTGTCGGTAGCAATCAAAGATCATTTTGGATTAGACTGATGCCTAGATATTCGTTGGTGCGTGACAAAGATGGTGCTGGTGACTCCGGGCCTATGTGTGAAATCCTCGATGCCGAAAGCGGCACGGCTGTAAAGAATGCCGACTATCCTATGGTTGGCTTTGGTGTCCGCGTCGGCTCACCGTATGGGCGTACATATGCAGCGCAAGACTATTGGCAGACCACACCGATTACCGAGATCACTGAAGAGTCGGTAAATGATGAAGGTTTCTGGACCGTAAAGTTCAAGACCAAAAACTCAAGCTACATATGGAAGGAGTTTTGATATGACAGTCCGCATTGAATATATGTTGGTGGATCTTGCTGGTTCTGTTGTTGTAAATTGGGCAACATGTGAAGGTTCTGTTCAGAATGATCCTCAGACATATGTGCCTCGTGGATATGCCGCTAAATCGAGGTTCTCGCGACCAAACAGAGCCGCTCGCATCCGTATAGTGGATGAACAGACCAGCAGAATAGTGGATATCATACAATGAACGATAAAGATGATATGTGGGAAGCTTTCGCAAAGATAGGTGAAGCAATGGCTGAACGTGAAAATGATCTTGACAAACTCGCAGAAACCTGCGACTATGATATGAAGCTCGCGGTGACTAAGTGGGTGTTCAAACACATTGCGGCTCATGGCGCAGAAGGCGGTTCTTATCGCCATCTGATTTATGATCGTCTTGGCTTTGGACCTGATGCTTATGCGCCATTGTGTAGTGATGGGCTATTCATCAGCAATGAGTTTGATGCTGAGGCTTTGCCAAATGCTAGGCGTATGCTCAAAGGCGCATTCGAAAAGGGTCGCGAAGATATGCGCGAATATCATTTCCACGAGTTGAAAGAAGTCCTGAATTGTTGTGACGAGCCAGGATGCTATGAAGTTACCAGCTGTGGCTGGCCTACCGAAGACGGCGGATACCGTCATACCTGTTATACCCATATGAAGGATAAGTAAAATGACTGATACCGTGAAGACGACTGTTACCTTTACCACCGAGACTGTTGGTTCTTCGGACGAGCAGTATCCTGATAACATTACCACGCTTTCGTTTGATGGTACCGATGCTACCGTAACGACAATGTGTGCCCAATTCGCGCAATTCCTTCGTGCTGCTGGATATACATACGTTGATACGGTCGAGTTCAAGACGGAGAATGATTTTTGATGGCTAACGACAAATTTTTTGTGTTCGATGATGTTCTTTCAATCAAAGAGCATGAGGATCTATTCGCACATATGAAAAATTTGTCGTGGACAAATCGCTGGTCGTCTACTAATAGGCGACCAGATATGTCCGATGTTTGGCATTGGAACTTTACTTTTTTCCAAGCACAACAAAATATGCCTGCAATGACGGTAGAGCAGTTGTCCGACCTAAACAGTAGGCATCCAAGTATCATTTCTCTGTGGGCCAAAGCATCTGACCTTTTTGCTGAGCATCTAGGTAAGTTTGATATTTTGCGCTTATATGCTAACTGCAATCCATATGGAACGAATGCATATATCCATGTAGACGATGGTGATTATACCGCGATATATTATCCATGCACAGAATGGGATCCTGAGTGGGAAGGCGGCACATGCTTCTACGAAAAGGATGAGAATGGAAAAATGGATGCGATTAGATATGTGTCATATAAGCCAAATCGTCTAATCATTTTTCCAGCTCACATACCACACAGAGGTATGCCTGTTGATAGACGATGCTGGCAACCAAGATACGTTGTCGCAATGAAGCTGCAACGTGATGTTAATGATTCGGACTATGCAAAGGAATTCTATAATGCGAAGTGACCTTGAAATGTTGGTACGTGTGGACATGCACCAGAATGGCTATGATCCGGATACCTGGGCTGATGTTGTAGAGTATTGGAACGAGCGTCTTGGCTAAGCTATGGCGCATCTGGGCCAAAGCCCTCGGTGAGAAAGCTGGTAGCGATGATAAGGAAGCGGATCGGGTAGCTCTGATCCGCTCTCTTATTATTATCTCATACATTATGACCAACTGTTTCATCGTGGCTGGCGTGATCCGACATTGGTAGTGGTTGACATTTGACCATTAAGCTTATATAATACACCTATGATGAGAGGAGAGCAGCTATGAAGATTGGCATCATGTCCGATTTGCATATGTACAAGACGGTACTGACCGAAGAGACACCTTGGGACTTTGCGCCTGAAGCCGATGTGTTCTATATCTGCGCTGGTGATATCTGTGAGGACAATGATGCCCGCGCACGATTTAACCAAAAGCATTATGACCACATGTTGTCTATCCATGGCAACCATGATTACTATGGCAACACATTCTCGGATGCCAAGTACCACACGATCCTGCGCGAGGTCAATGGTGTTCGCATTGCTGGTGCTACTCTATGGACAGACCTACAGGACAATCTGGCGTGGTACACCTACAAGAAAGGCCTGATTGATTGCTACTATATCTCAGACCTCACACACGAGGCTATGATTGAGGCCCACGAGATGCACAAGCATTTTCTGTTTGGTATGGATGCAGATATCATTGTGAGCCATCACGCACCCACGATGCGGTCGGTGCATGAAAGATATATGAGTGATCCACATAATGTGTGCTTTGCCAATAATCTTGAGAAACAGATTCTCAATATGAAAAAGCCACCTAAGCTTTGGATTCACGGGCACACGCACGATGATTTTGACTATATGATTGGTGATACTCGCGTGATCTGTCACCCGCGTGGCTACAAGAATGAGCGTGACGATTACTGGCGTTATGCTCCGAAGATTGTGGAGATTTGATATGAAGGAAATCAAAGGTTTCGTGATTGTTCCGCCCGGTGATCCAGATTGGAAACTTGGGTACTGGACATTTGCACCTACTGCTGGTGAAGCGTGGTATAGAAAGCTTGGGCACGAGGTACATGATATCGAACGCCCTACCCGTATACAGAGATGGCATGACAGAGGTTACAGACTAAGAGAAGCTACACTTACCATTCATCCAGGAGATGATGAGAAATGAACAGAGAAGACGCACCACATCTGAGCGATGACCGATTCAACGATTTGATTCTTGCTCTGGGTACTCTCAGAGAAGCAATCAAAAATCTCAATGAAAAAAACGAGCGACTCGAATCTGGTCCTGGCGGCATCATGGAAATGAAGCAGACCATCGCAGACAAAGAGAAGCGCATCGAGAAGCTGGAAAGCCAATTTAAGTTATATTTCCATGCTTTCAATAAAGCCGCTGCTCGCATAAATGAGCTAGAAAAGGAGTAAGGCATGTCTTATCAAAACGAATCACACGCATATCCAGCACCAGTCGTTGATTGGGGTCTGAGAACATATCTTGTTGGTGTGTTCAATCACATGGGAATCGCATTGCTAATCAGTGCTGTCGTTAGCGCATACATTGGTCTGTCACCTGAGATTGGTGCAGCTATTTGGGGGACACCGTTCAAGTGGGTCGCTATCTTTGCGCCTCTTGCATTCGTGTTCCTGTTCTCGTACATGGCAGATAGTATGTCATCAAGCACAGCAAGGACGATGCTCTATTGTTTCTCTGCTTTGATGGGCTTGAGCCTTAGTAGCATCTTTATGATATTCAAGTTGGGCAGCATTGCTAATGTGTTCTTCATTAGTGCTGCAACATTTGGTGCTACTGCATTGTACGGCTACACTACCAAACGTGACCTTAGTAGCATGGGATCATTCCTCATGATGGGCGCTATTGGTTTGATGATTGCTGGCGTTGTCAATCTGTTTCTACAGAGTAGCGTTATGGCCTTTGCCATCAGTGTCATCGGTGTGCTTATCTTTGTTGGCTTCACCGCATATGACATGCAGGATATCAAAGAGAAGTACTATGAACTAAATGATGATGAAGAAATCCGCAAGGCTGGTATCTTTGGCGCTCTCAATCTTTACCTAGACTTCATCAATATCTTTGTGAACCTGCTTCAGTTGTTGGGAGATAGAAAGTGAAACTTGCTTGGTTATGTTATCTTCACGATGAAGACGATCTGTTGCCAATTATTCGTTTCGAAGAACCAGAGCGTTGGACATATCGCAAGATTGTGCCTATCGTCTATGCTATATTAGAGGTTGACAACGATGAACAGACGTAGTATGCTATCCTTTCTCGGTATTGGTGCTGTTGCTGGTACAGCCGTTGGTAGTCGTGGCTTTGATAATCCTGTTCCTTCTACTCAAGATAGCTATTGGATTGACAATAAATCATATGTAGATGCTACTCCTATGGTAAAAGATACCAGTGGGTATGTCAAAGAAATGCAGGAACAGCTATCCTCAATCACTAGCGATCCGGCTAAGTGGATAGCTCAGAGAGTTACGGATGAAATGAAAGATTGGCGTATGGGATTTTCAGGTGTCAGGTTCAATGATATTGATCCCGATATTCGCAACATGAAATCAATCACAGAAGTGGCTAAAATGCGTATGTACTTTGAACGGCGTGCTGCTCGGCAAGCTGAAGCCAATCAGACTTCATTGACACACCGCATTGCAGAATATCTAGGAGTGAAGGTATGAAACAGCAAGCTGGAATCAATCAAGATACATTTCAACCAGTAATATCAATTACGAATAGATATCGTAACTATTATCGTAGAGGCTGCTTAAAAGTTACACTAGAAGATATTAAGAGAAAGCCAAGACCTTGGTTGTTAATTATACCCAGTAGGAAACTTATATGATGGGAATTAAAGGATGAACGAGGAAATTGCAATTAAACAACATTTAAGTAAGCCAAGACCATATATTTCTGCCTGTGGATGTCTTGGTCCAAGAGATGGTGATCCAGATTGCCCTTGTGCCATGCAATGGTATGAGAAGGTCAATGGCAATTGGTATAGAATCAACGAAGAACGCTCAGAAAATGGTATTAAATTAAAGGCGACAAAGGTATGAGCAATACCATAACACAACTTAACCCACCTATCCCTTTGATGACACCAAAGGGTAGAGCTATGGCACATTTAATCATTGACTATGGCGTAGAGAATGACCTGATGTGGGTGTGTTTCCAAGATGATACAGGCGAATCCTGGACTTGGGAAAATGCCTATGTCAGGGCGAGAGTGAACGAAACCATCGGCAGAAAAACAATGAGCAAGATTGGAAAGTGAATGAATCGGTTTATCCTAGACCAGAATCCAGTCAAGGCGGCTGAGTATCATTGCGACAAGCATGTGGTCAAGATGATTCTCGAGGAAGCACAGATGCTTTCTACGGTCCATCGGATCATTGACGGCGACGAATATGTTGACGCATCGTCTGGTCGTAAGATCAAGCGGTGGCGTTTGAACGATGACCGCGAGATTTCACTATACAAAGCTACCCATGTTGGTCATCCATGTACGCAGTGGGCTATGCAGTCCTCTGATAACTATGTGTGGGCTGTTATGTTGTTCCGTGCATTGCTCAATGAGTACCGCTATCGGTATAACAAGGTTCACAAATGCGAAATGTTGTGGAAGACTTTGCACCATAAGCCTAACGGTATGAAGAATGGCCCAGTCTATGAATTTCCACAAGCTATGCCCGACGACTGCAAGCGCCCTGATCCTATTGACGGCTATCGCACATACTATATAAATCATAAAGCGCGGTTCGCAAAATGGACGAATCGGCCTACACCAGAGTGGTTCACATGTTCATCAAGTTAAAAAATTGTTCCGAAGGATTTCAAGACGAGCCTCTATACGTTAATATCCATCATATCACTGCGGTGTATGACCATGCTAAGATGAAAGATGGTAGCTTGACTACATTTGTCCACTCGTCAATGGGCACACCAATCACATGGGAAGTCGAAGAGTCCGCTAAGCAAGTTATGTATCTAATTGAGGAAGCTAAGCTGTGAACACTGCTAAAATTATTGCTATGACAGAACCGAAGATTTGGACGGATGCACCTGGTGATCCTCAGAAGCTTTCGGTTGATGAGTTTATCGCATACGTGGCCCGCGTGAGTAATCCATCTAACCAGAATAACTCACTGACAGCTTCAAAGCTTTTGAAGTACCTTGCGAAGCATAAGCATTGGTCGCCGTTTGAGATGGTTGATGTGGTGATGGAAATCAATACCACCCGTGATATTGGTAGACAGATCCTGCGTCACCGTTCATTCCGTTTTCAGGAGTTTAGTCAACGCTATGCCGATCCCACAAAAGACATGGGGTTCGTTACCCGTGAAGCCCGTCTACAAGACACAAAAAATCGACAGAACTCGGTTGAGACGGACGACGAAAAACTTGCCAGTGATTGGAAAGAGTATCAAGAATTTTTGTTGCAACACTCAGAGCAAGTCTACAAGTGGGCTATCAATAACGGAATTGCCAAGGAGCAAGCTCGTGCTGTACTGCCTGAGGGACTTATTCTTAGTCGGATGTATATGGCTGGTAGCCTTCGCAGTTGGATCCATTATTGCGAAGTGAGAACAGAAGCGGGCACTCAGAAGGAACACCGTCAGATTGCTATGCAGGCTTGGGAAGAGATTGCGAATGCATTTCCTTCGCTCAGAGGTGTTCTTGCATCTGTTGACATATAAATAGGTGCATGAGAAAGCTTCTAGTAGCTTTGTTATGTGTGGTAGCAATGCCACTATATGCGACTGAACTTCAGTTCAATTTTAAAAGCCCCGCCTTCTCAGGTGTGGGCTTTTCTTCGCATGTGCTAACCATTGAGAATCTGGAACAGACACGACGCCAAAAGATCATGGACGACAAGGTAGCAGCCGCAGCTAAGGCTGCATCGGATGCTAAGAATACGAACCTTGCGAAGTTTATCAATAACCTCGAGAGCCGCGTATATGCTACACTCTCGCAGAAGATAGCCGAGCAACTGTTCTCCGACAACGGCGCCACATCTGGCACATTTAGCATAGCAACCAACAATGTCCAATGGTCATCGGATGGTTCTCAGATTACATTACGAATAACCGACGCAGCTGGTAGCGTCACAGAGGTTGTGGTTCCCTACGGGAGTTTAGCATGGTAAAGATTTTTGGTATGGTTCTTGCGTGTTTGTTGGTAGCTGGTTGCCAGCCAACGCTTATGTCAAAGGATGTGATTGAAGAGGTAGCGGACGCACCAGAGATTATTATGAACAAGCGGTTCAATGAGTTGGCTAATATGAGAGGTGTGGATGGTCCGGTAATTCCGATTGCCGTCTACCGCTTCCCGGATATGACTGGTCAACGCAAGCCGGCTACCAACTTTGCCAGCTTGAGTTCCGCAGTCACGCAGGGTGCAGAGGTATTCCTCATAAAAGCTCTCCAGGACGCCGGTAGAGGTCGGTGGTTTCAAGTGGTAGAGCGGGCCTCGCTTGAGAACCTGGTGAAGGAACGCCAGCTCATTCGTAGCCAACGTGAGCTATACGAAAAGGATCAGGCAAAGCCGCTTACACCACTAACCGTCGCAGGCATTATGATTGATGGTGGTATTGTTGGCTTTGATTCAAACATTGGCACTGGTGGTATTGGCGCACGATTCCTTGGCGTTGGAGCCAACCAAGAGTACCGTAAGGATGAAGTCACGGTGGTTCTGCGTTTGATATCCATAAACACAGGTGAAGTCCTGTTGTCCACTGGATCATCTAAGACTATTCTAAGCACCAGCGCAGGTGCGAATGTGTTTAAGTTTGTTGATGCAGGTACGAGGTCTGTCGAGTTTGAAGCTGGGACAGCAGCGAATGAACCTACAACATATGCAGTTAGAATAGCAATAGAAGCCGCAGTGGTCGATATGATAAAAGAGGGAGCCAAAAAGAAGCTCTGGAGTATCAAGAAGAGGTAAACAAAATGAAACGTACAAGACTGGCATTTTTGTCATTCTTGGTTATGCTTCAATATGCAAACGCCGCGAGCAATAGTGTGTATGTAGACCAAATCGGTAGTGGTTCTACAATTTCTATGACTCAGACTGGCAATTCGAACGTGATTGGAAATTCTACCGACAAAGCAATATTCAACGGGCAGAATAATACTGTCACTATCGACCAGATCGGTAACACCAACCTTATGAGCATCAATGTTCAGGGCGATGGCGTAACCGCGTCTTCACTCGTTACTGGTGATAACAACACCATCAACATGCAATGCGGTGTCAGTGGCACATGTACTGGCTCAACATTAAATAACACCATCACAGGCGATAACAATACCATCACGCAGAAGGCCGAGGGGTTCACGATATCCAACGTGACGGTAAACACAGACAACAACACCGTAAACATAGAGAATGATTCCAGCGCAGTCGCGGGTGCGAAGAGTACGGTTCTAATTGACGGTGGTGGTGGCAATAGTGTCAACATCATTCAGACAGGCGTAGCATCTACGAATGGTCATGAAGCCGATGTGAATATCTTAGGTGCAACAAACACTGTAGATATAAAGCAAGGTGGCGGTGTTGACTCTAAGGTCATTTCTACAATCACTGGTTCTGGCAATACTCTTCTTATTAAGTCCAACCACCAGTAAAGGTGAAGTTGGTAAGGTCACAGAGCAAACAGGCCCAGCAGAAATAAAGCGTGATGCTAACTTGATTTCCAGCACACTAGCTAGTGGCGTTGAGATGAAAGATACCATCACGACTGCGAATGGCAAAACTGGTATCACATTCCAAGATGATACGAAAGTTCAGATAACGGAGCACAGCCGCCTTGTCATTGACAATTTTGTTTACGACGGTGAAAAGAAAACTGGCAAGCTTGGCATCAAGATGGCGCTCGGCACTATCAAATATGCATCCGGGCAAATTGCTAAATCAGATCCGCAACAAGTCATGGTGGAAACACCAACAGCAACAATCGGTGTCCGCGGAACTGATTTCTCAGGTACCGTCGATGAGATTGGTCGTTCTACTATTATTTTGCTTCCTTCTTGCCCTACTGGTTGGCGAAATATTGAACGCGACTGCGTGGTTGGTTCCATATCTGTTACTACGGATATGGGCACTATCTGGTTAACCAAACCATTTGAGACTGTCAATGTGCAGACCAGTATCAGTACACCAAAATCCAGCATTATGAACTTGAATTTGGATCAGATAAATAATATGCTTATCGTAGCACCAGCAAAACCTGTTGTGCGTGAGCAACCAGTTGAGCGTATCGCAAACGTACTAGACGCAGATTTACTTGGCATTGATTTTCTCAAATACAGCGAACTTGAAAAGAACTACCTTACAGAGTATAACAAACTAGATAAGAACTTTCTTGATAGTGATTTTTTAATGAACTTTCTAGACCTATCCAGTTCACAGATGTTAACTAACGAGCTTGCGGAGTTCAATGCGTTACTACCTAAATATAATGCTTCAACAGGCCTAAAGTATTTTGTTGAACAGGATAACGTCGTACTCTACCGCGAATCGTATAACTCATATATGGAACTAACGGTAGCAACTACGCATAACATGACATTGAATCTGACTCAGGATGGTGGTTCAGTGACGCAGATGGTAAACAGTGCTGGAACCACAACGATAACTATAAAGCAGGGCAACTGATGAAAACTTTAATCGCGCTCCTTCTAATGACAACGCCTGCGCTATCGCAGACAGTGAACAATGCAACCGTGAACATCATAGGATCCTTACAGAATGTTAGTATTACTCAGTCTGGTGCTAATCATAGTGCTACCCTTAATTTCACTGGCAATAATATCTCGGCTATTGTATCTCAATCTGGAAACACGCCTCAGTCTTTTAGTCTTAGTGTTACTTGTGGTCTCAATTGTCCCAATAGCCCTTATATCGTTAGCCAATACTGATGGAAAAGCTAGTCAAGTTTCTTACAAGCACATGGATGGTTGCCATCAGCGCCTGTCTCCTGTTGACATTGTATGTGGTCAATCCCAGTCCAATACAAAAGCTACAATTGAATACGTTCGACCTCTTCATAACTTCTCTGGAGAAGAAACAATCAGAAGAGATTGTAATTGTTAACTTTGGTGAGAAGTCGGTCGAGAAGTTTGGTCAGTGGCCATTTGACCGCAGAGATATCGCAAAGACAATCAATAAACTAAAAGAGAACGGCGCTTCGGTAATCGTTGCGCCTATTCTATTCTCTGAGAAAGATAGAGCAGGAGGCGATGATGAACTGGCAAAAACTCTTGAAGGTGTTGTCCTCGCTCAAACCCCTACTACTCAAAACAGTAAGCCTGACTCGGTTCGTCGTGGGTTCGCTGCTATCGGTCCTGTTGATCCTGCTAGGGTTGTCTATCGTTGGCCTGGTGGATTACGCCCTCTTGACCAGTATGCCGAAGTTGCCTCAGGCGTTGGTGTGGTCGCAACAATCTCTGAATTGGACGGTGTGGTTCGCCGTATGCCTCTACTTGTCAATATTGCATCTGGTCTTTATCCTAGCATTCCTTTGGAGACCATTCGTGTCGCTGCTGGAGACCCTAGCTTTCAAGTTAAGACGAACGAAGGTGGAATAGAGGCTGTAAGAGTCCCAGCTTTTCCACCAATCTCAACCGATGAAAGAGGTCGTATCTGGTTGACTTGGAATACCAAGTTTGATACGCTAGAAGCAACCGAGATAGATGCTCGCGTGAAGGACAAGATTGTTATTCTTGGTCTAACGATTGAAGGTGTTGGTGGTATCATAGCAACACCAATCGGTGAGAAGTGGGCCCATGAGATTCAGGCGCAGACACTCCAAACACTGGTAGACGGAACTTCTATTTCTCGCCCCAACGTAGGAAGGCTAATAGAAGGAGCACTACTAACCACCATGCTACTACTATTGCTCCATATAGTTCCAAGACTGACGGTAGCGTTAACGGTTCCATTCTACGCTTTCATTGTGGTTGGAGTATCAGCAGCGAGTTATTATTTATTCAAAACAGAGTTACAGCTATGGGATGCAAGCTATATCGTATTGGCTATAACTGTTGTATATGGGCACTTGGTATTCAACAATTTCGCTCGCGAGTTTAGACTAAAGCAACAAATCAAAAAGCAGTTCGGTACTTACCTTTCACCTGCACTAGTCGAGAAACTACAAAAGAATCCAGAACTATTGTGCTTGGGAGGAGAGACCCGTGAGCTATCTATCATGTTTACTGACGTTAGGGGCTTTACGACTATCTCTGAACATTACGGTAATGACGTACAGGGCCTTACGAAAATAATGAATCGCTACATGACAGCGATGACAGCTAAGATAATTCAGAACGATGGCACACTAGATAAGTATATCGGTGACGCGCAGATGGCATTCTGGAATGCGCCACTTGATGACGCAGACCATGCATTACATGCAGTTAAAACAGCACTGGAGATGTTAGGTGATTTGGAACGATTTAACAAAGAGATCGCCACTGAGGGTGTTCCACCCTTTGGTATGGGTCTTGGGATTAACACAGGCTCCGTTGTGGTTGGCAATATGGGTAGTAACCAACGTTTTGATTATACTTGCCTCGGTGATACTGTCAATCTAGCCTCGCGCCTGGAAGGGCAGAGCAAGCCATATCATGTGAAGATGGTCATTGGTCCTAAGACTTATGAATATGTGAAGGATGAATATCTATGTGTGGAACTTGATTGCCTTGCTGTGAAGGGTAAGAGCGAAGGTGTGAAGATATACACCATCGTTGAAAAGATTGGTATCAATAAGGCGTATGCTCGCACACACGCAGACTTCATCAAATACTATCGCGCACAGGAATGGGACAGACTTGAAAATTATTTCCACGTACTCGAATCGGCATTTGGTGGTGATCTAAGAGAGTATTATGAAATGATGAAAGAGCGCGTGGAGGACTATAAAAAGAATCCTCTACCTAAGGATTGGGATGGCGTATTCCGTACCAACAGCAAGTAAGATATTATACTTTCTTATTTTTCTGGTTTGGCTCTTGCTTGGTATTTTGCTCTGGGTTCGCTACGGGCCTACCATTTACTTCGACAGCATTGTTATGATGCTTGGCTGCTAGTTCTTCAGCAGCTTTGACCTGTTTGTCCGCAGCTTCTAGTTCACGAGCTTGTGCTTTAGCTGCCGTCTCAACGTCATGCAAGTGGCGCTCGGATTCAATCTCTTTACCACGCAACTGAAGAACAATATTGATTTTCTGGTTCAAACGAATAAGGTCGTTGTCGAGCATACGAATGCGGTCAATCAAAGCAATGAGAACGGTAGACGCTTCGCTTGTAACAGGTTTGATTTCTTTTGTGGCCCATGTCCACACATAATAAATCATGTAGCCCATGCCACCAGCTGCGACAATAGGAAAGCCATATTTGTTTATCAGATCAGCAATACCGTCCATCAGTCTCTCCTTGCATCATTCTTACCATCAGCTCTTGCGATACGATCCACATCTGGCTTCACACCAAGAGCATTAGAAACCAGCGTGTCAATACGAATAACATCGTGGTTCATTGTCTTTACTCGATTGTCCAGCGCGGTGATGATGCCAGATAGTCCCTTGACACTGGACATAACACCTGCTAGAATGAACTTCATTGTGAGGAATACGAAATAGCCACCCGCACACGCAGCCGCGATAGGGAAGCCAACTTCAGCAACTAATTTGAACCATTGATCCATGATTTTCTCCTTTACAGTTATTTATAAATAGAATTAGAACCACAGAGAGAACTTTTCACTATGCCCATGTACAGTATTGAGAATATTCAGACCAACGAGATTACCAGCGAGTTCATGTCATACTCAGAGCTGGAAAAGTATCTCGCAGAAAATCCCCACCTACGTCAAAGTCTTTCCGCGCCTCCAATCGTGTCAGGCGTAATCTCATCCCGCAATAAACCCGACTCGGGCTTCAATGATATCCTCAAGACAATCAAAAAGAAGCACCCTAGAAGTACGGTAAATGTTTGGTAGCACGTTCGTTATGTTCCTGTAACATCCAACGGAGAATTATATGTCCCTAGTCGCTGAGGTGGTTAACGAGAAGTTCCTAGAGCAAGAGGCAGATAAGTACATTACAAGACGAGGTAGAAAAGAAAAAAAGCGAAAGACAAAATCATACGGCCAACCGTCGTTTGTACCACCACCACGATTGAAGTCGATTATACCAAAGACAGAAGCACAGCGTAAAGTGTTCGAGGCATATGATGCAGGCAAGAATATGATTCTGCATGGTGTCGCTGGTTCTGGTAAGACATTCCTTTCTCTATATCTCGCACTCCATTCGGTATTATCTGGTGAAGCTCCAAAGCCTATCGTTATCATTCGCAGCGTAGTACCATCGCGTGACATTGGATTTCTTCCAGGTAGCGCGAAGGAAAAGGCCGCAGTCTATGAAGCACCTTACTCCGCAATATGTGCTGAGTTAGTTGACAAGCCAAATCCATATGAGTGGTTCAAAACAAATCACTACATTGAATTTTGCACCACTTCATTCCTTCGCGGTATCACATACAAGAATAGCATCATCATCGTGGATGAATGCCAGAACATGAGCGATGCTGAATTGAATACCATTATGACCCGTGTTGGTGAAGGTTGTCGTATCATTCTATGTGGCGACTTCAACCAGAAGGACTACATGCGCGAAGGATCTGGCATGCCAAATCTTTTGAAGATTGCAGACCATATGAAGTCCTTTGAAATTGTAAAGTTTGAGAAAGGTGATATCGTCCGCTCGGGCTTCGTGAAAGACTATATAATTACACGAATCAATCTGGAAGAGCGAGGCATCATAAATTGAAATTTGACTTTGATATGCACATAGATTTGCCAAAAGCAAAGCAGATCAACACAGACCTTGGGCGTCGGTATTCGACGCCTGAGGCAAACGTCTACCCATCAATCACAACTGTCCTTTCTTCTCAGCCAGAAAAGAAAAAGTCCATCGCGGAGTGGCGCGCTCGCGTGGGTGCGGACGAGGCTAATAAGATCAGCCAGGGAGCTGCTAGGCGTGGTACAGCCCTTCATTCTATCATGGAGAAATATATTCTTGGTGATGATTTGAATTTGGCTAAAGAAATGCCAGCCACTGTTGAAAGATTCCGCAAGGTGCAGAAATGCGTTGACACCAATCTCCAGTTGGTGTATGCTACAGAATCAGCAATGTATTCCGACATTCTTCGCATTGCTGGCACAGCCGATCTTATCTGCGAATGGAATGGCAAGCCAACTGTGGTTGATTTCAAAACATCCATACGCCAGAAAACACGCGACCAAATCCACGATTATTTCTTACAGGCCACCGCTTACTCTATCATGTTCGAGGAGCACACTAGCATCCGTACACTGGACTTTGCAATTCTGATTGTATCAGACGAAGGTGATTTTGATGTGTTTGAAGGCAAGCGAAATGATTATGTGGCTGATTTGGTTCGTGTGCGCGATGGCTACGAGCGTAGGCTTAAAGCCAGTTTGTCGGAGTTCGCATGAGTGAACATTTTACCTCGTTCATGTTTATGTACTGGGATTGCCCACGATATATCTGCATCAACAATTGGTCAGAAGCATCAGCCAGAAATTATCTGCTTGACAAACACCCTCTTTCCATGTATTATAAATAATACGCTAAGGTTGTTGAGACGTTCGGAATAAACCATTTGGACTCGGGGGCAGTACCCGACGCCTCCACCATGGATACACGGAGTGACGCAAGATACTCTAGTGGTTGTCAATGCAACATGCGGTCTTGGTAGTGTTGCATACTGTAGGCATACAGGCCGTGTATCTTTGATGGGGGCGATATAGGTTCGACAGATAGTAGTAAAGGCACGAGTAGACCGAGGCGCGTTTTAGATGCTAACGATAATGCACCTATCTCTTACGCTCTAGCAGCGTAAGTATGCGTTCGGGGGGAACGTGGAAACAGAATCCCCCCACTAACTTTATTAGAAAGGTGATAATTATGAACGATGATAAGATGCTCCGCTTCAATGTTCTCCAGATGGCACAGACCATGTGCGACCAAGAATATCTTCTAGGTCAGGAAGTCAAGCGTGATGCTACAGTAAAATATCCCACAGTCAATGATGTTATCAAGAAGGCCGAAGTTCTCATGGGCTTCGTCAATGCACCTGGCACCATAGGTGAGCAGGTTCGTGGTTCGGCTGAGCTTCTAAACGAGGCTTGATTTTTATTCGGGGTTAGTTCAATTGGTAGAACTACGGACTTTGAATCCGTGTGTTGGTGGTTCGAGCCCATCACCCCGAGCCAACTTTGGAGATATATGATGGAAGTATTAGCAGGAATTGCCGGACTTTGTGTGATCTGTTGTGCTGTTCTTTGGTTTTGTGCTAAATTGGCGAGGATGTGATGAACGAGCGTATTAAAGAACTTGCTGAACAGTCTATCGCAGAATATTGGCCTCAGCCATACAATGATAGACAAAGGATCTTGGAAAATTTCTCTGACTTTATGGAAATTTTTGCTAAGTCAATCATCCAAGAATGTGCCAAGGTTGCTGATGACAACTTCAATAAAGGCTTCTGTCCTGTCGGCGATTATATCAAACAAAATTTTGGAGTATGATATGAGCCAGAAACTAATGATTAGCCCTAAAGAGCTAGAATCTCTAACTGAATGGATCAAGGATATGGATCCTCAGCCTCACAAGATTACTCTTATCGGTGGTAGCACTGGTATTGGTTTCTGTCTTCGCGCAGAAATTGAGATCGGTGAAGGTGAAGGTCTCTGGAAAGATATCACGGATTATGAGAACTGGTAATGCCATTAGATTTTTTTGAAGAGTACAATGCCATGCTAAGTGGTCTTCGTAATGCGATTGATGTTGTTTTTGAAGCATCCAATAACATCGGCGATCCGTATGGGTCGCGTGATAATCCTAATCCTGAAGACTACGATATCATGGAAAAGTGGTCTAATGAATTGGCAACTCTTGGCTATAAACTATCAGAGATTTTGAAGGATATAAAGTGAAAGTCAAGATTGGACCATATCTGAATTGGTACGGACCGTATCAGATTACAGATTACATTTTCTTCTGGACTAAGCGCCACCACCGCGACGAGATTGATCGGTGGGATTATCGTCTCAAGGATAAGTTTGGTGATTGGCTTGCAGACACTTGGGTTACGACTGCTTGCAACTGGATTCAAGAAAAGCGCGAACGCACTATCAGCGTAAAGATTGAACCCTACGACACTTGGTCAATGGATCACACTCTTTCCCTTATCATTCATCCTATGCTTGTACAGTTGAGAAATACCAAGCATGGTGCTCCTTTCACAGATGACGAGGATGTGCCTGAGAATCTGCGCTCAACTAATGCTGAGCCGAAGAAGGAAGAATGGGACACTGATAATCTTTTCTTTGATCGGTGGAACTGGATCCTTGATGAAATGATCTGGGCTTTCTACCAGGAAGCAAACGATGATCCCGATGCGCCCGCATTCCCTGAAAATCGTGCGCCCATTATCAAAAAGATGGATCAGGAAGGCTTTACCGACATGCTTGTTCCGCCAGATGACGAACAAGGTAATTGGGAAAAGTATCGTGCCGATTCTCTTGTGTTTGAACAACGTAAGCAGAACGCATTAAAGCTTTTCGGAAAATACTATCGCTCACTGTGGGACTAAGCCATGAAAAATAGGTACAATTATTCGATAGACACTCTAAGAAAAGCAGCCTTCGTAGATGAATTGAATAATGTGCTAATTTTTATGGATGATAGTGATCCACAAAAGGTGTGGGTGGTAGAATATATAAAAGCAAGACTAAAAGAAATTGACACTAGGTATAAGGATCGGTAATGACATTTTATGATAAGTGTGGTAATTCTAAGCCTCTCAGCATCATTGCAGGTCCTTGTGCGTTTGAAACACAGAAACATGCTATCTTTATGGCAGAGTCGCTGCGTGATATCGTAGAAAGCGTTGGCAAACGCTTCGGTCAAGAAATCAATTTCATTTATAAGACGTCCTTCGATAAGGCTAATCGAACATCCGCTACTGCTTATAGAGGTGCAGGCTTCGATGAGGCATATTATGGAATGGATGCCGTCCGTGGTAGAGGCATTGAAGTCCTCACGGACGTACATGAAAACTGGCAATGTGGTGCAACAAATGCTGATGTTATTCAGATCCCTGCATTCCTTTGCCGACAGACTGATCTTCTTCAATCAGCGGCTGAAACACATAAGCCAGTCAATGTGAAGAAAGGCCAGTTTATGGCTCCTGAAGAAATGGGTAACGTAGTCAAGAAGCTTGAGCATTTCGGCTGCAAGAAAATCATATTGACTGAGCGTGGTACAACATTTGGCTATAAGAATCTCGTGGTCGATATGCGCTCACTTGATATTATGAAGCATTGGGGTTACCCAGTCTTCATGGATTGCACTCATGCTGTACAGCTACCAGGTGGTAATGGATCAAGTTCTGGTGGGCAGAGTGAGTTTGTACCACTCATCGCTCGCGCAGCCACGGCTGTAGGTATTGCTGGCTTGTTTATGGAAGTCCACGAGAATCCAAATAATGCACCATGCGATGGACCGAACATGATTGCACTTGACAAGTTCGACGCATTGTTGTATAGTTTACTTGAGATTGATGATGTAGTGAAAAGAAGTGAAAGGTTAGACAATGGCAATTTGGAAGCTGGAAACTCGCTATAAGAAAAACATTCAGGAAACTGAATACTTCAATAAGGATGGGCAAGTTATTGAATACGAGACTTGGTGGCGTTGGGGTTATGCCAAGTTCGATGTTCCTGACGATGTAGATTTCAAGGATTATCTCAAAGCCGTTGAGGATATTGACCTTGATGATGATAATGGTATTGATATCTATTCGCTTGACTATGATTTGATGGATCATAGCTTTGATGATGGCGTCGCGTGTTCGTGGACTTTTCCTGATGACATGGACGAAGAAGAGCAAGAGCGTATCCAAGAGTTGTTTGATGAAGAGTGGCACGAAGGTATGGAAAACGATGGTTGGGAAGCTACCGATAGAGAAGTCGTATTTCATGGCCCATTTGATTTGACAAAGGAAGAAGAGGACGGCACTACTCATGGCTAACGTGACAGGTAAGGTTTGGGGTGACACCAGCGTTATTATTCAGAACGCATTGGTCGAACTACATAAGATCAACGTAAAGGCAGGCTTTCGCTGCTCGGAGCACCTACATGAACATAAATGGAATGGATTCTACGTTGAATCAGGAGTACTGGAAATCCATGTACGAAAGAATAACTACGAGCTTACCGATGTTACTGTTCTCCGAGCAGGTGACTTTACTAGCGTTCGGCCTGGTGAATATCACTTCTTTGTTTGCACTGAGGCTTGCAGCGCACTAGAGCTTTATTGGCCTGAACTTCTTAGCGAAGATATCAAGCGCAAGAATACTGGCGGTCCGATGGCACATGTTAAAGAACATGAGTATCCTACTCATCGCGTAGGCCTGCAGCTTACAAGTGATCCGAGAACCGGTTATGCAACGGCCGCATCATTTGATTCTATGATGTTTGGTTCTGTGACGACAACCGTTGCTCCTAACTCTGGTCTAGCTGAATCGCTTCGTAAACTAAATGATTTGCCTAGTGTGCCGAAAGATATTTCGGCATGTGTTGATATTTGCAAACTTGGAGATGATGGAAGATGCACGGGATGTGGTCGTTCTTTGGAGGAGATAGAGATGGCGGGTCTAGCAGCAGGGAAGGCCAAGAAAAAGAAGGAATGATTGCAAGCATGAACGATACACCAGCGAGCATTATGACAAGCGAAACATTTGCTCGCATGGTGGAAGATCGTGTCTTCAATAAAGGTATGACATATATTGACGCTTGCTTGGACGTGTGTACCGCGTCCGGGCTTGAACCCGAGAGCGTGCCTCGTCTCATCGGACCAAAGATCAAGAAACTTATTCAATCAGAGGCGCTAGGTTCTAATCTAATCAAACGCACTGGAGCAAAGCTTCCGATATGATATCAACCACGCCTATGAGCGATATCCAAATGTGGATACGCAATCTAAATCTTGACCACATTCACATCTATCAAGATTTTGGTCTTGATACCTTTACTATCAACTACTCGGTAACGAACAGGTCAAAACAAATCACTCGCTATGAACTTGAAGATGCGAGAGATCCTTATCAAATTATCTTAGAAGCTATAGGTCAAGTTATGGCAGTTCCGTATGATAAACTCCGTGAAATTCTCAACGCAAAGGCCAATCAATTGCCTAATCGTTCAATATCACATTCTGATGGCATCTGTGATTATGCAACCGATGGTTCTGTTATCGGTAGCACTCAATGGGTATCTGATAGCACCGTGGTAATAACGACAGGTGCTGGTGGTTCTGGTGGTATTGGTCATCCTAGTGCTGTAGGATCTAGTTTGCCTACGTTGGGTCAATGGATGGCAAATCCAAACGGCTCTATCACAAGGCAAGGGTTCGTTGATGATGTGCTTGGCATTGACTATAAGCACGAACAGATGGCGCGTAATGCATTGTTTACCGATGCAGAACAGGCCGAGATTCGTAATATGAAGTATGTTCTAAAGAATAACTATCTCAAGTTTTTGCCAGAAAAACTCAAGTACAATGAAAAGGTAGTTGTTGCTGGTGGTTGCTTCGCGTCGTTTCTCAATAAAGAACTGCCGCATGATATTGATGTGTTCATTCTTGATGATGCTAAGACAAAACAGTACGTCAAAGAATATGTTGATGATATGAATATATCTAAACCTGGTTTGTTCAAGATCGGTAGTACCGACTATATGAACAATGACAAGATTGAATTTACCGCATTTGATATGAACCATAAGAACCAGTTCGTTACTACATCATACACCACACGCGCGGAACTCATTGCTCATTTTGATATGGTGCATTGTTGCATATCATATACACCGTACAATGATAAACTCTATATCACACGCGAGGTGTTTGATACGATTAAGAACACACAGATTCGGTCTAATCAGTGCGGCATTATGGAACTGGTTGCACCGTGGCGTATCAGTAAGATGGAAGAGCGTGGTTGGAAAATATGGAAGGCATGACAGCATACCAACGCTATCAAGCCCTCAAGCTTCACTTCACATCCGACTATGACTTCATCAAATACTCTGGCAAAATCAAAAAGATATCCGAAGCGTCATTTCTAAAACGCAAGGATCAATATCTCTTTCGGAAGATAGAGCGCAAATATAGCGATGACGAACTAACCAATTTCTTTGTCGCTAACTTTGTCTCGTCTGCTGGTGTACGATGGGTCGGTGATATGTCTGGTCCTGAGTCCGAGAAAGTTTATGTAGCTTGGTTGAAGCGCATGGAAACTTTCTCGTACCAGCTCAAGGAAGAACTAAATAAAATCGTTGATGATGTGGATGATCCGAAGTCTCTATTGAAGACAACTGGTGAACATCCACAACTAATCAAACTTTATATGGGCAATAAGGTCTCTGCGGAAACCGTGATTGCTTTTGATATTGCCTTCAATGTGCTTGATGCATGGAACAAGGTAATTAGCGATACTATCATATGGCCTGAGGTGTATCGTCAACTAAAGAAGTACAGGCCATTTGTGAGAGTTGATCCTGATAACATTAAAAAGATTATGCGTCAGGTGTTTTTGTCTTGACATTTGCACCAGAATAGTGTATAAATAACATGTTATTATGATTGAGTGAATAAAAATCTATACAACAACATACAACGGAGATATACAAATGAATGAAGCATTTATGAACCTCAAGCGCAATCGCGAATCCTCACTTGAGCGTCTTACCAAAGAAATCAATAAGCTATCAACTAAGGAAACTGGTTCGTCTAAGGACGAGCGTTTCTGGCAGCCTGAAGTAGATAAGATGGGTAATGGCTTTGCTGTTATTCGCTTTCTTCCTGCTCCTGCTGGTGAAGAAGTTCCGTGGGTCCGTGTTTGGAATCATGGCTTTCAGGGCCCAGGTGGTTGGTATATTGAGAACTCTTTGACCACTATCGGTCAGCAAGATCCTGTATCTGAGATGAACTCCAAGCTTTGGAATTCTGGCAACGAAAAGGACAAGGAAATTGTCCGTCAGCGTAAGCGTCGTCTCAACTACATCTCAAATATCGTCGTACTCAAGGATCCTGCACATCCTGAGAATGAAGGTAAAGTCTTTCTTTTCAAGTTCGGTAAGAAGATTTGGGATAAGCTGGATGAAGTCATGCATCCTCCTTTCGATGAACAGGGTCGCAGCCCAGAAAATCCTAAGTACGATCCAGTAAACGCATTCAATCCTTTTGAATTGTGGGATGGTGCTAATTTCAAGCTAAAGATTCGTAAGGTCGAAGGCTATCGCAATTACGATAAATCTGAGTTTGATGCACCAGCTGCTCTTGCTAGTGATGAGGATATGGCTGCAATTTGGCAGGGCGCTCATTCGCTTCAGGCTTTTCTTGCGCCGTCTAACTTCAAGTCTTACGATGAGTTGAAGACAAAGCTGGAGAAGGTTCTTGCTGAGCCAGCTGGCGCATCTTATCGCAATGAGGATGATATCCCTTTTGACCGTCCGACTGCCCGTTCAATGGCTGCACCAGCAGTAGGGAAGTCGGCACCAGCTCCTAAGGCTAAGGCTGTAGATGATGACGATTTGTCGTTTTTTGAAAAGCTTGCTGAGGATGATGATTAATCGTAGGGAGTTTATTCCTTTTACCCTACGGCAACCTGGGAGAGCTTCGGCTCTCCCTTTTTTATTGGTGGTTCTGCAAATACTGTTTACGAAATTTACTCGTTAGTAATGGATTATCTGCTGATAACGGTAAGTTTGGTGTGACATTTTGATCTCCACCCGCACTTTTATTGACGACATTATAATCATTCATATTAGTCTGTAAGATTTGACCTAACTTGCCTTTATAACCAGCAGACTCGTCGCCCTCTGGTGCAGGTGGTGGGCCTTGCGCGGGCGCAGACGCAGCGGGTGCACCTGGTACTGGTGGCGGATTCTCAGCGTTACCTTCAGGACCAGTCATGTTTCTTATATTAGCTTTAAATGCTTGCGTAGGTGTTGTTGGTTTAGCTGCACCAGAATCTATAGCAGCGCGCTGTTGCTCTAGTGGTTTATACTTAGCAGCATCAGCCATATCTTTATCGTCTATGGCTTGTCGGTCCTGTAATGCACCGATTCGTTTTGCTTCTTCCATTTTTCTGGCCATTTCTGCCATAGGATCTTGGATAGGAGCAAGACGATCTTTTGCATCATATTCTTTTTGCATGATGTTGGATGCATTTTGCATATTAGCCGAGCGAACATCTCTATCACTAAGACCAGTATCACCGCCAGGTAATCCGTCTGTTGGTAATGTGTGACTACCAGCACCGCGCCCTAACTTACGAGGATCAGTATGGTCACCGCCACCACGTCCGATAGCACCGGTTGTTTCACCTGTAGTGTGCCCACCACCACGACCAAACGTAGCTGGATTTGTGGCATCGCGTAGCGATTTCGCAGCCGCTTTTTTTGCTTCTACTGGTGCACCAGGTGCAGCAGCAACAGCTTTTAAACCAGCAAGTTCTTTTTGTCTCTGTTGATCCGCAGCAAAGAACATTGCAGTAGCACCAGAATCACCGTTTCTTTCCATATCCTGTTGTTGTTGAAACATAGCTTTAGACTTAGCGTGTGGATCAGGTGGTGCCATTACAGGTGCACCTGTAGCTGCGGCAGGTGCAGTATCCGCAGGTCTTCTCATTGGTTGTGGTGCTGCGGCTGATTGTCTAGCAGCACCAAATGCACCAGTCTCACCACTTATTGACATATCAGTTGGTGCGGCTGCGGCTGCTGGTGGTGTTGCACCAGCTTTGTCTTGTGGTTCCATCATTGACATTTGAGTTGCAGCCGTTGTGGTGGCTGAAGCGCCGCCTTGAGGTGCACCAGATCCACTTTTTGCTTTCGAACCAGCAGCTTCGGCAAATGCACCAGTTTCACCAGACATTGACATATCGGTTAATTGTGCGCCCTGTGGTGCACCGATTGGTGGTTGTGACTTATTATATGATGCCATAGCACCATCAATTTCAGCTTGATCTGGCTTTTCGTTTTTAAATTGTTTCCAGAGATTATACATTTCAATCGCATCACCAATTGATAATGCAAGACCAATAGCAACGCCAATCCATCCAATACCAGTAGCAGCCAAAATAGCCATAGTTGCTATTTTTTTACCTATCTTGCCTAAAAATAATGGTGCAGTAACTTTTAAGAATGCAATAAATGCGTCCCATGTGGAATTGCCACTTGAAGGAATAGCGTCCGCTGCCGCAGCTGGTGCCGCAGCGCCTAATGCAGCACCACTGATAGCAGCACCAGCACCACCTGTCAAAGATGGTGTTATGTAAGCAAGACTTCTGGTAAACTCTGTACGAGACGCAGCCAGTTCTTTGTTCAATGTTCTAAAGCGGCCTGTCATATCATGGTCAACTCTAGCAATCGTCTTTAGAACGCTTGCAATACTTTTCATAATTTCATTAGATACTTTTTGCAATTGTGTTAGTTGAATATTCAAACGTGACATAGAGTCCGCAAGGTCTCCCATTGAACTCTTGTTAGTCAATAGCGACGATGATGCTTTCTGCATATTACTATCCGCAGACTTGGTACTAAATGTTATTGCTGGTCTATCAAATGGTGTACCAGTTACGAGTTTTGAAATAGCCATTAAAATAACCTTCTAAGAGCAGATCCGATTTCCGCACCGATCATAAATGGTGAGACCATTGATTGTGGGCGATATGTTGGTCCTGCCATCTGTTGAAATATATTGGTTCTAATATCATTCGTGACAGTCCTATTGATGATAGCCGTATTCATAGGTGGACACGCACACGCACGATTCACAGCATAGTCTTGCGAAGCCCCAGCCATTCTATTACCTGCACCACCACCAGCATAATAGTCTGGAGCAGGTGCACCAGGCGTAAACTCTCCATCACTTGCACCACCCTGTGGCTCAATATGCCATGGCTCATGCGACATTCTAAAATGCAAACCAAACTTAGCTGCATTTTGATGAGCCCATCCTCGCGCTTGCCCAGATGAATATTGCAAGTCTACCGCAATACCTCTACCATGATTTGATTTGCCTGGTGGTGCTACCCACTTTCTCGCAGCTTCTGGGCTACCATACTTAGCAACGGCCGCTTGAAACAATTGCGCTTGGCGCTCTGGGCTACGATAACCAGACATAATCTTAATTGGTGCACCAGCTTGCTCAGCCGCTGCGAGAAACTGCCCAAGTCTACCAGCAAAGTCTGGTTGTAGACCAGCTATGTGCGATTGATCTTTGGTATTATATTTTTGAAGATCGGTATTTCCCAAACTCGCAAGCGAAGTCTGTACCTGTTGCTGAGACGGCAATCCTGTTGTATCTAATGGGCGGACAGTACCAGCTTGTTGAATAGGTGCAAGACTAAATTTCTGATTGTATGCTGCTACTTTCCCTTCTAGCTCTTTTTTCTTTGCTTCATTAGCTTCACCGAGTCTAGCACCAGGACCTTTTCTTGCTGCAAGATCGTTTATATTTTTTAGCATCGTTACGTTGGCTTGATGCGTTGCAGCTTCTTCTGGCGTTGCAGAAGGCCTACGTTCTGGTGCACCTGTCGTTGCGGATGCTGGTGTTGATGCGGTGGTTGGACCACCAGATGGTGCAGCTGGTGCAGTAGGAGTTGTTTGTTGTGCCGCCGCAGTTTGAACATTACCGCCCATTTGCTGGTATGTTTTCATCCATGACGCTTGATATGCTTGTGGTGTTAAACCTCTATTGACAGCCAGTGCGTTCGCAGACATGCGACCTTGAGCATTACCAGTATACCAAACAAGTGGAATTTTTGATACGTCATTATTATTTTGACGAAGAACTTCAGAAATATAAACATCTGCTACTTTATCTTGTACATCTGGTGGAGCCATAAATGCTCGTGGATATTTTTGTATATCTACGCCAGCTGCCTGTGCGCGTGAACGCCATGTACTATCAATAAACTGATAAGCACCAGATGCACTAGATGAATTTGAACGGATGTTATAGTTACCACCAGATTCGCGTTTTTTTATCGTTTCAAGGATTTGTTTATTGCTACCAGATGCTGGCGTATTGGGCCACATTCCACCTGGTGGCGCTTCACCACTAGGACCAGCGCCACCGCCACCACCGCTTGGACTAGTTGCAATCAAAGCTGCACCAACGGCCACAGCCGTACCAGCAACGGCAAGACCTATACCAAGTCTCGTGTTACTAGCAGATCGGGATTGCTTCATTCTCTGCGCCCGCGCAAGAACCGCGGTGCTTCGTGAAGCTTTTAGTGATTTTCGACCAGCACCTTTACGTCCAGGCTTTGGTGCTACAGAACCACCAGCTTGTGTTGGTGCTTTTGCGCCTGTCAGCGTCTCAATAACTTTATCTTGAAACTCTTGGTTATTTTGAATCATGGTACGAATGACAGTTTCGTTTTGCTCTGTCATCTTTTGAACAACACCACTCATCTGTTCAAATAGTTTTGGATATGACTCCATTATCTTCTGATTTGTGGTAATCAGATTGGTAGCGATGGATATGTTTTTGTTGAATTGTTTGATTACCTTGCTAGGTACACCTGTTGCTTTAGTTGCAGCCTTTATGCCTGGTGCTTTTGGCATTGCTGCTGCAATTGCTTCGCGTTTTTCTTGCGGTGGAAAATATACAGCAATCTTATCAGGTGCTGGTTTGCCTTGGTCATCAATGATAGAACCATCTGGCGCATAGTAATATTTGGTGTTCTTCAATACGCCAGCAATTTGAGCGTTATTCTTCTTCTTTCTTTTGGGTGCTACTACAGCCGCAGCTTCTTCAACTGGAGCAGGCGCAGCAAACATCGCGGAAATTCGCGCAGACGCGGGAATGCCGTTCTCGTCCACAACCGTACCATCACTCTTGTAATAGTAATCGGTGTTTCCTAAACTGCCTGCTACTGGTCCTGGCTTTTTAGCCATTTATTATCCTCGTTCGCGTTCTTCTTTTAGTTTCTCAAGGTATTCTAGTAGCATCTTAACGTAAATATCCCTCTCCCAGGGTATCATTCCTTCAATGTCACTCAGAGAATATTTGTGGTGTTGCATAAGCGAAAAATTGGTTTGATAATAGTTCATTAGTGTGTTATGAGAGAGGACCATTAAAAAAAATCAGACAGGCCCTCCAACGTCACGGTATCTTCTTGCCCACAACCACGACACTTATAACTAAACGAATGCTTTAGCTTTGGAATCGTCTGAATGAACTGCATTACTTTAGCAAACTGGACGCTATTGAGGCCTTCAATAAACTGAATTGAATCAGCCAAATTATCCGGTTCGTAAACTTCTTCTGCGTCATATACCGACATAATACATTTAGCCAGCATCTCAATTTCATCGTCGCCTTGTGTAATTTGTTTGATATCACTGATGGTAGGATATCTCATTTCCATACCAAGAATACCATCAAGATCAATTCTGCTTGAGTGGCTATCACTTTTTTGGACCTTCACTTCTTCAAGATTGATATCAACTGGTGTAACAGCTTCACATGCGATGCCTGCATAGTTTACACCGCCAGTGTGGCGATATTCCATCTTGACGATTTCACCAATTGACTTCGCTCTAATGTTGAGGAAGATATATTCAAGGTCAAAATATGGTAGCTTATCCACATTGATATCGCTCGTCACACAGGCTGCGATAACATCTTTCACAGCGTCAATCATAGAGTTTTGGTCTTCAGCGGATGCAGCCATAAGCAACATCTTTTCCTCTTTCACAACAAACGGCCTAAAATTAATTCTTTGCCCACTTGATGGTAAGTCTAATCCAAATTTTGGTGTAGCCAATTTCGGTAGTGCCATAATTTACCTCACTTATATTAAAAGAATCCGTATCCTGAACGTGCGTCTTGATTAAATGCAGTGTTATTTCTAAACGATTTGTTGGTTTCAATAACAGTCCTATATCTCATTTCAACCTGAAGTTTTGCATATCCTTCATCGCCCCATGACATAGCAATATCATTTACGGAACTTGGATATGCTTCCAGAAATCTAATTTGATTTTGCACAACAGCATCTGGTTGTTCTTGCATAGAAAGATAAGGATTACCAGTTTGTGCACCGGGCGATAGATTGCTTTGTTGATATGAATTTGATTTAGGTGCATTGGATGGAAATCGTTGTGGTGTTGGCTGAGAGTATTGCCAAATTTCAATCTCGCCGATGCCATCGTCATAATATTTTGAGTCGAACATACCTGGAACTACAGCGGTATTATAATTGGTACGATGATGCCCAACAAAGAAATCTTGCCACTTCATAAACACTTCGCGCTCGCGCATGTCACGCGAGAGAATAACTGTGAATGTTACTGGTTGGTGTTGGAAACGATACGGCATTGCGCGAACAGGACCATGATATTGTTGATCCAATGTTGTAAGCGTACGGCCTGGTAAATTGACGCTCTCAATACGAAAGCGCATTCCCTGGTCAAGGCCATATGGTGCTAGTGATCTGCCACCTGGACCTCTTGTTATCACAGCTTCAAAGTGCGATGTTGCTGCAATACCAGTTTTGGCAATCTCAGAGTTAAAATCTGCTATATTAAAAGGCATCGTTAAATCCTATTTCGGCTGTCTTTGTAGACAACATTTCTACTAGCTCCAACAAATCTATCAAGCGGAAGAAACAAAGCCATGTCCCACTCTGTGGGTTCAATATAGAAAAATTTAGATTGCACATGCGAGATCAGGTAACGCTTGACGCACGGCTTGAAGAAACGGTAACGCGATGCTTGGCTAAGGATGTCGTAAGATATCTTTAGCTTTGTCTTGTCGTCAAATGTTTTTGAAGATGCTACATTGTACAGAGCATCCATCAGCTTTGCTCGCAGCACCGGTGGTAGATAGTGAAGATTCAAACCAAGAAACGAACCACCAGATGATGCAGTACCACCAGTCTTGCCACCAGTACCAATTGGAATAACAAGCGGATACCTATCATAATACGGCAGTTTGTTTTTAGTTTTTGGATCATAGCGGAACAGGTACATGCGACCAATCATTGGTATATTAGTTAACCTGTTTGCTTGACTGCGAAGCATCAAAGCTGGATTAGCATTGACGGCCTGCGCTTGCTTACGAAACCATGCGCGGGAGTCGCGTTTAATACCAGCACTCTCAGCCTTATGGATCAGACTATCGAAGATGTATGCGACCATTAAAGACCGAGTTCCTTTTCCGTAAGCACTACGAATTGCCAGTTGCGGTCAGCACAATATTCCTTTGCAGCTTCCCATTTACTACTATTTATGCCCCAAGTCATCACTTCTTTCAAGTATTTCTTACTTGGCTTTGATACACCTTTCTTGATGGTAGGCGGTACAGACTGCGCTTTTGGTTTAACTTCCAGCATCTTCACTGTGACTTTGCCATCTCTGTCACGCATCTTAACCACGAAGTCTGGAAAGTATCGGTGCCATTTGCCATCTATCGGTGACTTGTACGGAATCGCAAGCTCTTCCGAGGCCCATTGAATGACGTTGATATTGTTGTCCAGATATCCCATGACGCGCAGTTCCCACGACGATCGGTAAACAATCTTCGTAGGATCACCTTTATATTTCTGTGGATTTTTCGGTACAAACCGACCAGTATATGCTTTCATGCACTCTATGTATTGCGTATAAATAGATTGGTTAGGGAGATACCAAAATATGGCAGATACAGCAAGAGACTTGGCAGCATCAAGAGCAAATGCAGGTCCACCGCCAGGAATCAATACTAATAATGTTTCCAATCCGTCTTTAATTGGTGGTACAGGTGGTGATCCTTTTAAAGGAGATGATAACTCATTTCCTAGTGATCTTGCAATGAATAATAACTGGATGGAATTTGTTGCTAAGCCTACAAAAGGTGTATTGGAAGGTGCTACTCTTTCGGCGTTAGGACTAACAGGGTTTGGCAGTGCCGTAGAAGGTGCAGGCGGAGTAGTTCGTTTGCCTCTTCCAGCAAATCTTTCAACTGATTATAATCCAACATATAGCACACCAGATTTACATATGGCCGCCGGATCTGCGCTTAAACCTTTTGATAGAGCAATATATGGCAATAACGATATACCTGGGCAAGCTGCGGTTGGCGCAGGACTTGCTGGTGCTGGTTTAGCTGGTATAGGCGCTTTAGCAGCAACAACTGGAGCTGCTAAAATTGCACAAGCAGGATTAGCCGGCATGGGTGTAACGGGCGACGCTTTAGGTGCTGCACTAAAAGTTGGTGGTGGTATTGCTCAAAACCCACATAAGATTGTGCTATTTACCGGTGTTGATTTTCGTGACCATTCATTTAGCTGGAAACTATCTCCACGCAATAGAAGAGAGTCCGACATTATCCGCCGTATCATAGCCATGTTTACTTATTATTCTCATCCAGAATTCGTTGCTGGTGGTTTGTTTTTTAAATATCCTGAATTTTTTGAAATTAAATTTGCAAGAGATGCATATCTTTTCAAAATGAGGCCTTCTGTTTGCACTGACATCAAAGTGGATTACCATCCACAAGCTTATGCAGCCTATATCAGAAATGCGGATGGCAGTGGTGAACCGGCACCAGCCGAAGTATCTTTGTCTCTAACATTTAAAGAAACCGAGATCATCTCAAAGCAATTCTTAAATCCTGGCAGTCCAGTTTCCGCTATAAGAGAGCCGGACCTTAGGTCTGATAATGATCCAGAAGCGGTTAGAGTTCGAACCGAGAGAGATGCTGTTTTTGGAGATGTACCGGGGTCAATTAATTCTGATCGTATAAACAGACTAAGAGAACAGATGTTAAATCAACCACCAAGGTAATCAATGCTTTATTTCACACCATTTCCTACGATTCAGTACAAAATACCAAATAGCACGAAGTCGATTCCTGTTACGGATATCACTCGTAGGTTTTCTGCTGCTGATTTTTTAAAAAATAGCAGCGTTGCATTTGATACATATTTTGTTCAAGATGGTGAACGAGCGGATTCTGTTGCATATGATTATTATGGTGATGTGACTATGGATTGGTTAATCTTACTTGTCAATGAAATCCATGATCCATATTTCCAATGGCCTCTATCATATGAAGAAATGGATTCATATCTAAGAGACAAATATGGTTCGGTTGAATACACACAGATAACAATCCACCACTATGAAAAAATTATCCAGCAGCAGTATATTCAGAATGACAATGGCACACAGCGGATTGTTCCAGAAAAAATATTAATTGTTGACGAAACCACATATCTATCTCTTGCTGCATTTGAAAGAAAAACAAAAACAATATATGAATACGAAGTAGAATTAAATGAAGACCGTAGAAAGATATTTCTACTTGATTTGAACTATTTGTTGCTCATTAAAGATCAACATCCAAATATTTTTGATGGAGTTACCGTTCGATGAGCGACCAAACAACTGGTGCTGGTTTACTTTCAACATGCACAATTAAAGGCACCGATGTTCGTGCTATTGTAAATCAACTTGATTATTTTGAAAGCATATACACAACCAGCGCGTCTTGTAATATCGTTATCAACGACGGAAGCGGATTCAGTCAAAACGCCAATTTAAAGAATGGCGAAGACGTTGAGATTGGATTTGGTGGCAGATCAGGCGCTCAAATCAAAATGAAATTTGAAGTGGCTATTGTTGGTGATCGTATGCGCGTGAAAGACAAACAGGACATGTACACGCTCACAGCCGTGTCGTCAGAGATGGCATCCGACAACGCAAAGGCAATTGATAAGCCATATAAAGACATGAAGCTATCTGACATGGTCAAGCAAGTCCATGAGATATACACCAAAGATTCAAAGACAATCAAAAAAGACTTGATTACTAATGAAGAGAGCGAAGGTAAACAGAACTACGTTGGCACTGGTCGTAATCCCACAACAGTATTTCGTTGGGCTGGCAAAGAAGCTAAATCAGCAAAAGCTAAAGCTTCAAATTATGTTTACTACCAAGACAGAGATGGATACCACTTCAAAACGATAGCATCTATGCTTGAAGGTTCTGAAGCTATGACATTCTCATATGCTTTGCAAAACACTGGCTCTGGTGGTGACGCATCAAAACGTATAATTTCGTTTGAACAGAAACAAGATTTTCATGGCCTAGATGCTAGTGATAGTGGCGCAGAATCGGACCACCAGTATATCTATGATCCATTAACAGGAAAAGTGGATTCTGTACCAGGTGGCAAACGACAGGGCCAAGATTCAAAAACACTGAATAAAAACGCAATCGTAGAAAAAGACGAATCTAAAGGTACAGAAGGATCTATTGGCACAAAAGTTATCCGCTTCAACATTGCACATGGCGGTGTTGGTAAAGGTGCTGGTGAAAAAAGCAAATATATTGATTCTCGCTCACCAAAAGATGCGGAAAACAAAAGAACAATTGGTGAGCATGGTGCACAATCTGCAATTGCAAACCAACTAGAAAATTTAGTGATGAACGTCCTTGTTCCAGGCAACACAACAATTAAACCCGGCATAAAAGTGAAGCTTCAAATTCCATCTAACCAAGAAAACAATGAACTTGACAATCGCTCTGGTGTATTTTTAGTGACAAGTGTTCGCCATATCATATATAAAGATGACAAAGATTTCAAATACAACTGTGTTTTGGAATGCAAATCTGATTCGCATAGTAAATAAAGGAGTTTAGTCATGGCAGAACAAGCAAGCATGTTTGGTAAAAATCTTTTGTGGTGGGTTGGCACTGTTGAAGATCGTGGTACTGGGCAATTCTCTGGTAAAAAAGATGAGTTGAAGCTCGGCCGTTTGAAAGTTAGAATCCATGGGCATCACACGGAAGACAAAAGTGTTTTACCAACTAAAGAATTGCCATGGTGTGATGTTGCAACACCGATGACATCCGCATCCATCAGTGGCGTTGGTCGTTCGCCGACAGGCATTACAGAAGGATCAAAGGTATATGGATTTTTTTGGGACAGTGAAGGCGCACAGTATCCTGTAGCAGTCGGTTCATTCCCACATGTTCAGCAGAAAGGCGGTTCAGGTAAACAATCGCCAGGATCAGGACCTAAAAAATAATGGCAATAACACAGTCACCATATGCGGATTACTTTATCAACGTAAACCCACTGTCAACGACTACACCTACGCCTATTCTCACAGGAAAGGTCAATTTTGAACGTCAGAAAAACCAAACAATCCACATAACAGTAAATTATATCACATATAAACTGTTTGATGGTAATCTTGGTATTGATGAATCGGTCATACCAAATGTTTGGAAACTTCACTTTTCATCGCCTTTATATCCTGGGCAATATGATGTTGAAGCCAGTGTAATTGATGTGACCAATAATATCATTATAGTTTCGGATAACGTATATGGTGAGTTGGTAATCAAAAGACCGACAACAGCGTCAATGCAATATAAACAAAAAAGCATGACGATACCACAGAAGGTTGCGCTTGTTGCAGGCCTATTGGATGCAGTATCAAAAATACCAGGTGGAGGTGGCAATTCTGGTGTTGGTGGCAATCCATCTGTACATCCAACAGAAGATGATGATGGTTCAACCGGTTTACCTGGTCGTGCTGATAAAGAAAGAGATACAGATCCGCGAGTAACTAGTAAAGATGCTAGACAAAAAGCAAATAGTATACCAAGACCACCTATCAAGCATCCGTTTGGCGTAGTAGGTGCTGGTGGTGATGGATTAGGTGCTTTAGGTGGTCTAATCGGTGCTGCGCTTGGTGCTGCAAAAGGTGGTGTTCTAGGCGCGCTCGGTGGCGCATTAGCAGGTGGCGCTTTAGGTGGTGTGCTATCGTCTCTCACTTCTGGTGCACCAAGTTCGCTTGCAGATTTAGCTAGTGCAGCGACCGGCGGTTCTACTTTTCCTAGTATGGATGAAGCAACAGGTAAACTCGGCGAAGCGGCATCTACCGCCGCAACAGAAGCAGCTAAAAGTTCTGATAATTTGTCGATGCTTTCTGGTTCAATTAAAGCAGGATCATTTGATCCAAACATAGGTTTGGAATCCAGCTTCCAAACTGAACAACCAGTAAATCCAAATGCAACGGTATATAATCCTAATATAGGCATCGACCTTGCATTTCAATCTTAAGGAAATGATTTATGGCAGTAGCCAAAGAAATACCACCTGGTGGCAAAAAATCAAAGTATCTTGGCAACCACGTCTGGACAACAGAGGCTGGGCACAAGATTGAAATTGATAACTCACCGGGTGACAGACGCATCCACGTGTATCACGCGAGCGGAACATTCATTGAAATCCAAGATGATGGTGCGCGTATCACAAAGATTCAAAAATATGACCAAGAGTACGTCGATGGCATAAAAGAAACTGTGGTGCATGGCCGTTTTAGTCTTACGATTGATGGTGACTACGAAATCAATGTCACTGGTAAAATGAAGATTGAAGCTGGTGATTTTGAACTAGTGAGCCATAAGGACATTAATTTGAAATCTGATGGTAATACGCTTCAGGAACACGGTGGTGACCAGAGAGTTCAAGTCAATGGCCACACATCACACCGAACATCAAAGAACCGTGATCTTATTACAGGTGGTGATAATACTGTCAGCACAATGGGTAACCACATGTCAACAACTGTCGGTAACTATACCAACAGCGTGGCAGGAGACAAATATGAAATGGTAGGCGGATTGTTCTATCTGTACGGCGGTGGTATGGACATAGCATCTGGTGATGCTCTTGGTATGAGTTCGGTTGGCAATCTTACAATTAATAGTGAAGCTGCAACAACAGTTTTGGCAGGAACAAATATCACAAGCAAAGTTGGATCTACAGGCATTAAGATTGATTCGTCAACTGTCACAACAACAAAGACGACATATATCGGACAACCATCACTTGACGGCCGCACTGGTCCTGCATCTCCACCATTCCATTCACCATAATAGGTTTTCATATCCATGGATCAGTTACAGATAGATTACCAACTTAGAGCGGTTCTTGCTGATGTGCAGGATATCGTTGCTGGTGTTGAATACACCCTATACGGACAAAAATATAAGTATATGGGTACAGACTTAATTCATAAGCAATCTATGCTTTTGCAGCGCGACCATCCTGAATTGTTTAATCCGCAGATAGCATTAGCTATGATGCGTGATCCTCTTGGATATAGACCGCCTCTATTCCAGTTATCTCCTACTGTTGTTGCTGGCGTTGCAGCCGCAGCCGCAGCTGGTAAATTGGCTGATCTTGCTGGCATGGGCGATGCTGTAAGTAAGCTTGCGCCAGGCCTAAGTGCGGCTATGGAAGGATTGAAAGGTCTTGCCAGTGGAATTACAGATAAACTTCCAATAAAGATGTTAGGTCCAGGTAGCATTGCTATTCCAGGGCAAATTACAGCCGTCAAAGCTGCTATGGATGCAGCACTAAAAGGACCAACATCGGCCATAGCAATGGCAATGAAAGGTGGGTTATTAGCCGATGTTGCTAAAGCCGCAGATGCAGCAAAAGCTGCACTAGGTGCAGCATCAGGCGCTCTCGGAGCTGTAGCCGGTGCAGCCGGTGCCGCAGCCGGTGCTGTTGGTGGTGCAGTTAGCTTAGCTGGGCAAGCTGCTGGTATGGCTAAAGCTATGAGTTCTGGTAATCCTGTTGCTATCGCGGCCGCGGCCGCTGGTATGGCATCAAAATTTCCTATGATTAATCCAAATGCAATCGCTACTCAAATGGTGGCTGGTGCTTTAACAGGCGCTGGATTTGATATCGCTTCTAAGCTTCCAAACCTAAGTCTATCGCCTGATGGCATTATGAAGATGATGCCAATTCCTGGCAAACTGCCTACCAAAGACGCAAAACCGCCAATTAAAACTGCGGCGCCGCCAAAACCAGTTAAACCTGTTGAACTGAAAAATTTATTTGCTGAAGGTGCAGCCGCTGGCAGCGTGTCCGATCTTATGAAGCCGTTATCGCAAGCCATGAATATAGCTTCAACAATAGCTAGTGCTGCCAGTATCGCAAAGATGGTCACATCAAGTCCAGCTGCGACTTCATACGGCACTCAAAAATTGACAAGAAATGCCAACACTATTAATTGGGGCAGTAATAGCAGTCGACCAAATACTGCAAAATTGGCTGAACTTCGTCGTATGATGCTAAGCACACAGATTGAAAGACACACCAAAGAATTAGACTTGATGTGTGCTACTCCATATGATATACTTTATTCTATGCCTTATTCTGAGTTAGTTCGAAGATATCCTGCAATAAGACCAAATACACCGGTAGCCAACGCTCTACAGATTATTGCTGGCGTTAGTGCTGGTTTAGCATTAGCCGATTCAGTCTCAAATATATTTTCAAATCGAAACTTTGAGTCTGGTGGTATCATAGATAGTGGTGCGGCCACATCTTCGACAAGCACCACTGTTTTGCTTGACGATGCATATAAAGAGCTAAGAACACCAACCGATGCTGCTGGAAATATACCACAACCAACTAGACCAGATAGAGGCGGCGCAGTAATGGCTGACACTAAGGTACCGTTTGATTCTAGCGCGTCAGCATACAAATATCTTGATGGTGAATTTGGTAACGAATCAAATTATGCATCAATAAACAAAACTATTGATAGAGGATCTGATCCGTATCAATTAGGTGATAACTTTAATGACCCACAAGATTGGAATAGTCAGCTTGAACAAAAACTAACAGAGCAAGTTACTAGAGAACCAATGTCTGCTGTTGACGGGTATGATAGTTATACAGGATCTGAAGGTGGATACGATTACGACCAACAGGGTAGTCTTGATGTGGGTAGTGATTATGGGTAATAGTATCTGACCGGTTATAACATCCTTATTATACCGCAAAAATAACTGGATGTCAAGAGTTTTTTTGTAATAAATAACAGATAAAAGGAAAAACTCAATGGCTAAAAAGTTACCATCGTCGCTCAATAAAACATCTTACAGAGACTTTGACCTGTCTTTTAGAAAGCATCCAGTCACAGGAAAGCTCTTGATGAAGAAGGATGATGAGGCGGTAAAGCAGGCTGTTAGAAATTTAGTTCTAACAAACAAGTATGAGAGACCATTTCAACCAGAATTTGGTGGAGATGTTAGATCACAACTGTTTGAAAATTTTTCGCCGTTTATTCAATCCAACATGGAAAACAGAATCAATACCACACTCAAAAACTTTGAGCCTCGTGTAAAAATTATGGATGATATTGGCGTTGATACTGTTAGCGTTTTACCATACCCAGACCTCAACGGCATGAATGTTACGATTCGGTTCAAAGTAATTGCTTCATTAAGCGACATTTCGCTAGATATCAATTTAAATAGGGTTCGCTAATGGCTGCTAATACTGATCTCATTGTAACAGGATTAGACTTCGCGTCAATTCGCGCTAATCTACGCAATTTTATGGCCGCAAAGCCAGAATTTACCGACTACGATTTCCAAGATTCGGCTATTGGTACACTGATTGATCTTCTTGCGTACAACACATATTATCAGGCTTTCTATGCGAATATGGCCACAACTGAAGGTTTTCTTGATAGCGCACAAATTTACGATAGCGTGGTATCACGAGCTAAAGCAATAGGATATGTTCCGTCGTCTGCGCGTGGTGCTACAGCCAATCTGCAAATTATTTTTACCAACAGTTTTTCCAATGCGACATTCCGCTCAATAACAATTCCTAAGAATACCAGATTCACTACATCCGTCAATGGCACAGCATTTAAATTCGTGACACCACAGACGTACACAATCACTGCCAACTCTGTTGGTGGTTTTTCTGGATATATTAATATCACAGAAGGTGAACCACTGACGCATAGATTCCTTTTCAATCGCGCATCAAATACCTCATTTGTTTTGCCAAACGAAAATGTTGATACATCAAGCATAACCGTATCTGTAACTATGTCAGGCAATACGCAAACGTACACACGCGCAGACGACATTCTAACAGTTAATTCAAGTTCAAAAATTTATTATGTCGAAGCGGATCGCGGATACAAATATAAGGTAGCATTTGGTGACGGCGTGTTTGGTTATTATCCAGATACATCAAGCGTTGTGCAAATATCATACCGAGTCTGTAATGGTGAAACGTGCAATGGTGTTAAGAATTTTAGTTTGATTGATTCAACGATTGCTGGTCAATCAAGCATCTATATTTCACCGATAGGCCGTGCGTCTGGTGGAGCAGCATTAGAAAATATTGAGTCGGTGCGTCGTAATGCGCCACTAGCATATGAAACACAAAATCGTGCCGTTATCAATAACGATTATGAGCGTATCCTTTTGCGCGATAATCCAGACATTCAAGCTATTAGCACATGGGGTGGTGAAGACAATAGTCCACCAATATATGGTAAAGTTTTTGTGTGCGCGAAACCAAAAATTGGTAATATTTTTTCAACAAATCGCAAAGATACGATTAGATTGAATCTTAAAAAATATAACGTACAATCAATCGACGTTGAAATGGTAGACCCAACATATCTCTATGTGATACCGAGCGTGATCTCTCGCGTGGACCTGCGCGGAACCACACTCACACCAGGCGAACTTGCTGATAAAATTGCGAGAAAAATTAAAAGCTATGAAACTACACAATTAAATACGTTCGGTAAGCGTTTTCGTTTCTCTAAATTTTTGGAAATGATTGACAGTGCAGATGACGCCATAACAACATCAGATGCCACAATCCGTACCAAAAAAATGTTCATACCATCATTGACAACACCAAGCACATACACACTAAGATTCAATCATCCCATTCAAGGCCTTGGTGGTTATATTGACGGTATTCCAAATAACATAAGTTTGGGCACCATCACATCATCACCATTTACCTTCAAAGGATATCCAAATTGCTATTTTGACGATAATGGATATGGCACACTTCAAATTTATTATCCGATTGCTGAAAACACAACCGCTGAAGTTTTGTCGCGAAATTATCTATCGTATAATGCTGGAACAGTTAATTATGAAAAAGGTATAGTAACTCTAATATCGTTTTTACCACAAGATTTTATTGGTGATACAATTTCAATTGTTGCTGCGCCAACAACAACAAACATTGTTCCTATTCGAAATCAAATTCTGCTAATGGCACAATCAAAAGTGCAAGTTATTGATGATCTTTCTGGAAATGTAGTAGCTAACGTGACGAGCATCGAAACGATTGGTCAAACACAATCATCTGTAATTCCAGGCGGAAGGTTAAATAACTTCTAAGATGGCAACATATACAGTAAGTGTCGGAGAATTTTTAACACTTTCAGCAGATCCATTTGCAACATGGACTGCTGGCGTTCAAATCACAGCAAATGTCGCGCTTTCGGCCGTACAGGGCGGACCTGTTTGGAATCTAAGCGTTTCAGAACGTGCGGTTGCCAACAGTGTTCAGTCTGTTCTAGTAACTGCACTTGCTGCTGGTACGGCAAACGTCTCTCTCACCGATACACCTAGGGTTATAACCAACATTGTTGAAACGATGACGGCTGCGGTAACGCAAGTTGGTGCAGGTATATACCCAGCAAACATATCCGAAAGCGTAACTGCCACAGACTTATTCGTTCGTGTTATTCCTGTTGACATATTTGAATCTGTCAATCTGGTTGATTATCCTGTATATGAAAACCATGTAATATCTGGTGCTGAAAACGTATATCGTAAAATTTCACCTAAGATTGAAATGCAATTCCCTGGGTTCATTCGTGAAGATGGTCCACAGTTTGTTTCATTTCTAAAGGGTTACTACCAGTTTGCTGAGCAGCAAGGAATGGCAATTGATGCTATTCGTGGATTGCCTGATAATCAAGACGTAGATCGTTCGCTTGATACGTTCATCGCATATTTTAGACGCGAATTTATGCCAAACATACCAAAATATGTTATGGCTGACCAACGTTTGATGACAAAATATATCAGAGAGTTTTATAGAACACGCGGTTCTGACGATTCTTTTCGTACAATTTTCCGTGCAATGTTCAACAAAGAAATTGAGTTTTATTATCCTGGTCAAGACGTCCTTCGCGCATCTGATGGCCGTTGGGTAAGAGAAACTGTTGTTCGTGTTGGTACGCCATATAATAACGTACCAACAGTTATGACTGGCACTACAATAACAGGTTTAACATCTCGCGCAGTCGCTCGCGTAGAAAATATTCAAGTCATTGAAGCATCTGGTATTTTGGTGTACGACCTAACAATTCAAGCCATATCAGGATTATTTGTCGATGGTGAGGTTGTTGCGGATCAATACGGCAATACAGCTACGATTAATAATCAGCTCGGTTCGTTGACAGGTATTAATGTTCTACAGGGTGGTGCTTATCACTCTTCCGGTGGTTCGTATCACGAAAAAGGTGACCTTGTTGAAATCAACGGTGCCGCGTCAACTGAGCCAGCATATGGTATCATCGAGCAAGTAAGCAATAAGAGTGCCGTTGAAGTCGTATTGACAGACGGTGGTTCTGGATATACCAAAGAACATACTGAAATTATCGTTGAAGGTGGATCTGGTGAAGGTCTAGATGTTCGTATTGCTTCATGGACACTCACACCCGTAAGCACTGCGGTTAATAGTGATCCTATCGGTCCTATGGCCGAAGTTATGATTGGTGCACCAAACTATTTTGTGTCGATGGGATCAAACACAGCTACCGTCTCATCTAAATTAACTGGTAGATTGACATTTTCGTCCACATCAAATACAGTTTTTGGTATAGGTACATCGTTTAGCACACAACTACAGCCAGGATTGTTGGTGCGTATTCCTGGGCAAGCAAATACGCTTCGTGTTCATACGGTTATAAGTGATACGAGTTTTGTGTCTGTGTTTAGACCTGGTGGTAGTTTTGTTGCTCCTGGCGCTGATGCATATATTCGTCTTGCTGCGGCTAATGTAGATTCAACGCTACAGACAGCATTTGCATTCTCTACAACAGGAACATATTCAGTCAACTCTATCTCTATTATCAATCCTGGATATAACTATGAGACATTACCAACGATTCGTATTGTTGATGATACCACATCAATTCTAAACATCGACGACGGTTTTGGCGGATTTATTGGTAGAAATGCTACCGTAAGTACCGACTATGCTCCTGGTTCAATTGTGAGTATTGCTCTCACATCTACTGGCGCCAACTTCAATAGAAACGAACTTGCTACAATTCAAAACGTAACGCAAGGCAATAGTGTCATCATTCAGGCCACACCAGGCAATCGTGGTACCACATACCGTAAATTAAAGACAACATTCAATGGCGCTGGTGCACCACTAGTATCTGGTGTTAAGAATCTGCCTGGTCGCTACACAGATACCAAAGGATTTTTGTCTTGGAACAATAAGATCCAAGACAACTATTATTATCAAGAATTCTCATACGTTGTACAGATAAATGAGCTTGTTAATAAGTACCGTGAGATTATCAAAAACTTGGTGCATCCAGCTGGCACAAAAATGTTTGGTACTTATACCATTCGTTCTGGTGCTTCATTGCCATTCACGCTCGCACAGTCCAGTTCTAACATCCACAATGTCAGAAATCTTGAACCAGTATATGCAACTGAAATTGTTTCTGGCACTAAGATTACGACCGATTCATCATTGGGTAATGAGATTAATCCTAATGAAATTCTTGCCGCATTCGTGTCTAAGGACGTTGCTGTTGGTCCAGAAGTGGCTACAGCAAATGGTAATCCGTCTGTCACTGTCAGATTCCTTGGTCTCGGTACAGCTAATGTTGCCACAACTGATTCGTTTGGTGGTACCGGTATCTATCCAGGCACGTCTGATGAAAGCATTGCAACCAGTGATGAGCAGTCTGCTATCGGCACATATCCAGGATCAACAACCGAACCTGTTACGACCACACATATACAGACTGCGATCGGCACATATCCAGCAGACGGCACAGCAAATACCGCAGTTTCAGACGCACCATCGGCCATCAAAATTATTTTGGTCAACGGAACTTATGTTCAGGTTACTATGGCCAACAATATCGCATCCTTCTACGACTCAGCTACAATATCAGCTTACGACCCATTTGTTATCGACGCACTCAATGGTACACCACGCCTGGTACGTATCGCAAAAGGTATTCCGTGGTTTGCGAACAATGCGCTTAGAGCAAACACAGGAAACATTCAAGTTGGTGGCGTAGGAACAACAGTAATAGCAGCGGCCATAGGCAGCGGCAGCACGACTACATATCAAGTCAATGCGATATTCTCAAATACCTTCTTGACGCTTCGCACAAATTATGTTCCAGTCACATCCAACGCGACATTTGCTTACAGCGTGGGATAATATATAAATAGGTAAGCTAAATAGCTTAGACAAATTCCATTAATCAGAGGAGAAAAAGATGGAAAAGATTGATGCAAATATTATGACAGACGCTTCCGTTATTCGTGGCGGCGGTATGAACGAAGACGTAAACGTAACCGGTTTCTACATGGTCTCATGCGTTGACGAAGATGGTAATGTAAAGTGGTCAGATGAGTTTTCAAATCTCGTAACCACAGTTGGTAAGAATGACCTCCTAGACAAGTATCTAGCTGGTTCCGCTTATACCGCTGCTTGGTACATGGGCCTAATCAGCTCCACATCTTACACAGCCGTGGCTGCTGGTGACACAATGTCATCACACACAGGTTGGTTGGAAGCTGGCGCTACCTATAACCCAACATATTCACAGGCTGCGCGCCCAACTCCATCATGGTCAGCCGCATCGTCTGGATCTAAGGCCACATCGGCTGCGGTTTCTTTCTCTATCACTTCTTCTGGTACTGTCAAGGGCGCATTCTTGAACTCGGTATCAACCAAGGATGGCACAACTGGCGTTCTTTACTCAGTAGGTCTATTCACTGGTGGCGATAAGGTCGTTTCAAGCGGCGACACTGTAAACGTAACTTATACAGCAAGCGCCTAATATGGCTGGTGGATTAATTACTTCACATTTCAGGATTCACAACGCGATTCAATTTTTTGAATCGTTTGGTGAAGCATCTCCTACGCATTACTTTTTCTTTATCGGAAAAAGTTTTGCATGGAATAATGAAGTTGATCCACCAAATCCAACGGATACATATCAAGAAACATACTATAATCAGTGGCGCGACATTATGTCGGTCAAGCGTATTCAACCATCGGATGTTTCGCATGTGGTGCCGCGCTACGATTGGACATCAGGTACAGTTTATGATGAGTGGGATGACCAAGAGAATTTACAACTTTATATAAATCATACGATCCAAGAACACAATTACTATGTGTTAACAAATGAAAATAACGTATATAAAGTCATCGACAATAATAAGTATGGTCCGTCAACAGTTAAGCCAACTGGAACTGGTACTACAATTATATCAACGGCCGATGGTTATCGTTGGAAATATCTGTATACCATTTCAGCTGGCGAAGCACTAAAGTTTTTGACTCCTGCGTGGATGCCAGTTAAGACGTTACAGAGTCAAGATAGCAGCGCACAGTGGACAGTTCAGGATAATGCGGCTAATGGTGCGATTCATACCATCCTTGTGAGTAATACCGGCAGCAATTATCTATGCAATTCAAATACTTTTCTCACTGTGACTAATGCAACATCGTTTGTGTTGAAAGATAGTGCTACAAATCTTGATGGCGCATATGCAGGTTCTTCTTTATTCATTAGAGCTGGAACTGGTTCTGGTCAAATTAGAACGATTACGAATTACAGAGGCGCAACTAGAATTCTGACTGTAAATAATGCGTTTACCACAATACCAGACACTACAAGCGAATACTATATTTCTCCTCGTGTGATTGTTCGCGGTGATAGTGGTAGATCAGTTGGAACCAGAGTATCGGCCTATGTGTCAAATTGTGCTGGTGGGTTTATCAATAAAATCACGGTAATTCAAAATGGTGAAGACTACTCGCAAGCTAACGTATCATTCGGTAGTAATCCATTGTATGGCTCAGGCGCAAGTGCGTATGCGATTATTCCTCCAATCGGTGGTCACGGATCAGATCCCGTTGATGAGTTGCGCGGTTATAATGTAATGATTAACGTGAATCTAATTGGATCGGAAGCTAACACGTTTGCATCAAACAATGATTTCCGTATCATCGGACTAATGCGTGATCCATTGCTTGCTGATGGTAGAACTGCTAACGCATCTGTCATTGACCAATGCACACGAATTGTTGTCTCTGGCGTCAATGGCGATTTTCAAGCAGACGAGATTATTACGGGCCTATCGACAGGTGCTAAAGCTAGAAATGTGTATTTTGCAAATACAAACGCATCAAGAACTAAAGGCATCGTGCGCGTGATCCGCGAGACGACAAATGGTACAGGTGGTACATTCTTAGCAGGCGAAACTGTTACAGGTGGTACCACCGGTGTCACTGCTACCGTAGTCTCGCGTATCGGACCAGCTCTACAGCGCAACACTGGCTTTATACTATATACTGAGTATAGAGAAAAAGTTGAACGCGCTGGTGACCAAACAGAAAACATTAAGCTAGTACTCAAATTTTAATCGGAAGGTATCATGGCTGGAGAAGCAAATTCCGTCACGCTCTCAACAAACTTTAACGTAGATCCATTCTACGATGATTTTGATGAGGCAAAGAACTATCATAGAATCCTTTTTCGTCCAGGACTAGCAGTTCAGGCCCGTGAACTGACTCAAATGCAAACGATCCTACAAAATCAGATTGATCGTTTTGCTGAACATATTTTTAGAGAAGGTTCTACGGTGCGTGGGTTCGAAATGAACTTTGACGTAATGTATACTTATGTCCGCCTTCGTGATAAAACTAGCACAGGTGTTTCAATTACACCATCTTTATTTATTGGTAAAACACTCCGTGGTTCCACATCCGGTGTTACCGCGTTGGTTGTAAATAGTAATGATGGTTCCGAAGCTAACACACCACACACAAAAACATTATTTTTGAAATATCAATCAGCTAATAGCAGCGGTAGAAAGTATTTTACCAACAACGAAATTCTTATCGCTACAGACGGCAGCGGCCTTGTCGCAAATACGATTGTAGGAACTGCACAATATCCAGCTGAAGGATATGGTATTGCAGCCAATTTTAATGCTGGTATTGTTTATGCTAAAGACCACTTCATTCGTGTTCCTGCTCAGACTTTGGTTTTAAGTAAATATGATAAGACACCTAGCGTTCGCGTTGGTTTTGACATCGTTGAATCAATTATCTCAGAAGTAGATGACTCAACGCTATTGGATCCAGCATCTGGATCTTATAACTACGCTGCGCCTGGCGCCAACCGCTTAAAGCTTGTTGTTGATTTGAAGAAAGTGGATATTGATGCAACCGTGTCAAATACTTTCATTGAGTTGATGCAGGTAAAAAATGGTATCGTTCAGTCAATTTCAAATCGCACTCAGTATTCAAAGATCCGCGATTATCTTGCTCAGCGTACAGTCGATGAGTCTGGCGATTATGTTGTTTCTGGTATGGGCGTAACGATTAAAGAGCATTTGAAAGTTGGTAATAATCAAGGAGTATACACATCTTCTGAAGGTGGCCTTTCTACAAAACTTGTTGCTATTGTTGAACCTGGCAAAGCGTATGTCAAAGGATATGATAATGAAAATATTGTATCCACACGCATCTCTTTCAATAAAGCCACTGACTATAGTTCTGTTCAGTCTGCAAAAGCACTTATTGATTACGGTAATTATTTAATTGTTGACTGCGTAGCCGGCAAATGGGATCTCAATGGATTGTCATTAGTAAATCTAAAAGACAACCAGTCGAATTCTGTAACTAGACTTGAATACTCAACAACATGGCCATCAGGAGGCGCTAAAGGTGCTACGATCGGTACCGCGCGTGTGAGAGGTCTTGAATATCTTAGTGGTACACCAGGAGCTCCAAATGCTCTTTATAAAATGTATCTAACCGACATTAAAATGGCTGCTGGTAAATCTTTTACCCAAGTTCAGGGTGTTGCATATTCGGCAAATACACCAGGTAAAGCCGATGTTCGTTATCTATCAGCCAATACTGTAGACTCTGCTACAGATCGTGCAATTTTTAGATTGCCAACAATCGCTACTAAAAAGCTTCGTGATGCAACAGGTGTAGTCAATAATGATTTTGAATTCTACAAAACATTTACTCAGACAACCGATACATCTGGTGTTGCTACACTAAACACAGGTGACGACAATCAGACATTTGATGGTGGCGGATCATATCTAAGTCAGTCAGCACGCCGTACAGATTTTCATGCTGTAGTGACAAGCGCAGCTAACACTGTTGCGGTTGGTTCCGTAAGCATAACTTCTGGTGCTAATACTGTAACCGGTGCTGGCGGTTCTGGTTTCACAACTAAGATCAATGTGGGCGATGTTCTCCATATCGGTCTTGCTGGTGATCTTATTGTTAGTGCAGTAAACAGCGATACATCATTGAATGTACTGGGTACAGCAGCAGCTACAGTAACAAGTGGTAAGTACTACAAGAAATTTATCTCAGGTCAAGTTGTTGATCTAGGTGGATATGGTGGTAATGGCGCTCGTACAGTTCAGATTTCTTCTTCACCTGCGCGCGGAGCAACAATCAATCTAAACGAGACATTTAACACGACAGGTGTTCCACTTAATATTGTAGCACATGTCAATCAAATTGATGGACAAGAAGCGGCTAAGGTAATTGCTCGTAACCGTCTGGTTCAAATTCGTATCGGCGCCGGAGGCGGCACTTCATATACAGCCAATACCACAGGTCCATGGCCTCTTGGTATGTCTGATGGATTCAAACTTGTATCCGTTCGTAAGAAGTCAAGTTCAAATTTTAGTACTACCACTGAAGGTACAGATGTAACAAACGATTTCATTCTTGACACCGGTATGGGAGACAACTATTACGATCATGCTCGCTTGAAGAAGAAATCATCAAGCAGTTTGTCTATCTCTTCTGGAGATAGATTGCTTGTAACATTTGACCATTTTACACACAGCCATTCGTCTGGTGTAGGATATTTTTCAGTCGATTCTTATCCAGTAAATGACTCAACTGCTGGAACTGACACATCAAAAATGTACACATATGACATTCCTGTGTATGTTTCTCCGACATCAGGTATAGCATTTGATCTTCGCGACTGTGTTGATGTTCGTCCTCGTATTGCCGATACCGCAAATAGCGTGACGGCATTGACAAATATTTCAATTAATCCGCTTACCTCTACGACATTTTATAATCCAACTGGTTGCTTAAAATTTCCACCGACAGGTCAAGATTTCACAACAGATGCTGATTATTATCTAAAGCGTATAGACACTGTTGCTGTCACTAAGGCCGGTATTTTTAACATTGTAAGAGGTGTTCCTGATAGCAGACCTGCTGCACCAGCAGTGCCGGAAGATATGATGGCACTAGCCACAATATCTCTTGCTCCGTATCCTTCTCTTCCAGTTGAAATTGCGCGCCGTGTAAATCGTGCGGACTTGTCTAACAATGTTCGTAAGATCCGCAATGAGCGTTATACGATGCGCGATATTGGTAACATTCGTGATCGTATAGATCGTCTAGAGTATTATACATCCTTGAATCTATTGGAAAAGAATACCACGGATCTATTGATTCCAGATGCAAGTGGATTAGACAGATTTAAAAATGGCATTCTTGTAGATTCGTTTAAAGGATATGGAGTAGCCAATCCATTTGATAATGATACGAAGTGGACTGTTGACTCCGAAAAGGGCAAAATGCGTCCATTGATGACGCTGGACAATGTTGCTCTGACTTATACTGCAAACTCATCTGGTGTTGTACGTACCAACGTAACACCAGCCGGTATATCTAAAGACCAGACAGTTATCATAGATTTGCTTCCGAGTGAATATGTATCAACTCGCCCAGAAAACGGCGTTTCTGGTAATCTAGCAGGCGCAACAATAACTTCAGGTTCTGTTACAGCAACAATTAGAAATATGGCATACCAACAAATTACTGGTGGCCGTGGCTATGGTATTAAACTATATGTTGAAAATGCTACTGGTAATTTTACTGCTGGTGGCTCTGTATCAATATCAGACTCGACATTAAGTGGCGCGTCAGTTTCTATCGTTTCGGTATCTAATGCTGTTCCTGGCGATCTTGTAACTTTACCATATAGTCACGATGTTTTGGTAACACAACCTTATGCAACGACAACTCGTAATTGTGTTGGTACAGCGTTCTTGTGGAGAGGCACAATCACAATCACACCTGATAGTGATTATTGGATGGACACAACGCAGCGACCAGATGTTGATATCAATATTGATTTGAACACAGATAACTGGATTTGGTTAGCTAATGCATGGCCAACATCATGGAATGGATGGCAACAAACATTTGTTGGTACACCAGTTTTAAGCTCGTCAAATAATAGAGATACGGATCAAACTCTTGTACCTCAAGCTGACGGTTCCACAAACGTGATGCAGAATTTCATCACGCAAAATATCTTTACAACACCTACAATTGAAGGAAGAACTGGTAGTCAAACTATAGCTACAGTAACAAATAATAAACAGACTTTAGGTAATTTTGTTAAAGACGTAAATATTCAACCATTCATGCGCTCGCGCATGATTATCTTCAAAATTGTTGGAATGAAGTCTAGTAGCCGTATCTATGGTTTTTTTGACGGAGTAGATGTTAATAGATACATCACACCACTAACAGCCGATGAATATAACTCTGGTCTTAAGGTAAACGGTGTTCCGACAAAACCAACCGCTGTTGAAGGAGCATCTTTAAATACTGGCGCTGATGGGTCTGCATATGGTATATTCCGTCTACCTAGCGATTCATCACTTCGTTTCCGTACAGGAACTAAGCGTCTACGTTTTGTTGATAATTCAACAAATAGTCTTGTTTTTGGTCAGTTTACAACATCAGCCGAAACGGATTATTCATCTGAAGGTTTGATGGCAGGCATTTCAGACTTAACTCTTTCAACAAAAAGAGCAACAATTTCACAACAATTGTTGACTGAAATTAAAAACGTCAATCAAACAACGACAAATGAAGTTGGTGGGCAACGTCTCGTTGGTGTTATTCCTGGTGATGCAGGTGATGCTGGCCCAGCTCCCGGCGACGGTGGAGGCGGTGGAGACGGTGGTGGTGGAGGCGATGGTGGTTGTGGAGGATCAGATGATCCTATCGCACAGACCATGCTTATTACAGCACTATTGTCAAACCGAATTCAAACAAGTGGAATGTATCTAACTAAGTTGGATTTATATTTTGCAACTAAAGATGCAACACTTCCAATTATTATTGAATTGCGTGAAGTGGATCCAGCTACAGCGTACATTACAACTCGCGTTGTGCCATTCTCTCGTGTTGTTGTTCCGTCGGCCGATATCAATATCAGCGATGACGGATCTGCGGTAACACCGGTATATTTCCCATCACCAGTTTATGTGGGTGACGGCAAAGAATATGCGATTGTTCTCATTCCAGCAGGTACAAATCCAAACTACAATGCATTTACAGCCGTTCTTGGTGAAAAAGATATTATAACAAAGTCTCGTGTTTCTGAGCAGCCAGCTGCAGGATTCCTATTCACTTCAGCAAATCAGCGCACATGGGTGCCGGTAGAAAATGAAGATTTGAAGTTTACTGCGTACTACGCAAAATTTGCTTCTAGCTCTACAGGCACTTTGGTTCTAAAGAATGAGAATCGCGACTACTTCACTATCGCTAACACAACAGGTGCATTCAATAAGATTGGTGAACTTGTTTATGGCGAACAGCTTCTAGTAGGTACGTTCTCTAATACGAAATCAGTTAATACGGCTGGCTCAATCCTTTGCTATGCACAGGGCCAAACATCAGGAGCAACCGGCACAATCACATCTTGGAGCACTAGTGCAATTCGCATTAAAGGTAATTCAATTGGTGCAGCATTCAAGGGTGGTGAAACAATTACGATTCGTAACACTAATCCAACAACGGGCGTACAAATTGGTACATGTACTGCGCTAAAGTCTGCAACATATCCAGTTGGTAGAACAGTTTATTATGATGTTGTGAATTACGCAAACACCAAACTACATATTGCCAACACAGCATATGCAAACAGTGGACCAGCAAACAGTGCAAACCGTATGTTCTTCCCCGGTATGTACATCACAGGTCAAACAAATGCGTACACAGCTTGTATCGTAACAATTGATAGCGTATCAATGGACAATGTCAGCTTGATTACCAATTTGATTCAACCATCAAATACATCTGTAGGAGCATATGCTAAGTTTGCTTCAAGCACAAGCACACGCGATTCATCATTCGGAGAAATTATAATTAATGATGTGGCTGAACTCTCATCTCCTCATTATATTTTGAGTCGCAGCATTGAAGCAAACACTTCAGCTTCAAGCTCAACAATGGCTAGAAATAAGTCCGCTGAAATACAGTACATTCTTAATGGCCGAAATGCTGTTGCTTCACCAGCTATTGATCTTCGCAGAATTTCATTGGTCGCAACTCGCAATCTGATTAGTTCTAACACAGAAATTGGATCATCAGAAGATTGGGTAAAGTCCGGTGGCAATTCTAAAACTCGTTATGTCACTCGTCGCGTGACACTCGCAGATGGTCAAGATGCAGAAGACCTTCGTGTGTATCTAGCAGCATACATTCCACCGGGATCCGATGTTAAGGTATATGCTAAGATCCTAAATGCGGACGACAATGATTTGTTTGAAGATGCACGTTGGATTCCTATGAGTCGTGACACATCTCAGGGTTACACTGGAACAACTAGATATTCAAGCAGCATCAATAAGGAAGATTATATTGAGCTAACATACAATATGCCAAACTTCCCAACAACTGCTATTACCGACACATCTGGTCGTGCTATCAATCAGTATGGTGCAAATAACACAACTGGTTATGTTGAATATCGCAACTCAACAAAAGCTCGTTATGTGCGATTCAAGTTCTTTGCTGTTAAAGTCGTATTGACTGCTGATACCAGCACGAATCCACCAACAGTCCATGAACTTAGAGCAATTGCACTACAGAGGTAAGAAATGCAAGTAGCAAAAGTAAAAGACGCGCCTGGGTTAGTCAGAGATGTTACTAACCAGGCTGTTCTGAGTACCGATATTGATGGCCTTGAAGCTTATAGACGTAAGAGAAATAAGCAACAGGAATTGGACGCTGCTCTTTCAGATATAAATAATATGAAGTCTGATATAGATCAAATAAAATCGCTGATGCAGCGACTTTTAGACAAGATAGGATAATAGATGGCTAAGATAGCTAACGTCGCCCTTACGGATACATTTAATACGTGGAGAACGCGAACCAACACTGTGTTGGATCGTATGAGCCAGTTTGCTATCAACAACTCTTCTCTTTATGCTAACACTCTGACATCTAACGTAGCGTTCACTGCAAAAGGTACTGCAACTGTCACGGGTCTATTCACTGCATCAGGTAGAGCCGTAGTTGGTACCAATCTAGGCGTTACAGGCAACTCCACATTTACAGGCCTAACAACCGCGTCTGGTCGCCTTACAGTCGGCACGAATCTAAACGTATCTGGTAATACGTTTTTAGGTGGAGCAAACAAAACAACTTTTATTACAGGCACAGCAAATGTTGTTGGTCGTGCGACTGTTTCCACAAATCTTTTTGTTGGTGGTAATACTAATATTGGTGGTGTTCTTACGGTTTCTAGAGCAGCCAGTCAAGCGGTTCTGGCCGAATCGACAGGTGCAACGGCAGCATTCCAAAGAAAAGCGCCGACGGGTTATAACACATATGACTTCTATACCATCAATGGTGTTGAAGTCGCAAAGATTACAGCTAACACTTCGGGTTGGGGTGTTCAGCTCGGTCTGGCTGATAGATTTACCATTGCATCTTCTGGTCTTGTTACTGTAAATAGATCACTAAATGTCACTCAGAATCTCACAGTTTCTGGTAACTCCACATTCAATGGAACAGTAAGCACCGCAACCGCAAACATTCTACAGCAAACACTTTCAGATGCGGCCACAGTAGCGTGGAACACAGCATTAGGTCAGATTGCTACTGTGACGATTGGTGGTAATCGCACAATCGGTGCACCATCAAATCTAAAAGTCGGTACATATATTCTCCACATTTATCAAGACGGTACCGGTGGTCGTACAGCAACATGGAATGCAATCTTTAAGTGGACTGCTGGTGTTGCACCTCCTCTATCTACTGCTGCGGGCGCGCATGACGTATTTTCGTTCGTTTCTGATGGTACATATCTCTATGGTTCATTCATGCCGGATGTAAGATAACACATGTTCACATTTTTAATGGCAAGACCAACTAAGGTTGTTAGTATTGATAGCTCTACGAATAACGTAGACCTATATAACACATCGGCTGCACCTACATATCCGTTGAACTTGCTATGCTTTATCAATAATAACATCGGATCATCATCACCTAACACACCAGCATTTAAGACTGGAACTGGTTGGAAAGCTGGTTCGTTTGTGTATGTGAAGAATACTTCTACCATCACAGGCGGCACAGGCACTTCTGGTAATCAAGGTGCTACAGGTAATCCAGGCACTACAGGAAACTCCGGCACTACAGGCCTTGCGGGAAACCCAGGCACACCAGGTAATACTGGGACACCAGGTAATCCAGGTTCAAATGGTGTCGGTGGTGGTGGCGGTGCAGGATCACCAATTTATTTTCCTGCTACAGGTTATTATCCTGCATCTAAGGGTGTGCCCGCTGGTTATAACTCGCCTGCTTATTGGCAAGTATCTGGTAATGGAGGCGGCGGCGGTTCACCTGCTAATCCAGGTAATAACGGTGCACCGGGAAATAACGGCTCACCCGGTAATGGTGGTGGGCAAGGCAACGCAGGCGGCAAAGGAAATACAGGCGGCACTGGTGTGACTGGTAACGCTGGTGGTACCGGCGGTATCGCATTTCAGGTTGACTCCGTTACTGGTCTAATAACGGTTATTGAAAACACAACATCATTTATCGGCGGTGCCGGTGGAACAGGAGGGCCCGGCGGAGTCGGTGGCCCTGGCGGACCAGGAGGCCCAGGTGGGCCCGGTGGCGCTGGTGCACCTGGGGGCGCTGGAGGTTCACCGGGCAATGGTGGTGGAGCAGCTACCGGAGGCGGTGGTGGAGGAGGCGGAGGTGGTTATGCTTATAACGCTAAGGCCGATCCGGACGGTGCCGGTGGAGGCGGCGGCGGTGGTGGTAGTTATGGTGGAGGAGGTGGCGGAGGCTATTATCCTGGCGTGACTTCAGGAAACGCTGGCGGTGGTGGTGGTGCTAATGGTGGTGGCGGTGGTGGTACTATTGGTTGGTCTGGTTACGCATCAGGCGGACCCGGCGGTAATATAGGAGCTGGTGGTGCTGCAAGTTATAATCCTCCTTATGGTTCACCAGGCGGTTGGGGTGTCGTTCAAGGTGGCGGCGGTGCAGGTGGTTATGGGCCTGCAGGTAATGCTGGTGCTGTAGGAAATGTTGGAGGAACAGGAACACCAGGAAACACAGGAGCCACAGGCGCAGTTGGAGACACAGGAGCCACAGGTGCGACTGGTGCTACAGGTTCGCAAGGAAATGCCGTAACTGGTAATGCATATGTGACAAGTTGGATTAACACAGGAACTAGAACGGGACCAGTAGGATGAACATTCATTACAGAATCATTGAAGTATGGCCTGATGACCATTTGTTTGTTGTCAGATATACAACTGATAAAATAACCGAAGAAATGCTAAAAGTGGCAAACGATGTTAATCGTCGCCCAGACAGTACTCCTATGCGCTGCCGCACGGATGTATCTTTAGACATGCCAATTCCACCACTAGAAGGGCAAGTGCTTGAAGATTTTATCCTTATGAACGCACCAATGGCATGGCTTCGTAAAATGGAAGCTGTAAATAATCCAGATATAGATACATCTTTAACAAATGTAAAAGCAATGCTTGGTAAAACCGTTATTAAAAATACTGATGAACTTCTTGCTAAGAAGGCCGATGTTCTAACAGATGATGATATTAAGAGTTTGATTGATTCGCTATCAAAGGATAATTTTACCAACAAAACAGCAGGGTAAACACATTCAATGATGTTTTATTATGATGAGGATAGAAATGTCTATCCAACACACGCTGCGGCTGTTGCTTCAAACAGACATTGTTCTTTTTATTTTTACGATGACGTTTTTAAAAAAGTCGATTGGAAAACAGAGCCAACTGAAACTCTAGATGTATTGTATCGCGAACGCGCACAGCAGATTCGCGATCAATATGACCACGTGATCCTATGCTATTCTGGAGGCTACGACTCTACCAACATATTGGAAACATTCTACTACAATAATATTTTGATAGACGAGATACTTTTAGTCGGCGCATTCTCTCAAGATAAACAAAAAGGCACCGACGAAAATCATAACGGCGACATATATCTCAATGCGTTTCCGACTCTAAACGGTATGCATCTACCGAACACAAAGATTACGGTATCTGACTATACCGAACACTTTACCGATCCAAACAATTTCACACTCATTAAAAAATATGGTAATGAATGGACCGATCATATCGGTGCATTTAAAAGCGTTCATAATCTATTCTGGTATGACCTGAAGAAGTTTATTGGCAAAGACAATAACAAAAAGACATGCTATATTATGGGTTCCGACAAGCCAGGATATGAAGCCCTCGATAACTGCGTCCGATTTAATGATCTATCCGTCAATGACTATGGTGCAAACTATGAAGATGAAAACTTCAAGCGCATCAATTTCTACAACGGTACAGATGACATCGTAATAAAGATCATGGTAAAGCAGGCCCACGTTGTCATGAGGTTTGAAACGCTTTTTGTTGATATGATAATGCAGGGTAAAACATTACCTCATGGTTGGCAAAGAGAAGTCGCATATATGGACCGCATGAAACGGATGAATAGCATCATATATAACCTCAGAACACCACTTCAATTTGAATCGACCAAATCCATGTATAGCTCGCTCAGCGCCAGAGATATGTTCATGCTATCAAAAACCGATAGTGCTATGTATAGAATGACGCTGGAAGGCATGAGAACTATATCAAAGCATACAGCGATAAATAGAAAGCATTGCTTCTTTTCGCAACCATACTATCTAAAATGAGCTACTTCCTTGTGTTTCTTTTATGGACTTTTGTCGTCTATTGGGCGCATCGTGCGGCCCATGTGATTCCGATTGTCCGTAAATTTCACATGGATCATCACGCGCAGGTAACAGACCAAACAATCCAAGGTCTAAACTGGAAAAACGCATTTCTTTTTTTCGATACCTGGAATAGCACCATAGATCAGTGGTTGACAGAAGTGATTCCAACGATTATAATATCTGCAATCACTGGTCATTGGTGGCTTTTAGTTGCGTACTACATTTGGGCTGGCTTTATCCAAGAGGCGGTCGAACATAACAAGCGCATCAATCTCTATCCATTCCTAACCAGTGGCAAGTGGCATCTCATTCACCATGATTATGCCACCAAAAATTATGGCGTGTTCATTCCCATTTGGGACTTGATATTTGGTACATGGAAAGGCTTAGATGGCAACGGAAAACAATTGGCTTCGAAGTAATCTATCCAAAAGATTAATAAACAATTCGACAAATTTTTCTGTGCATCTGAATACAAAGCCATACAATATAATGTCTTTTGATGCAGCTACAGATTACACTGCCGATTTAATTGCTGATAAATCAGAAAAGTTGTTTATTGGTTTTAGTGGCGGTATGGATTCAGAGTTCGTGTTTAGACGTATGGTCGAACGCGATCATAACGTAATTCCCGTTATTGTCAATACGCCAATAAACAAATATGAATCGGCTTATGCTTTTCGTACTTGCAAGGAGTACGGAATAGATCCTATAGTTATCGACAAAACACCGTCTGAACTATTGACGATCTTTGTTGATGACATATTTAAAAAATTAAGTGGATATGGTCACAATTCTGTACCAGGCCTTATAGTCGGTAGATACGCAGAAGATCATGGCGGGATTATGATTATGAGCGAACACATCATTGACGACAATGATGGACAAATGTATGTTGGTGCTAATGAGTGGGATTTCTACAATGACGTTTTAATTCACAATGATAATACCCATTACTTTTTCACATACACGCCAGAACTGTGTTGTGCTATGGTAAAAGAAATGGGTAATGAAACGGTTCAAGATTTCAAATCAAGGATCTATAACATTCCATGGAGACCAAAATTCTCGTATGATTATGGATCAGGATATGATCTAGTATTTGTCCGTATCAGGCAGCATAGAGTACATACGCCTGATCCTAATCACACTTTTGGTACCAAAGAACAGTTTTTAGCATTATTTGAGTGAGTCTTTATGTTTTAGGGCTAGCAATCTTTCTCTAGTAATTTCTTTCCAAAGAAATGTCTCATCGTTATTGCATATTGGTGTAATTTTAAGAGTTTTTACCATATCAATACCATAGCTATCAAGGCATGCTTGATGGAGTTCCTGTCTGATAGTAGCGACAAATTTCAGACTTGCTTTTGGCACATAGAACATCATGCTTGAAGCATAATTAAAATCTGGCATGCCAGATTCAATTCCCGTAGGAATATTTGGAAAATAAGCATCTCTTTGAGGAAACGAAATTGCTAAAAGCTTTAACCCTGTGGTGTCGATGGGATTTAAAATTGAATAATCGACTTCATTAATAAGAACGCTCTTCGCAACTTCAGGTGGTGCTTTATATTTTACACTCTCAACATTATTCAATCCATAATGAGTTCTGAATATTGAGTCTAACAGAATCGGAGAAGTTGCTTGCAGAGTGTTTCCGCTGTAAGCTTTATTCTTGTTTCTAATATGCTTTACCAGATCGTCGACCGTATTGATATTTAAGTCTGGATTTACCATGATTGCGTTTGGTAATCTATGGGCCAACTCAACTGGAATAAATTCGATATCGCGATTGATTTTTGAATCGTAGACAATTGGATTGATAGCAAAATTTGAAATGCTGCCTACGACAAGTGTGTTTATTCCTGCATTGGCATCCAATATAGCTCTCTGGTCGGCAGATTCTCCACCTGATCCAGGAATAATGTTGACCCTAAAATCGTAAACACCTTCATATTTCTTATTCAACTGCTTAATCATCATGTTAACCATAATGATAGTGTTGTCACCAGCTGCAAATCTGGTGTAAATATTGACTCGCTCTTCCAAAGCAAACGCACTGGTTATCATAAATGACGTGCCGAGCAAGAAAGATAAAATTCGCATCCACATTCTATATGTCTCCTACATAATATTTTTTCGATGGAATCATTCTATAAAATTGTCTTTTGTCTAATATTGCGTCATATTTGGATTCTTTATAGTTTTGGATTTCTTTTTTGAAATCATTACCGAAGTGTTTTCCAACAGCCAGCTCATATATCTTGAACTCTGGACTTATGTTTGTTGGCTTAGGTGCCACAAACGTATTAGGATTCCAATTTGGATATATAATCTCACACAACATTCGTTCGATATGAATTGCTGGCGAATACACAGGTTTGTAATTTAATTTAGCAAATTCGTCGATAGCTTTCAATCCATCTTTATATTTGTTTAGAAATTTTTTGTCACTTCTGAACTTATTCAGAATCATATGACACTGTTTGACCGGAATAAAAGGCATATCTGGAGACCAAAAAAAATCTTCAGTGGTATAATTTTCAACAACTTCACCTTTATTGATTGCGGCCGTTGAAATCATAGTATGGTCATAGAAATGAAAATACATCTTGTTGTCATCGTCAATCATAATTGACGGTTTTTCAAAGCCTCTAACAATACATACACCATCTCTGTCTGTTGACTTATCTGAATTAATTGTATTGTACATATACCACCATATGAATGATGGACCTACACCAGGTGACATTCTAGGAGAACCGACTCTCGTTCGTGCATCATTTCCTAATGGAAAAAATTTCTTCTCAGACAACTGATCGTGTAGATAATCAGAAGCATCATGAATCGTAATTTTGGTATCTGGTGATTTTTCTTTGACGATCTTTAACATAGGTTTTACAGCATACTCGTATTCCATGATATATCCCAAATCTCGATCTTTAGCCAATTCTTGTTTATTAAATCGGTGCGTCATTTTGTCCAAAGTTGATACTTGGATTTCGTCTATGAATATGTCATTATTCAAAAAAGTTTGAAGAACTTGAGTTGAATCGCTACCACCAGAAAACGAAAGTATGACATACTTATACTTATCTCGGATTTGTTGAGCGCGCATACGATATAGACTAGAAATGTTTATCTTTGGATCTTTAGTCCAATTGATGTTCGCGAAGATAGGATCATTGTAATTGAATAAAATTTGACCGCTGAGATCATTATTCAATAGCATCGCATCAAATGCGTCCTCACGAGCAAAAAACATTTTTCCGTTATAGGTGTAATATCCATTATGCAATTTCATATGTTTATATATGCTAAATAGACCAGAATCAAACGAGGAGAATTTTATGACCGACGCACCAATCATATTCAGTATAATCACTGTCAAATCTGAGGGCGGTAATTGGGCGGACATCTATGTTCCTATCAATTCACCAAAGGCTGTCGATGTTTTGTTTGATGTTAGAGATAACGTCACTATAAAAAATACCGCTCATTTTAGAGCAACGAAGAATCTTAGAGATCAAATGGCTCCAGAACTATTTGAAGGATTTGAAGGTTGGACGCGCAGATATACAGAAGATGACACCACATTGATTATTGAATATTACTTTTCAAATATCGCTCTAGCAAGAGCTTACAATACAGCGATTGTTGATATCAAACAGAAAATGCTAGATTTGAATCCAAAGTCAAATTTAAGAGACGTAAATTTTCAATTTTACTATTCATACCGCAATAGAAAGACAGGCGAGCTGTATCCATTTTATGAAAACAAATAAATGTTAACTTTTGATATAAAGTACCCACACCTGGGTTATTATGTTTATGATAACCAAACTTTTGTAATGCGAGAAGATGCATTGGATCTTATGCTATTAAAGAAAGATTATGGCGGTAAGATTCAATTCTATTACAACGACCATATTTTTTCAAACATCAACTGGGAAAAAACCATACACCTTGACATATCGGTCCTGTATAGAGATCGCGCCCAACAGTTGCGTGATAAATACCGATATCTAATTTTAAGATATTCCGGAGGTAGCGATTCAACACAAGTTTTGGAAACTTTTCTTAAAAATAATATTTTTTTAGATGAGATCGTTATTGTTCATCACCAGAGAGCGATTAATAGATTGGATCGTAGCATATTGCTTAATGACGAGGATCTCACCGAGTTTATGGAATTTGAGATGGCCGTTATACCACAGTTAAATAAAATTAAAAAATATAGTCCAAACACTAAAATTACATTGATTGATTCGTCGGAAAATTTAATCACGCAAATAGGTGGAAAAAAATATGAGTATCTTGGTCATAACGATGAACCTAGGTCACTTAGATGGGTTACAGGAGGTGTAGGAAAAAATTGGTCACCACTTTTAATTAAACACGAAAGACAGTCTATAACAAAAGAAAATGTAGCTGTTATCAGAGGCCTCGAAAAACCCATTATTGACATTACCGACGATGGTAAAATTTTCTTTTTGTTTTCCGATATCACTCTCGCAAATATCGGAGTATCTCTTCAAAAAGAAGGTGCTCCATATACAGTCGAAGATTTTTACTGGTCACCAGATTTTCCAATGATACCGGTAAAACAGTGTCAAGTAATTATTGATAAATTGGCAAAAAGTAAAAAATTATATAATGAGTGGATGTACATACGAAATGTGGTAAAAAACGCATTGTCTGATCCAAAAATAAAATGTCCACCAGGTTTTATTTTAGATAGATGGTATAATACAATCATTTATCCGGATTGGGATCCAAATATTTTTGTTGGCTCTAAACCAACAAAAATAAGTCCCGATATAAAGTTGGTAGAAACTATTGGTATATCTCATACGGCGCATGATTTTTATGCTGATTATCAATCGCACAAATGGAAAAAATATGATAAAATAGCAAACAAATCAAACTTGAATAAGACTCTATTTTCTAGACTTTATTATCTCGGACAATTTAAGCCAGAATTTTAAGGAAATTTTATTATGTTTAATAAAATGTTTGCATTATTTTTTTTACTATTGTCAAATTGTGCTATGGCAAAAGAAGTAAATGTTTACTCGATGTTTACCCCAGGCAGTGTTGGAATGCTTGTAGGGACAGAAGTAATATCTCAACTCAATATTATTCAGAATGATGTTCAATTTCGGCTTACTTCAATACCAGGAGCTGGTGGAGATAATGCTACCCTTAGAGCTATATCTGCGGCCAGAGCCGGCGAAGACGTTCTGATTTGGTCTGGTATATCCGGTGTCACTTTAGGTAGATATACCAGCCCAAATATAAATGCCTATAATCGAAATAGTGATGTTGTTCAAGTACAATCTTTTTCTGGAACACCTTTTCATCTTGCCGTTAACCCGAAATCAAATATCAAATCGTTTAATGATTTAAAAAATCTTTTTAGCTCAGGAAAAACTGTATACTTTGGGAATACAACAACAAATGCAATAACACCGTATCTTAATGTTGTTTTATTAAAGTCGATTGGCTTTAAATCTAAAGATTTAAATTACACATCACCATATGAAATAACAAAAAGCATATTGGTAAACGAAGCTGACTATACAATATTTTCGCCACAAGACATCATAGGCTTGAGACCAATCTTATCATCTAGTTTAGAAGCATCAAATATTCCTAATGGAAAACATGTTGGTGTTCCAGATTTTAATTTTGTATCAACTGTCGGATTTTCTGTACCGAAAGAAAGAGTTGAATTTGTAAAGACGTTTGATATTTTTTTGCCAAAAATATGTGGATCGACTGATTTTATAAAACTACTTGAGAAGATTGGTCATGAACTCAGATGTTTTGAACGAGAAAAAATTCAACAAGAAATTGATAAAATAAATAAAATTGTCGATAAGTATGAAAAAGACATTGTGTTGAAGTAGTTACTGGAACTTTGGTCCTACTACCCAGACAACGATTGATCGCCTCTTGCCTTTTGTGACTGGCGTAACACGGTGAATCATAAAGGACGGGAACAAAATAGCCCGTCCTTTTTTCAATTCTGCAATGATAGGTTCATGTGCATTGCTACCATTGATCTGGAACTCACCACCCTCAAACTCATCGTCCAATAGGAGAGTGAGTGATAGCTTGCGAATTTCAGCCACACCAGGTTGCTCATGGCCCATTGCCATATCCATGTGCCAATCATATCGGCCTTCGTCTTCAGCGTCATATGTGGTATACTGGAACACATTATATCCATTCAAATCAAAGCCATAATACATCTCGTTGATAGACTGAATGATGAAGTTTAGTTTGTCAAAGATCCAGCCGTTGTCCTGATTACGCTCATGAAACTTAATCTTTGATTCGCGGTACTTTTTAATTTCTTCAATGTCTGTGGTGCCAGTAAGCGTACTCTGTTCGACACCGAATGAATCGCAATACTCAATAACCGCTTTTAGTTCTTCGTCTGAGAATGCTCCATCCCAAAATGCAAACGGCAAAGTAATCTTAGCGCGACGGTATGGATCATTATAAATTGTTGTATACTTTGCCATCAGAAAATTCTCCAGTTACTCACAGGTTGGACACCCAATGGTTTCGCTGCTTTATTTTTATATGTTAGAAGAATATCACACGCAAGACAGACGCGCATCTGATCCAGATCGTCTGGAGTGAAGCATCCTGGTTCTTTCTCTTCTTCATGGCCTACGGTGTCATGCGTCAAATTTGCTGGGAAAACAAACAGTCTGCCTTCTTGTGGTTCAATCTGCCATGTGTATGCATTGAAGTCGTCCCATTTTGATGGATCATTAAACTTGATACAACCTGGGAACGGTTCATGTCTCATATTGTAGTTGAAGAAACGAATAGGCTTTGAGAACTCTTTTGGAATGTTAATGTAGTAGGTAAATGACATGTGCGCGTCCGCATGATTGTGCATAGGTGTCATACGATTTTTAGTAATGTTCATCCATGTTTTGACCACATTGTACTCAAACAGGTTTGGATCCAAGTGAAGTCTTGCGATATATTGCTTGACGCAATCTGAAGCAAACTTGAAGAATGGCTCAAACGATGGTTCATGGTGGATATTCACATGGCCAGTGAACTCGCTTGAGTATCCTTCGGGTGACATATACTTGAAGATGCCCTGGTAAAAAGCATTTTTGAACGCATCTTTTTCTGGATATTCAAATTCGGTTAACAGTGTAGGAAATAGAGCATGTTCGAACATTTCACTTTACCTTATAAATCTGTTTGAGACTATCGAGCGTTTCGATATTTACTGGAGTCTTTATCATGGTTTCCATATCAGCACCGCTGATAGCATTAATATCTATGTTTGCACGGCGCGCATCTTCAACATACTCAGCATCCACCATTGCTTTTGAGAACGCATTGCGTAGTTCATCTATGCGAGCTTTTGGCACGCCAGGCGGTGCTACGAATGGGCGCAACATTATGAACTGGGATTCAAAAGCATGAAGGAGCTTTCTGTCTTTGTCGTCTGTTACATATTCAGCCAGTGCTGGAACTTCTTTATATTCTGGTAGACGGGCCGTACCGTTGCCAAACTGAAGCGTTGGATAGATGCCGCTGCCTGACTGTAACCAGTTGGGCTTTTGCGTTTTGATACCAATCAAACTATAGATAACCGCATCCACTTCCTTGCGCTCAAGCGCGAGACGGTTAGCACCGGTCGTTGGATAACCACCGACAATCTTGAAATTGGTGCCAAGCATTTTGTTGACAAACAAAGCCATGTTGCCTGATGTGGCACCCTCAGCACCTACAACGAAGTCTGACCGAAACTTCGGTTCATTGGCCCATAGAATAACAGCATCCTTGCGGCCGTCTGCTACCGACCCAATCCAGTTGAAATGATTAGGATCAAACTGGACTCCGTCACCGCCTAATAGCCCGACAAACGGAATCTCTTTATAGACAATGCCGATAACGCTACCATCTCTCGGCGCAATATTGTATATGTAATTGGCTGCAACTAAGCTCGCAGCGCCTGGCATGGATTGGATAGTTATAGTAGGATTGTCTGGTAAGTATTTACCGAGATGCCTGGATAGAATCCTGGCGTTGATATTATAGCTATCGTCATTGGATGGAGTGATTATTTTTAGCTCAGCCGCCGCAGCCGCAAGCGAGATGAAGCCAATAAAGAGCATTACGATCAAACGAATCATAGCACTATATAGACTAAATAGTCAAGAACATAAATAGCAGAACTAACTCGGAGTGATAAATGGCTATTCCAGCATCAAGACAGGAATTCAAAGACTATATCCTGCGCCGCCTCGGAGCGCCAGTTATTGATATCAATGTGGATGACGAGCAGGTCGAAGATCGTATCGACGACGCTATTGCAAAGTACCGCGATTACCACTATGATGGCACCGAACATGTTCTCTATAGGCATGTGGTTACTCCTACCGACATTACCAATCGTTACATTACTCTTCCGGAAAGCATCATTGGCGTTACCCGTATCTTTGATCTCGGCGATAGCTATAGCACGACCAGTATGTTCAATGTTCGCTATCAGCTTCATCTAAACGAGCTATTCAATATTACCAGCGTTTCTGTGGCACCATATGTTATGGCTATGCGCCACATCGAGACGCTGGAAGAAATCTTTGTCGGTAAAAAACCTATCCGTTTCAATCGCCACACTAATACCCTACACATTGACATGGCATGGTCCACCGACGTACAGCCAGGATATAGTATTATCGTGGATGGATATGCAAGTTTGGATCCGAACACATATACGGATGTATGGAACGATTCATGGTTAAAACAGTACGCGACCGCGCTCGTGAAGCGCCAGTGGGGCGAGAATCTAAAGCTATATGAAGGCATGCAGCTTCCTGGTGGTATTGCATTTAATGGACAGAAGATTTGGGAAGAAGCAAACGATATGATAACAACGATGGAAGCATCGCTCATTAATGACTATAGCTTGCCTGTTACGGATATGATCGGCTAAGAATGACAACAAACAAATACTTCCGACCATTCACATACGGGCGCCAGCAGGATCTTGCTGAGGATCTTATCGTGCAAGCGATTAAGATTTATGGTCTGGACGTAAAGTATTTGCCGCGCACACTTCAAAATGTGGATCCACTTCTTGGTGAAGATCCAACATCCACATTTGATGATGCGGTTGATATTGAAGTCTATATTAAAAATGTTCAAGGCTTTGAGGGCGAAGGTGATTTTCTATCCAAGTTCAATCTCCAGATCAATGACTCCATCACGTTTACGATGGCTCGTAAGCGTTGGAATCAAATCACAACTGAGAAACTCATAACGGAAGTTGGCTATAATTATCAGGTAGAAACTGCTGATACCAACTCATGGGGCAATACACAGTGTATCATGTTAGAATCCGGCAACGGTAATAACTATAGCATTACGACACCTCGTCCATTTGAAGGTGACTGGATCTATTTTCCACTGAATAAGAAGCTATACGAAATCAAGTTTGTTGAACACGAGGCTATCTTCTACCAGCACGGTAAACTATACACATACGATTTGAATTGCGAACTCGTGGATCGTATTGGCCCAGATGCTATTGCTACTGGCAACACTGATATTGACGCGATTGGTACGCGCTATGACCAGAATATCCTCATCTATCAGACAATGCTGGAAGATGGCACATATCTGATGAACGAAGATGGCGGATTCATGTTGAATGAATATCGCATAGAGGTACAGACACTAACAGCCAATAATGAATACTTCACGCAGAAATCACTGGAGTTTATTGACTTCAGTGAACGCAATCCATTCTCAGAGGTTGATAGGTACTAATGTTCGGATCACAGTTTTACCACCAGTCACTGCGAAAATATGTTATCATGTTTGGTAACATGTTCAACGATATCGTGGTCAAGCAATATAATAAAGATGGCACCACTGCGTCAGCGGTTGCGGTGCCTATCGCATATGGTCCAAAAGAAAAGTTCTTGACTCGTACGGAACAAGATCCTAACTTGGATCAACAAATCTCAATTCAGCTACCTCGTCTTGCATTTGAAATGACCACACTCAACTATGATGGTACTCGTCGTCTTAATACCAAAGGTAAAAACATAGTGGTGGTATCCGACAACAACAAGGCTGATTACCAGCATATGCCAGTGCCATATGATATGACATTCAATCTCTATGCGTATGTGCGTAACGCTGATGATGGCGCACAAGTCCTAGAGCAAATTGTGCCTTATTTTGGGCCAGAGTGGACAAACACCGTAAAGCTAATTCCTGGCATGAATATCAACATGGATATTCCTACCGTTCTCAATACGGTTTCAATTGAAGATACATATGATGGTAGCTTTGAAAATCGTCGTGCTATCATATACACATTGGATTTCACAGTTAAAGGATACTTCTACGGACCAGTTCGTCGCCAGGGTGTTATCAAGCGCGCACAGGTGGACTTTGGTGTGGTTGCAAATTCTTCTGGCAAAATTACGCTTCAAGATGTTGCTCGTACCGCTCGCAGTTCTCGTGTGGTAGTAACGCCAGGACTATTAGCAAACGGATCACCAACAACAAACAGTGCTGCGTCTATTCCGTATTCACAAATTTCAGCAAATTCAAATTATGGATTTGCGTCAAACACATTCTTCTTCACAGATGGATTTAAATATAACCCAAGAACAGGTAACGATGAGTGACAAAACAATATTTGAGAAAAGCATCGAACAGGCATTAAATTTGCCTACAGAATCTCCTGCAATGGTACAACCATTAAAGCGGGTTGACGTTGATTCCGATTTGGATAGCGATTTTGCTACAGCAAGAAATAACCTACACCAGATTATTAACCAGGGTAGCGATGCTCTGGAAGAAGCTCTTATTGTAGCCAAAACATCCGAGCATCCTCGAGCGTTTGAAGTGGTAGGCCAGTTAATTAAAACACTGGTGGATGCCAATAAGGATCTTCTGGACATTCAGAAGAAACTAAAAGAGTTAAAGCGGATTGACGAAAAAGATCCAACACCACAGACAATTAATAATTCGATTTTTGTTGGCAGCACATCCGAGTTGCAACAATTAATCAACGGGAGAAAGTGATGCTAAAAAAGATCCTAGACGATACAATGAAAAATCCAAACTTGGTTCTTCCAATGCCGTCGCAAAAAGTTAAAAGAGAACCAACAGTTGAAGAACTTGTAGCCAAAGCGGCTGCTAATCCTAAGAAAAATAAAAAATGAGCAAGACGTATCTCGGCAATCCAAATCTTAAACGATATGGAGTGCCTATTCAGTATACCAAAGAGCAGGTTGAAGAGTATATAAAATGCGCGAAAGACGTTGAATATTTCGCTCGTACTTATGTCAAGATCGTCAACGTAGATCACGGTCTTATGCCGTTCAAAATGTGGGACTTCCAAGCGAAGATGCTCCACACGTTTGCGGACAACCGTTTCTCTATCTGCAAACTTCCTCGTCAGGTAGGCAAATCTACCACATCTATCGCATATATCCTCTGGCTTATTCTATTCACAGACCAACAGAATGTGGCTATTCTCGCGAACAAGGGCGCGCTTGCGCGTGACCTATTAGCCAAACTTCAGCTTGCATATGAATATCTTCCGATCTGGCTTCAGCAGGGTGTTGTCGTCTGGAACAAAGGTAACATCGAACTGGAAAATGGATCAAAGGTTCTCGCTGCTGCTACGTCATCCAGTGCTATCCGCGGTGGCTCATTCAACCTGATTTTCCTTGACGAGTTCGCGCACGTCCAGCGCAATCTAGCGGATGCGTTCTTTGCGTCTACTTATCCTACAATTTCATCTGGTAAGACGACTAAGATTATAATCGTTTCCACACCTCTCGGTATGAATCATTTCTACCGTATGTGGACAGATGCTATTGAAGGCAATAGTGAATATGCACCTGTTGAGATCCATTGGGCTGACGTGCCCGGCCGCGACGAAGAATGGAAGAAGCAGACGATTGCCAACACCAGTGAAGAACAGTTCCGTCAGGAATTTGAATGCGAGTTCATCGGTTCATCCAGCACTCTTATTAACCCAGTAAAGCTCCGCGAACTGACGCACGTTCGCCCTCAAAAAGATAAGTTTGGGTTAGACTATTATGAGCTACCAAATCCAAACAAATCCTATATTATGGTCTTTGATGTGTCCGAAGGTGTCGGCGGCGACTACTCAGCCCTGTCCGTCTTTGATGTATCACAGGTGCCGTACCGACAGGTAGCCAAATATAGGGACAAAAACGTCTCGCCACTTCTGTTTCCAGATGTGGTTTATCGGTTTGCTCGCTGGTACAATAACGCATATGTTCTAGGTGAAACCAACAATATTGGTCAACAGGTAGTGAATTCTCTGTTCATGGATCTTGAATATGAGAATGTGATAGCGTCGTTCTCTAAGGGAAAAGCTATCAAAGTTGGTGGTGGATTCTCAGCTAAGTCGGCCTTCGGTGTGCGTACTACGAAACAGGTCAAGAAAATTGGCTGTTCAAATCTGAAGACGATTATTGAGAGTAATAAACTCCTGATAACCGATTTTGATACGATTGAGGAACTGACGACATTCGTAGAGGATAAAGACACCTACAAAGCCGAAGAAGGTTGCCACGATGATTTGGCTATGACTCTGGTTCTTTTTGGGTGGCTCATAACTCAGGCATATTTTAAAGACTTAATGAACAGTGACATTAGGCAAAATTTAGCTCGTGAAACTATGAAGGATGTGCATGACGACTTACTTCCGGTAGGATTTATAGACGATGGTAGACAGGAAATAGAGGCAATTGACGATCCAATACCAACTGGAATGGGTTTTGGCGACTTTCGCTTTGGGTAACAAAAGCCTCGTTTTTATAAATAAAAGAACAAGAATAAATCGAAGAATACCTTCGTCTATAGAGGAGATAAGTCTATGCCATTTCAAATCTCTCCCGGAGTTAACGTAAGTGAGATTGATCTTACTACGATTATTCCGGCAGTCAGCAGTACAACAGGAGCATTTGCGGGACACTTTTCTTGGGGTCCAATAGGCATTCGTGTTCTTACAGACTCGGAAAATACGCTTGTTGCTAATTTTACTAAGCCTGGTTCAAACACAGCGGTAGATTTCTTCACAGCAGCAAACTTTTTGTCTTATGGCAATGCATTGTATGTAACTCGCGTGGTTCGTGATGCAAACGCATCAACCCGCTCATCCGATACTACAGTTGCAAGAAATGCACATGCTAACGCAAATAACAATACAAACGTCATCATCAAGAATGAAGAAGACTACGGGCTAAATTATTCTACCGGCGTTGCATCAACTGGTGGTTGGATTGCTAAGTATCCCGGTGTTATAGGCAACAACATCAGAGTTTCTATGTGTGGATCTGCAAACGCATACCAGTCAACACTTTCTGGTACAATTGCTTTTGCTAACGGTTCAACAACAGCAACAGCATCAGCTAACCAAGCTTTGGTGTTGACACCAGGCGATATTCTTCTTGCGGGCCCCGATAAAATTGAAGTGGTAGTATCCGGTCTTAACGCAGCTGGTAAAACCATCACACTAAAAGATCGTTATATTGGCAACAATATTACGCAGTCATCAGTTGTGCGTCGTTGGGAATTCTATAACAGAGTCAGCAATTCACCAGGAACATCCGCTGATGCTTCTCGCCACGGCGCAACTAACGACGAAATGCATATCGTTATAGCTGACGAGGATGGTGGTATTAGTGGATTTGCCAATACAGTTCTTGAAATTCACGAAGGCCTATCAAAGGCCATTGATGCTCGTAGCGAAAACGGCACAAATATCTACTATAAAGACTATATCAATCAGAATTCTAGATGGCTTTGGTGGTCTGGTCATCCTAATGGATTTAGAACTGGCTTTAAGATTGCATCATCTATCAATTTTAACAATACTACAGGAAGTGCGGCTTCTCGTCCACAGAATGCGTCACTAGGTAAAGGTCGCGATGGTTCTCAGCCGCGCGAAGCAGATTATATTAATGGATATAATCTTTTCCGTAATGCCGAAGATGTTGATGTTTCACTACTTATTTCTGGTGCATCCACTCAGACACGTGCCATTCACATCATCAATAACATTGTTGAATATCGTAAGGATTGCGTAGCTATATTTTCTCCTCGTTATAGCGATTGCGTAAACAACAATAGCTATTCTGGTAAAGAACAGAACGACATTATTGCGTATCGTAATCTTCTACCTTCAACTTCATATGCAATTATGGATTCCGGTTGGAAGTATCAATACGATAAGTATAACGACTTGTATCGCTACATTCCTTCGAATGGTGATACCGCTGGTCTAATGGTTCGTACAGACAATGATCGCGATCCTTGGTGGTCACCAGCCGGTTATAACCGTGGAGGCATCAAGAATGTTATCAAGATGTCCTACAATCCAGGTAAGGCCGATCGTGACCAACTATACAAGAATGGCATCAATCCAATTGTGACATTCCCGGGTCAGGGTACAATCCTATTCGGTGACAAGACATTGCTTTCTAAGCCATCAGCTTTTGATCGTATCAATGTTCGTCGCCTATTCATTGTGCTTGAAAAGGCAATCGCAACTGCGGCTAAGTTCACATTGTTTGAATTTAACGATGCATTCACACGCGCACAGTTCAAGGCCATGGTAGAACCTTTCCTTCGTGACGTTCAGGGTCGTCGTGGTATCACAGACTTCCGTGTAGTTTGCGACGAAACAAACAACACAGGCGAAGTTATCGACCGTAACGAGTTCATTGGTGATATCTACATTAAGCCAGCTCGTTCAATTAACTTTATCCAGCTTAACTTCGTGGCTGTACGCACAGGCGTAGATTTCACTGAAGTGGTAGGAAAGTTCTAATTTTGGCGAATAAATAAAGAGAAAAGGTAGGGAGACAAATAATATGCCCTTTAATGTAACAACTTTCGCTTCTCTAGGACTTCCATACGGTGGCGCAAGGGCATCTCTTTTTGAGGTGTTCTTGACACTCCCAGCTGGACTAGCAAATCCTACAGCAGAAGCACAGTTTCGATTCGTCTGTAAAGCCTCGTCGATTCCACAATCAACAGTAGGGCAAATTGAAGTGCCCTATTTCGGTCGCAAGGTCAAGATGGCTGGTAACAGAACATTTGACAATTGGACCGTAACTATTATGAACGACGAAGATTTCTCAATCCGTCATGCGTTCGAAGATTGGTCAGCAGCAATTAACAGCCACGAAAATAACCTTCGTGACCCTGGTCTTATCTTTGAGTCTGGTCAAGCAGCATATCGCTCACGCGCTACTGTTCGCCACTACGCAAAGACAGGTGTATATGGTTCTGGTACAGCGGCTGGTGATGCGGCTATTCCTACACGCATATATACTTTTAACAACATCTTCCCTCTAAACATTTCAAACATTGATCTAAACTGGGAAACAACAGACGCGATTGAAGAATTTACCGTGGAGTTCGCATACGATTACTGGTCAGTTGAAGCCGACCTACTCGGCAACTTGATTGACGATTAAGATCGCTTTAGTTTTCCTATATAATTGATTAGACCTTGAAGGAAAATAAATGGCGATTGAACTTTTTGGATTCCGTATTGGAAAGGTGGACGATACATCTGAGGTCAGACAGGCCGAACAGATACCATCGTTTGCCCCTCCACCAAATACCGATGGCGCAATTGAAGTTGCGCCAGGCGGTGCTTACGGCACTTACGTCGATTTCGAAGGTACTGCAAAAAGCGAAGCGGATCTAGTAACCCGCTATCGCGAAATGGCGTTGTATCCGGAAGTAGAAGCAGCCATTGATGATATCGTAAATGAAGCAATCATTACAGATGATAATGCTGAACCCGTATCGCTGGATATGGATGATCTAAAACAACCAGCATCAATCAAAAAGAAAATTGAAGAAGAATTTAAAACTGTCCTTGAGCTATTGGATTTTTCCAATCTAGCTTACGACATTTTTCGTCGTTGGTACGTTGATGGCCGTATGTTCTATCATATCATGGTAGATATCAAGAACCCCCGCGCAGGTATCCAAGAGCTTCGCTATATTGACCCAAGACGCATTCGCAAAGTCCGTCAGCCAATCAAACGTACACCAATCGTTGGTACCAATGCGAAGCTTATCGTACCACCATATGAAGAATATTTCCTTTACAATGTAGCAGGTCTTCAATCAGGTACAGCCACACAGGGCGTAAAGATTGCTAAGGATTCCATCTGCTACACACACAGTAGCATCATGGATCATCGTAATCGTATGGTTCTTTCCCATCTTCATAAGGCAATCAAGCCAGTCAATCAGTTGCGTATGCTGGAAGACGCGGTAGTTATCTATCGTCTCGCTCGCGCACCTGAGCGTCGTATTTTCTATATTGACGTTGGTAACTTGCCTAAGGCAAAAGCCGAGCAGTATGTTCGTGATATGATGGTTCGTCATAAGAACCGCCTTGTCTATAATGCTGAAACTGGTGATGTACAAGATACCCGTAAGTTCATGACTATGTTGGAAGACTATTGGCTTCCGCGTCGTGAAGGTGGCCGTGGTACTGAAATCACTACACTGCCAGGTGGTGAAAACCTTGGGCAGATGGACGATGTTGAGTATTTCAAAAAGAAACTATACAAGGCCCTTTCTGTTCCCGTGTCTCGTCTTGAGCCAGAAGGCACATTCTCTATGGGTCGTCAAGGTGAAATCTCACGCGATGAAATCAAGTTCGCAAAATTCATTGACCGTCTGCGCCATAGATTTGCACACATCTTTGACCATCTCCTAGAAATCCAGCTCGTTCTCAAGGGTGTAATGACCCGTGAAGAGTGGAAAGAAATGAAGAATGATATTCGCTATGATTTCCAACGCGACAACTATTATTCTGAAATGAAGGAACAGGAAGTTCTTAACCAACGTCTTGCAACTCTACAGGTTGTGGATCAATATGTTGGTAAGTATTATTCGGTTGAATGGATTCGCAAGCATGTTCTTCGTCAGACTGAGGAAGAAATTGAAGAAATGGACAAGCAGATTGCTTCTGAGCCGGATCCAATGGGCAATGAACTAGAGATGCAGAAACAAGACCACGAACAAGAAATGCAGAAAACTCAGCAACAGATGGACATGAAAGACATGGAAATCAAAGGCAAAGAGTTGGATGCTAAAGCTGCTGCATTAGGTTCTAAGAATGGACCAGCTGATAAAGCAAAGGCCGTTGCAAAACCTGCTGCGGCTGCTGCACCTAAGACACAGAAGGTAGAGATCAAAGTCTCTGGAGATACTAAGAAGAAAGCTTCGGTAAAGAAGGAAGAGTACGAACCATTTGTGCCAAAACCTCTTAGCGAAGAAGATAAACGCCTTATTGAGAATATGACTCGCGCAATTGAAAAGGTGTCTAAAGAAGATATAGAGGACATGGAAGAGATCAAGGATGCACTATAGAGATGAAGGGACTAGAGCAAGCACAAATCCTTTCGATAGCTTCTAAGTTTGCTAAAGCGGAAACCGACGAGTTGCGCCGCCGCTTTGTTGCGGAAAATTCCAACACCGAATTAGAGAAAGCAAAGATTCTATCTGTCGCTTCAAAATTTGCGAAATCAGAAGCCAATCAAGTTAGAGAAGAACTTATCCAACATATAGAAGATAAGTTCCATAGAGAATATTTTGTCCCAGGATTACAAGGGCAGCAAGGCATACAAGGAGAAATTGGTCCAACAGGCCCTCGCGGGTTTCGTGGTGACCAAGGAGAACGTGGTGAAACTGGTCCTGAAGGAATACAGGGTCCTATTGGAGAACGCGGAGAACGCGGAGAAAAGGGAGAGCATGGCGAAAAGGGCGAAAAAGGCAACCGCGGCGAACAAGGAATTACAGGTATTCCTGGAGAGCGAGGAGAACGTGGAGAACGTGGAGAACGAGGCGAGCGCGGAGAACCAGGAGTTGCTGGTCAACGTGGAGAGCGTGGAGAGCAAGGACTCCCAGGTGTTGCTGGTGAACGCGGAGAACGAGGTGCCGACGGAGCTAGAGGTGCTGATGGAAGACCCGGTAATCCCGGCAGTCCCGGTGAGAGGGGCCCTCAAGGGTTACCTGGCAAAGACGGCGCCCAGGGGTTAACGGGTGAAGCTGGGCCTATAGGACCAGTTGGACCTGCTCCCGATATAGCCCCACTAAAAAGACAAGTAGAAGTATTCTTGACGGCTGCGGAAAATCGCTTATCAAGAATCGCATATTCAGCAACGATGGGAATATCACGCTCACCTGGTTCTGGTGAAGTTAATCTACACAAGTTGGATGACGTTGACTACGCAAGCTTGAAAACAGCTACCGAAGGCCAAGCCCTTGTCTATAACGCAACAACTCGTAAGTGGCAAGCAGGAACAGTAGCATCTGGTGCAGCAAATAACATAGCAACTGTATCAACAACAACACTTGGTGAACTAAGAGAAAACGATTTGATTGTCGTCAATGTCACAGGCGGTGTTGTTACATCAAACACAGTTGGTATTTTAACGACGGCATTGAATAATGCGTTGGCGCAAATATCAGCACTAGAGGCTCGTATAGTAGCGTTGGGTGGATAATGGCCATCACAACTGCAAACTCTTCCATAAAATTCAAAGATGTGAGAACCAAGATCAATGAGGTCATTGGTAAAGTAAACACGCTTGGGAACACGTTTATAACCAGCACAGTGACTAATATCACTGCCGGTGATTCGTTGTCTGTTGTGTTGACTGCAAACAATCAGTTTCCTGGTGGTGTATTCACGATTCAAAAGCTAGGCGCAGAAGCATCTTCTTTCACAAACACATGGGCATCTGGCGGTTCTACCAAGAATCAATATACCGACTATGCTAATGGTACAGTGAACACACAGAATATCGTATTTACTATTAGTTTGACAAATTCTACGTTTAATATACAGGACGGCGACTATATCAACATCGCTGGTGTTACGAATCTAAGCGGAACATTCCTAAGAAACACTCTTGGTCTTTCTGGAACAGGCGGAACATACACACTATCGTCTACACATTTTTCATCCGCAATTCAGATAAGAAGCTCAACGGCCATAACATATAGCTTGACGACGAATCGTTCGGTAAGAACTGGATCTGGCACAACTCTATCCGGCACTGCACCTACTGTTTTCAATGTATCATCTATCACAGCAAATTGGGCAACAAATCCAGTTAAGTTTTGGCTTACAAGTCAAGCATTCAACTGGTCTTTGGCTGTCACAGGTTCAAGCGTTGCTGGTACCACATCATATACTGGAGGAGGCACGGCAACGCTAACCACTAGCGGTTCAACAGCTGGTTCCAGCGCAGCAATAGACAGCACGTTGAGCTATACGCTATCCACTCAAGACTATAGCGGAACTGGTCTCAATGGTGCTGGTACCGCAACATCTGCTAATAGAACAGTCACGCGCGGCCCAGCGAGCGTGTACTATCCACTGTTCTGGAAAATCACACAATCGGGTTCAAACCCATCTATCTCAACAAGTGATAGTCATAATAATTCAGCATTTGCTGTAGGTCAAACTGTAATGACAACTGCTACTCCTGCTGATTATACATGGATCGCAACACCAACCTCTGCCGCTAGAACTTTTAAATATATCTTCTTGGGAAGCGACGTTGTGCTTACGCCAACTGTTTCTTACACAAACCAGTCAATCTCTGGTTATACATATAATGTTTATGGCTTCACGAACTTCTCCGCTGCAACAACAATATATGTGGTAACATAAGAAATGGCTGTACTTTCGTTTCCAACACCAACAGTATTCAGAAACTTAGATACGCCTACCGCTAATACGGACGCGACTACTAAGAGATATGTTGACCAGAAGGTTGCTAATGTCGTAACCGGTATCGTTGTCAGTGAAATCAATACCGCCAACACAATTACCAATTCGTTCTCTGGTATATCAGCAATCCGTTTTGATAAAGACACTGGATTTTCTGTTGCAAGTTGGGGTAATAATACAGTCAAGGTCAGTCTAGGCAGTTCGTTCAAAACATGGAATGTGCCGGGACAAGCGGCTCTCGTGGCCGTAGGCGAAGACACGATTAAAATTATTGGTGGTCAAGGCATTAAGATTACCACTAGCAATACGTCTAGTGGTAATAAGACACTAACATTTACAGCCAACAATACCGCACTTCGTCTGTATGTGGCTAATCAAATTTCACAGCTGGTTAACTCAGCTCCTGAGGTATTAAATACGCTTCGCGAAATCGCGATGGCAATGGGCAACAATGCCAATTTTGCTGCAAACGTAAACAATGCGCTGGCAACAAAAATATCAAATACCGTAGCGACAACCATATCAGTTCGCGATATAATTCCAGCTGCTAACAATACTTATTCGTTAGGTTCTCCTGGAAGACGTTTCAAAAGCCTATATGTGGCTTCAAATACGATATATATTGGTAGAGTATCGCTTGGCGTTTCAGGTGCTGGTGTTTTCCAAGTCACACAAGCTAACAACCTGACGCAGACAATCGTTACGTCTTCCAGTACCACGGGTAAGACAAGCATATCAGAGTTAGTCTTGCAGACTGTATTAGGAACAAAGTATGGTGGCACAGGCCTATCTTCATTCACTAAGAATGGTGTGATGTTTGGAGCCAATAGTTCTGTGATAGGATTCATAACCGGTAGCAGCGGATCTGTAATGCAAATAACATCTAACGGAACACCAGCTTTTACCGACCTAGACGGAGGTTCTTTTTAAAGGCGCGCCATGGAAACAGATAAAGAATCGGAAACACTCAATCTTTATATTGAGCAACAGCAGAATAAAATCAGCAATCTCATGTCATCAATCGTCATGCTTGAGACCAAGGTTGCTTATCTAGAAAATGAGATGAGTAAGATAGACACCAAACATGCGGATGAAGTGGCGTTCCTAAAGGAAGACTACGAAGCAGAGATTGAAAATCTCAAAGATATAAATAGACAATATAAAGATGAATTGATGATGCTAAGCCCACGTCCTACTCTGAGCAATAAGAAAGGGTCAACGGGTACTAAGGCTAAGACTGCAAAAATTGTTACTGGATTTGACATTAAAGGTGAGCATGATCCGAGAAAGAACAAGAAACGTAAGGGTTTGGTGCGCGATGTACTCGCAGAGCAAACCACAACAGTTAGTTCTGGTTTTGATTTGATGGCCAATAATTTAGCAAAAGCTGAAAAAAATAGGCGTAAAGGCATCATACATGCTGAAAACTCAAAAAGTGTCAAACACAATAATGATCTTATAGATAAAATTCTTGAGAATGTTAAAGCTCCGGTTAGAAAAAGTGCCAGACCAACTGGTGTCGTTTCAGACAGAGTTCGAAAGACAACTATATTAGAGCCTAAAGAGGAACCCGTCGTTGTAACCCCAGTCAGAACCGGCTTATCAAAAGGTTCAAAGCTAAAAAGGAATTAAGAAATGGCTTCAATTATCAAAATCAAACGCAGTAGTACGCCTGGTTCAGCGCCAGGTAGTCTATATGCAGGCGAACTAGCGGTTAACTTAGTAGATAAGAAAATCTATACATCGAATGGTTCTGCTGTATTCGAAATCGGTGGTTCTGCTTCGTTCAACATTGGCGCATATATTACGGTAGCTAATGCTAACGCTAAGTTTGCTACGAAAGCTTATGCAGCTTCCAATGCAACATTCCAGTCTGCTCTTGCGAATACCAATTCGTACATCGCAACTAAGGTCAATTCTACGACCTTCAATAGTGCGCTTGCTAATACCAACTCATACATCAAGTCACAGCTTGCTAACACAAATGCCTACATCGCAACTAAGGTAAGTAACACTACCTTCAAGCTGGCCCTTGCTAACACAAACAGCTACATTGCAACTAAAGTAAGCAGTACCACTTTCAACTCTGCACTTGCTAATACCAATACCTACATTGGCACAAAAGTAAGCACAACTACACATAACACTGACCTTGCGAATACCAATTCGTATATTGCAGCGAATGCGTTAGTTGAGCGTCAGCATCTTGCGAATACCAACAGCTATATTGCGACTAAGCTTAACACAACCACACACAATACCGACCTCGCAAATACTAATGCATATATTTCTACGCAAGGTCAGCGTATCACGCTTGTTAATACAAATCTAACAGGCACAAACACTGCGCTTCGTTTATTGATTGCTGACAGACTTCAGATGTCTAATGCGGCTGTGACGTATCAGACAAAGAGCCAGGCTAGACTTGATCTTGCTAATACCAATACCTACATTGCAACTAAGGTCAATTCAACTACCTTCAATTCGGCTCTTGCTAATACCAACAGCTATATTGGCACTAAGGTAAGCACAACCACATTCAATACGGTATTGGCTAACACCAACTCGTATATTGCAACAAAGGCTAGTTCTTCTAATCCAACAACATCTGGAATTCTAGCGCATACAGGACGTGCTACTATCAGCACAAACCTTGAGGTTTCTGGAAACACCAGCGTCACTGGTCTTAAGGCTAATAACTCGCTTGGATCAGCTGGTTATCTTCTTCGCACGAACGGTACAAATGCTTACTGGGATGCGATGCCAAGACAGAATATCTACCTTGAGGTAGCGAATGCTGTTGCGACATATGCAACTAAGTCTAATCCAACTACATCTGGTCTGTTAGCTCATACAGGCCGTATGACAATCAGCACCAATCTTGCTGTTTCTGGTAATACTCGTATTACTGGTTCTGCAATCATTGATGGTGACTTGACAGTTGAAGGTGCAGTTACTTATATCTCATCATCGACACTAAACGTCGATGACTCAATGATTAAGTTGGCTGCTAATAACTCAACAGACGCAGTTGACACCGGTTTCTACGGCATGTACACATCAAGCGGCACTAAGTATGCTGGTCTCTTCAGAGATGCTACAGATGGCGTGTTCAAGGTATATACAGGCCTATCTGTAGAACCAACATCTACTGTTAACATCTCTGGCGCTGGTTACGGTCTTGCTCAGCTTGACGCAATCATAGACGGCGGAACTTACTAACTAAATATAATCACTCAGGCCAAGGGACAAGTGTTTCCCTTGGCCTTCCTCTCTAGGAGTTGGGTGTGGCTTCACAGATTAAAATAAAACGCAGTAGCGTTGCCGGGAAAGTGCCGACAACCTCAGATATTGCTACTGGTGAACTTGCTATCAATACCAAAGACAAGAAGATATATTCTTCCAACGGCACGGTTGTCTTTGATTTCGTAGCTCCGTATCTTGAAGTAGCCAACGCAGCTTCTACATATCTCACAAAAAATAATCCCGTAATAACTGGCACACTAACAGCTAATGGATCTGTTGGTACGGCTGGTTATTATCTACGCGCATCTGGCTCAGGAATCTATTGGAGTCCAGCTGCTGGTGGGGCGGCAGGCGCGGCTGTAGATGCAACATCTCAAACTTTTACTGGTAATGGATCACAAACAAATTTCACTCTCAGCACATCGGTGGTTCAGCAGAAAAATGTTATCGTTACGATAAATGGAATTTTGCAAATACCAACAACACACTATACCATTTCAGGAACCACATTAGCATTTACATCTGCGCCATACAACACTGCTGTTATTGAAGCGAGAAGTATGGAAGGTGTTGTTGTTGCTGGATTAACTGGTGCGGCAGGAACAAATGGAGCGACTGGTGCAACTGGGCCAGCAGGACCAGCAGGTGATCCATATATAGGTTGGTTATTATTAGGAGGAATGTGAAAAATGGCGTCAGCATATAAAGTTTTAGGAAACGTAAATCCATCAGCTACGACAGCAACAACTTTGTACACAGTACCTAGCGCAACAAGCGCAATCATATCTACCATTGTTATTTGCAACCAGGCTGCTAGTTCTGGCACTTATAGGGTAGCAATTAGACCAGCTGGAGCTGCATTAGCTGCGACACAATATATTGCTTATGATGCTGCTTTGCCGGCAAATGATTCCATATATTTAACTCTTGGAATAACATTAGGCACAACCGATGTAATTACTGTTTATTCCAGTTCGGCAACCATGTCGTTTTTAGCATTTGGTACCGAGATAACTTAATGAGTATTAAGATATTATCAAAAAGTTTTGCGTCTTTGCGAAAAATTAGTTTAAAAAAAATATCTTCAAAAAGAGCAAATCTGCAAACGATAAGCACAATAGCTTTAGAGTATCTTGTTGCTGCTGGAGGTGGTTCTGGTGGAGGTGGTGACGGAGGCGCGTATGGTGGCAAAGGTGCTGGAGGTGGCGCTGGTGGATTATTAATCGGCACACAATCTATTACGGGATCTATGTCGGGATTAACATATGCGATTGTAGTTGGTTATGGTGGTGTCAGCACAAGCACATTTGGCCGCGGAAACAGTGGCGCAGATAGCTCTCTTACTGGAACATCCTTATCAATAACTTGCAAAGGAGGAGGGGGAGGTGGTGCATATACACAGAGTAGCGGCGTTTCTGGTTTAAGTGGAGGTTCTGGCGGTGGTTCAGCGGCTGCATTCTGGTGGAACGGATCAAATAGTATCGCTGCGGGTCCAGGAAGAGGTGTTTATCCAGGATCAACTTATTTAAATGCTCCGAGACAGGGATATGATGGTGGCGCAGGTGGCGGAACACTAATAACTGGTAGTCTTAATACTCCTAGAGCTGGTGGAGGTGCTGGGGGCCCAGGAAACTTCTTGGCTGGCGCTGGAATTGTAAGTACTATTTCTGGATCAAGTGTCACATACTGTAGCGGCGGATTAGCTGGAACTGCCACTACGGATCTTTCGCCAACTACAACAATACCAGGACACGGCGGAGCTGGTGGAGCTAGTGGATATGGTGGTCAAGCTGGAACATTTGGAAATGTTATCATTCGTTATCCAGACACATATCCTGCTGCTGTAACAACAACAGGATCACCGACTATTACTGTTGCGGGTGGATATAGAACATACAAGTGGAGCTTATCGGGTACTTGGTCAATAACTTTTTGAATAAATAGGTGTAGATGGCTGTACAAAAAATATTACCACAACAAATAACTGTCACAGGATCAACAAATGGTCAGGTGCTGACGGCCAATACGACTAGCAATACGGCATATTGGTCAACACCAGTTTCTGGTGGTGCATCATGGTCTGCGCTTACATCAACCAACACTGCTATTCGTACACTTATCAGTGACCGTATGCAAGTTGCTAATACCAAAGCATATCTTGCAAATACGAATTCGTTTATCAAGTCTCAGCTGGCAAATACCAATCTTCGTGTTAATCTAATCAATACCAATCTCACTGGTACTAACACCGCATTAAGATCTTTGATATCTGACAGAATGCAAGTTGCTAATGCTACTGCTATTGGTGCAACAAAAGCATCTTGGTCTGCGCTTACTGGTACTAACACATCACTTCGTACACTTATTAGCGATAGACTTCAGGTAGCGAACGCATCAGCGATTTATCAAACAAAAGCAGTAGAAAGAGCAGCACTCGCCAATACAAATCTTCGTATCAACCTAATCAATACCAATTTAACTGGAACTAATACCGCACTTCGTACATTAATCAATAATCGCCTACAAGTTGCCAATGCTGCTGCTACATATGCACCATTATCTAATCCGTCAATTACAGGCACAATAACAGCAACTGGAATTGTTAGTGGTTCCGAATTGACTTCAACTCTCGCTAGTGGTGATGAAGGCGGCCAAATAAATCTAGCAAAACCACCAAATGCAACAACTAGTGGTGGCATAACTATTGACGCATATCAAAACAAACTAAGAATTTTTGAACAAGGTGGATCTGCTCGTGGTGTATATATTGATTTAACTGCTGCGGCTGGTGGTGTAGGTACTAATCTTCTAACTGGTGGCGGAGGCTCTACTACTCAGTATTTACAAGTAGCAAACGCAGTTGCAACGTATCAAACCAAATCTGTTGAACGTGCTGCACTCGCTAATACCAATTCTTACATTGCTACTAAAGCATCTTGGTCTGCGCTTACTGGAACTAACACAGCTATCCGTACTCTAGTATCTGATAGATATCAAGTAGCCAATGTCAACACATTGTTAGCAGCTAAGGCCACTTGGACTAGCGTTACAGGAACTAACACTGCACTGAGAACACTTATCAGTGACAGACTACAGGTTGCAAATGCGGTAGCAACTTATCAAACGAAAGCCGTAGAACGAGCAGCATTAGCAAATACAAATTCTTATATTGCTACAAAAGCATCATGGTCTGCATTAACAAGCACAAATACGGCCATTCGTAATTATGTGGACACATCTGTTGCGGCTGTTGTCAATTCAGCGCCCGGCACACTAAACACACTATATGAACTTGCTGCTGCTTTAGCAAATGACCCTAACTTTGCTACGTCAACGGCCAGTCTTATTGCAACTAAAATATCTGTTGCTAACACAAAAGTGTACCTTGCAAATACCAATTCATACATTGCAACCAAAGCTTCATGGGCGTCGGTAACTGGTACCAATACTGCGCTTCGTTTACTTATTAGTGATAGACTTCAGGTAGCGAATGCTGCATTAATTTATCAAACAAAAGCAGTTGAACGTGCTGCGCTCGCAAATACAAATTCTTATATTGGCACACAAGCAAGTCGTATCAACCTAATCAATACCAATTTAACTAGTACTAACACTGCTCTTCGTCTATTGATTAATGATAGGTATCAGGTTGCAAACGTCAATACGCTACTAAATGCAAAAGCTACATGGGCAGGATTGACGGGCACTAACACTGCACTCCGTACACTTATCAGTGACAGATACCAAGTTGCAAACGTCAATACGTTATTATTAGCTAAAGCATCTTGGGTTGGTTTAACTGGTACTAACACTGCTATTCGCACATTGGTATCCGATAGGCTTCAAGTAGCTAACGCTGCGTCTGTTTACCAAACAAAAGCAATTGAACGTGCTGCGCTCGCAAACACGAACCTGCGCATCAATCTAATTAACACCAATCTTACTGGCACTAACACTGCGCTTAGAACTCTTATCAGTGATAGATTGCAGGTTGCAAACGCATCAACGCTATATCTAACTAAAAATAATCCAGTAATCACTGGCACTCTAACGGCTAACGGTGTTGCTGGTACGGCTGGTTATTATCTCCGCACATCAGGTACAGGCATCTATTGGTCTCCTGTAGCAGGCGGTGGTGGTTCTGCTGCTAACGGATTCTCAGGAATTCTTGTAGGTGCAAACGTAGTTTCTGCTGATTCAACAACCGATAGACTTACTCTTGTTGCTGGGTCAGGCATCACTATCGCTGCTAATCCAACGACTGATACTATAACATTTACCGCAACAGGTGGTGGTGGTTCATTCACTGGCGGAACAATTTCTGGTGCCACTACTGTTACAGATACAACAGCATCAACATCTAATCTGACCGGTGCATTCAAAGTGACTGGCGGTGTTGGTGTTACTGGCAACATATATACTGCTGGACGTGTGGGATATGCTTCTAACACAACAAGTGGCACAAGTGTGGCCTATACATATTATAACACTACGACTAGCTCATTGGATACGGTGTTTGGATAATGGCTATTGATTATGCTTATAAGTGCCAAGGAACTGATTATTATAATGGTGGTCAGTTAAGATTTACCGGAACTCTTGCTTTTGGTACTAATAACTGGACCATAGAAGCATTCGTGAGATTTAATTCTTCTATGTTTGGTGGTGCCCAAAGAGATACATCCCTTTTTGGTGTATGGAATACTGGTTCATCAACATTTCTTGCTGCTACTTTCAATTATCCATCTACAAATGATGTATCACTCAACGCTGCTGTTCTTATTGGTGGAAGCGCCGCTACCACAGGCCTTACGACTTATAATTTTATTCCGGATCGTTGGTATCATATCGCATATGTTAGATCCGGCACAGCATTATCTTTATATGTTGATGGTTCTCGTATAGCAACGACTACTATATCAGGCTCAATAACAAGCGCAGCCAATTGGCACGTTAATGGTTCAGAAAACACTGGAGCAATTTCATATGCCGATTATTATATATCAAATCACCGCATAGTTATTGGAACTGCTTTATATACCGGTACAACATACACAGTTCCCACATCAACATTAACCGCTATTAGCGGAACTGTATTATTAACAGCGGTATCTCCTATTATATACGATGATGGGCCAAACCATTTAACTTTCGTTAATACTGCAACAGGCACAGGATCATTAGTTTCTGTAACAAATAACGGTCCTTTTGGTGACAATGTTATAGTAGAAACATTAACTTTATCCGACACTACAGATGCGACTGTTGGCACACTAGCACAACGATTTACTAATAGTGGTGTGCTTCAGATACCTGGTACATTTGATGAATATAGTCCATCAAGCGGTTCTAATGTTTATACAGACGCAATAGCTGTTTATCCTTCTACTATATCAGCAACATCAGGAGCAGGAACACTAGCATACTCTGGTACTGCTGGAACATTCACATGGACATGTCCAGCTGGTGTTACTAGTGTTAGTGTTGTTTGTGTTGGTGGAGGTGGTACTGGTGGATATAATGGTGGTGGAGGTGGCGGTGGAGCTGCTCTTGCATATATTAATAACTATTCGGTTACTCCTGGTACAACATATACCGTAGTTGCAGGATTTCCTAGCGATTACAATGGAGGATCTGGTGGAACAAGTTATTTCAATAATACTTCTACTGTAGCAGCGGGTGGTGGTTATACAGGCGGTAATTACGCTAGCCCTGTTGGTGGTGCTGGTGGCACCGTATTAGCTGGAACTGGATTTGCAGGAGGCACTGGTGGTAATGGCCAAGGTACATTAGAATCAGCTGGCGGCGGCGGCGCTGGTGGATATACTGGCACCGGTGGTAACGGCAGCACAGTAAATGGACCATATCCATCTCTAACATATACAAGCGCAACATCGTCTACTGGAGGAGGTGGTGGTGGTGGAGCTGCTGGAGCTGCTGGCGGCGGTGGCGTTGGATTATATGGATTAGGGAGTAATGGTACAGCAGGAAACAGTTTAGGTGTAGCAGGTACTGGTGGTTCTGGTGGTACCAGTGGTGGAACTGGATATGCAACAGATGTAGGCGGCGCATATGGCGGTGGTGGCGGTGGATCTAGTGCAGCAGCAGGTGGCGCCGGAGCAATCAGAATCGTATGGAATTCACTAGCAGCAACAGTTTTTCCTACTGCAAGCTCAATAACATGGTCAGACAGTCGTTTGACTAACGGAGGTAACTTATTCATAAAAAGTTCGTTTGATGAATATACTCTTAATCCATCAAGATTAACCGCAACATCTGGTACTACTGTAAGAAAACAAACATCTTCGTCATATCAAGTTTATGATTCAATTGACGAAGTTTCACTCGCGTACACAATAACACCAGATAAAAAAATAGTGAATGAAGGTGATACGGTAACATACACAATAAATGCTCCACTATCAAGGTCTGGCATATTATACTATACAAATACTGGTTCAATGGCGGCAGCAGATTTTAGCGGCGGCCTTGTGTATGGCGTTACTCCGCTCACATGGTCTGGAACTGCTACTGCTACGCTTTGGTCATTCACAGGTCTTACGCAATCAGCAACGAGTGGTTCAGGAACAGGTGCAGTATTCAGCATTAGAAAAAACAATGCGACTACCACTATGGCTACACATGGTGTTCTTACCGTAATACCGACATCTCCTGGATCAGGATATCAAATTGGTGACACGATAACAATTCCTGGTGCAAGCTTAGGATTAACAACACCAACAAACAATCTAACGATAACAGTTGGCTCTGACTGGTTTGCACAAGGTGTATATCCATCTACTGTAACAGGCACAGGTCTTGGTACTATGACAACTGGTGCTGCTAACTGGACATGTCCTGATGGTGTGTATCGTATTAGTGTTGTTTGTGTTGGTGGTGGTGGAAGTGGTGATACAGCTGGTCCACACGGAGGCGGTGGTGGCGCTTTGTCATATGTTAAAGATGTCGCTGTTGTTCCAGGTACTGTTTATCCAATTCAAGTTGGAATAGGTGGAGTAGGTGGCACTAGTGTCGCTGCTGGTACTAATGGAGCTCCTACTTACTGGAATGATGGTACTATTGTTTATGCGAGCGGTGGAAATGCTGCTACTAATGGAGGATATGGTGGTATAGTAGGTGCTGGTACAGGTTTTGCTGGTGGAGCTGGTGGATGGCCTGCATCAGGATCATTAGGAAATGGAGGTGGTGGAGCTGGTGGATATACAGCCGCCGGCGGCAATGGCGGAGTTTGGAGTGGTAATATATCGCAATCAGGAAAAAATTCCCTAAACGGTGGTGGTGGTGGATCAACTGGCGGCGGCGCCGGAATATTAGACAGCACAGGAACCGTAGTTAATACATCTACCGGAAACGGTGGTGGTGGTGGCGGTGTAGGTCTTCTAGGTATTTCAAATCTAGGATTAGGTGGTGTCAATCTTGCAGGTTCAACTGGCGCTATTTTAGGGCAAGGAGGATATGGTGGTTCTGGAGGTTCTAACGGCGGTAACGCAACCTCGACTGTAGGTGGTGCTGGTGCTATCTATGGAGGTGGAGGAGGTGGAGGAAATCCTACTGGTGGTGCTGGAGGTGCTGGTGCACTTAGAATGATTTGGAATTATCCACATGGATTTTTACCATCGACAATCGCATTAACAGCGGTCACTAATACAAAACTATTGACGGCCCAATCAGCGACTATCACTGATGTTACTGGCATAAACACTATAACAAACATTGCTACTGTTACAGCAGGTAGCACTATTATTCCATTTGCCAGCACTTATAGTTATCAATTCAACGGAACAACACAATATCTTTATGTTCCTCACAGTCAAAATTTTGTTTTTGGTTCAACAGATGATTTCACTATTGAAGGATATCTATACACGAGCGCGACTACTATCAATAAAGGTTTGATTTATAAGAGATCCGGATCCAATATCAGCGGTGTTAATTTTGGCACATCAACAACAACAGCAAGCAGATTCCATCTAAGAGTTGCTAATGCCGACGGTTCAGCTTGGACTATTAACGATGCCACTGCAGGAACATTTGCTATCAGCACATGGTATCATTTTGCGATTACCAAAACAAATGGAGTTATCTATCTTTATATAAACGGACTAATGGTTAGACAATATGCTCATACAACAGCAATATATGATGATGGTTCGGTATTAAATATTGGTCAAGATCCAGGTGGTGCGCGATGGGTTGGATATCTTTCTAACATTCGTATCATCAAAGGCACCGCACTTTATTATCCACCAAGCACAATCGTAAATCGTAATTATCCTGATTATCCTTTTGTTGTAGATAACAAAGGATCAATTCCTATCACAAATGGAACAGGAACACTCGCGTTAACAGTTGGTCAAGACATATTGCAAGAAGGTGTTCAAGATATTCAATTGCAATTACGTTCTGATTCAACATCAGGAACTATCTTGGCAACTGCGCCGACTGTACTTGTTGCTGATACTTCAAAACCACTTGCATTACCTGGTGGTGGTCAATGTTGGTGTGCTTATCCAGATTATGTTTCTGGGCCTAACTTAGTTTATACAGGAACTCCAGGCGTATTCACATTTACAGCACCGAAAGGATACACAGCCGTTTCTGCTGTAGCTATTGGTGCAGGCGGAGGCGGTGGACCAAACGGAGGAGGCGGCGGTGGAGGAGGCGCATTAGCATATAGTGCAAGCATTGCCGTAACAGGTGGAACAACATATACGATAACATGTGGTGCTCCAGGAGTATATGGCGGAACTCCGACTGCTGGTGGAGCAAGTTCTTTTGCTTCAACAATTATCGCTAACGGCGGTCAACCAGGAGGAACAAACGCAGCACCTGCCGGTGGTGCTGGTGGCACAGTTGGTGCTGGTACTGGTTTTGCTGGTGGTGCCGGTGGCGCTGGAATCGGAACATATGCTGGTGGTGGTGGTGGCGGAGCTGGTGGATACACTGTTGCTGGAGGTGCTGGTGGTGCTGTTACCGGAACTGTTCCTACACTAACTGCTGGTTCAGGGGTTGCATCTACATCTGGAGGTGCAGGTGGATCCGGGGGAGGCAGTGCAACTGCTGGACTATATTATGCTGTTGGTGGTGGAGGTGGTGGAACTTCACCATTTGGTTCTGTCGCAGTTGCTAGTATAGCAGGAACTTCTTATGCAGGAGCTGGTTCTAGTTGTGGTCGTGGTGGTGGTGGATCAGGAGGTGTTGCAACAACAACAGCTTCTGGTGTGCAATTAGGTGAAAGAGGATATACTGCTACACCATATCCTAATGGTGCAAATCAGCCTCCTCATGGTGGGAGATTTGGAGGTGGAGGTGGCGCTGGGGATGGTAATAATCAACCAGGCGGGAATGGTGGACCTGGATGCGTTAGAATCATATGGGGAACTGGTCGTGCATATCCAGCAACGCTTACCGCAGACCGAGTTTCTGGATATCCTGCTGCTGTTGGTAATCCAACTGGTCAACAATAACGGAGAATTAATATGGCAAAGTTGATTAGCGGAACAAGAGTATACGGATCAGCAACAGTAGATGCTGCTTTGATTGCTGGTGCTGGTGCTGGATTTATGAACCTTGTTGCGTTCACAACAGGAACATCTGTAACATACACATTACCAGCAGCACTTCAATATGCTGGTGCTAAGTTTAAAGCGACTATCATCGGTGCTGGTGGTTCAGGTGGTGGTACCGCTGCTACTGCTGGTCAAATGGGAGGTGGTGGTGGATCTTCATCTGTTGTTGTTGCTTATATCACTGTAGTATCTAGTGTTTACACATTAACATATACCGTTGCTGGTACTACAGCCGCAGGTGCTTCTGGTGCTGCTGGTGCTGCTGGATCTCCTTCTTCTATTATCTATAACAGCGTAACATATTCAGCAGGCGGTGGCCTAGGCGGAACACTCGCTACTTCGGTACTTGCTGGTGGTGCTGGTGGTACACCAAGTCCATCAGGATTTGGTACATCTAACGTAATGGGTTTAACAGGATATCCAGGTGGTGCAGGTGGTGTTATGGCAGCAACAACTAACATAGCCGGTATTGGTGCTCACACTCCATTAGGTTGGGGTCAAGGTGGTGTTATGCCAGAAACTGCTGCTGGTCAAGCAGGACAACCAGGATCTGGATATGGTGCTGGTGGGTCAGGTGCAAGAAATGGCACGGCCGCTACCGCTCGCGCAGGTGGAACTGGTGCGCCAGGACTAATCATTATTGAATACTAACGCATTTTTATAAATAGATTATCACAGAAAGGTATATAATATGGAAGAGATTCAATTAGCAATTCAAGCAGCAGCTTCATCAGATGCTAACGCATTTCGCGAGCATATTGGTGCTGCGCTATCAGCAAAGATTTCAGATGCGCTTGATCTAAGACGAATTGAAATTGCATCAAACATGTTGACTCCTCAGGAAGAAGTCGAAGATCAGGAGATCGTATCAGATGAAGACGTTTAAAGAACTCCGTGAAGCTGTATCGGTCTCTAAGAAAGATGCCGAATCTGATGCTTTGAAGCCAAAAGCTAAGGGCGAAGCAGATTTTGCAGATGCACACACTCAGCATGATACCGCTTATCCAGCAAAGAATACAGATAATGTATTGAATGCAAAATCAATGGGTCAAGCAAAGCATCAGCCAAATAGCGGTGATCGTGGCATCATCAAGCAGGGCACATCTGATCTTGCTGATAAGTCTGGTTTTAAAGGTCAGCAATCAAAGACACGCGCAAACGCATCCAAGCAAGGTGATTTGACACCAGTTCGTAGCCAGTCGTCTGTTGCTGCATATGCAGAAGAAGTTTTCAATGACCGTTCTTCAATTACAGAATCAAGCGAAGAGACGTTTGAAATTGAATTGGAAAATGGTGATGTTGTAGAAGTAAACGAAGAGACACTTGATATCATTGGTGAAACTTATTCAAAGCTTACTGGTGAGAACCAAGAGTTATTCCGCGACATGATTAACAGAGACGCAGACTCATTCACAACGATTATGGATTTCGTTGTAGCAAATTCAGAAGTGGAGTAACACATGGCCGCTGTTTCTAATAACGAAGGCATTATGAATAAGCAAACCAAAGGTGGTTGGATTATTGCTAAGTTTCATAATAGCGGTGGAATCAAATTGAATGCTGCTGATACTACCACTGGTGGTGGTGTTCCTGTGTGGGGTGCCAATTCTGCTGGTGAAACCGTTGTCAGCATGAACATTATTTCAGCCGAAGTCAATTGCGGTGGCGCAAACAATGTACATTTTGAAATCAAGCGCGGTGCAAGTATGGCACTTGTTCTATCTGGTGCAGATTATGTTGATCTTTCTGATAGCCGTTTGATTGATAATACCACCGCAATGTCAACATCAAACGTAACGATTACAAAAGTCAATAGTGGTCCTGCAACGCTTATTCTCAAGCTGCATAAGACGGTAGCCATCACAGGAGGTTCGCGTTACTAATGAAGCTAATCTGCGAACTAAACGAAAGCGATATTCAAATCGTAACCGAAGCTACCGAGTCTGGTGAAAAGAACTTCTTCATTGAAGGCATTTTCATGCAAGCTGGTATTCAAAACAAAAACGGTCGTGTTTATCCCGTTGATGTTGTCTCACGCGAAGTCGATAGGTACCGTGGTGCATATATCGACACCAACCGTGCATATGGTGAACTAGGCCATCCTGCAGGTCCAAACATTAACCTAGAGCGCGTATCACACATGATTAAGGATCTTCACATGGAAGGTTCTAATGCTATTGGTCGTGCAAAGATCATGGACACACCATACGGTAAGATCGTCAAGGATCTTATGAAGGAAGGTGCCAACCTTGGTGTATCTTCACGCGGTATGGGAACACTAACAAAGAGAAATGGTATCATGGAAGTAGGTAGTGATTTCTACCTTGCTACCGCTGCTGATATCGTTGCTGATCCTTCTGCACCACAAGCGTTTGTTCGTGGTATCATGGAAGGCAAAGAGTGGGTTTGGGAAAATGGCGTTCTACATGAACGCGAGGTTGCTGAGATTCGCGATCAAATTGAAGAAGGTTATGGAACCACTCGCAACAAAGAAGAGGTAATGATTGAGGCTTTTAAAAAGTTCTTGTCAAAACTCTAATATTATAAATAACATAAGAAACATTTTTTGATAACACCTGAGGAGAAATGAATATGTCAGTTCAGGACACAAATGTCGATAAGCTCGACGTACAAGAAGCAAAGAGAGCGAGCTTCGGCGTTAATGCTGAGGTTCCTGAGCCTACTGGAGCAAATGCATCACCTCCCGGTGGTTCGCAGAATTCTGGTGATAGAACAAACCCAATGCAGGGTTCTAGCGTTAAGCCATACACAAAGGTTGGTATGATTAACTCTATGATTCAAGCACTCTCTGGAATGAAGAAGGCCGAAGTATCAATAGCTTATGATTCATTCAAGGGCGATAAGACAAACCCAATGCAGGGTAATTCTGTTAATCCAAAGGGCCGTGTTGCTGAATCCAAGATTGCCCGTCTAACAAAGGAAGACCTCGACGTGTCCGATGATATCAAGGCCATCTTTGAAGGCACCGACGTTTCTGCTGATTTCATTGCTCGCGCAACTGAAGTATTTGAAGCAGCCGTTCTAACCAAGGTCAATGAGCAGATTTCTGTTCTTGATGAAAGATTTGAATTGGCTCTATCTGAAGAAACAGAAAGCCTAGGCGAGTCACTAGTTGAGCGCGTAGACACATATCTCGACTATGTTGTTGAGAGCTGGATGGAAAACAATGCCGTTGCTGTAGAGCGTGGTCTAAAGGCTGAGATCGTAGAAGGTTTCATGAAGGGTCTTAAGGATCTATTCACAGAACACTACATCGACATTCCAGATGAAGCCGTTGATGTAACCGAAGAACTTGCTAATCAGGTTGAAGTTCTTGAGTCCGTTATCAACGAAGAAATTGAAAAGAATATTGAGCTAACAGCTCAAATCAAAGAATTTGAGCGCGTAATTGCGTTCAATGAAGTTTCAGAAGGTCTTGCAGATACGCAATACGCAAAACTACAATCGCTTTCTGAAGCAGTTGACTTCGATGACATTGAGTCATATCAGAAGAAAATTGCTACCCTTCGTGAGAGTTATTTCCCAACAAGAGGTTCGGCCGGCCCCTTGAACGAAAGCGTAACACTCGATGAGGAACCAGTGGGCGAAGAAATCGCTGAAAAGCAGGTTCCGGGCGAAATGGCTGCTTACATGTCTGCGATTAGTCGCGGTATCAAAAAGTAAGTTTTTATAACATTAGTTGAAATCAATAAGGAGAACTAACATGCAATCTCTGAATGAACAAGTTCAGAAAAAGTGGCAGCCAGTCCTGGAGCATAGCGATCTATCTCCAATCAAGGATGCGCACCGCCGCTCAGTAGTAGCACAGCTTCTGGAAAACCAGGAAAAGTCAGCTCGCGAACAAGGTTTTGGATCTGGTGGTTACCAGGCTCCATCACTACTAGGTGAAACAGCTCCAACAAACGCTATGGGTGCATCGTCATCTACAGCCGCAGCTGGTTCCATCGACACATTCGATCCAGTACTTATTTCATTGGTTCGTCGTTCTATGCCTAACCTAATTGCGTATGATATCTGCGGCGTACAGCCAATGACAGGTCCAACAGGCCTTATCTTCGCAATGCGTTCACGTTATAACAGCCAGACAGGTGCAGAAGCTCTATTCAACGAAGCAAATACCACATTCTCTGGTTCTGCTAAAGGCAATACAGCGTCTTCATTTGTTGTTGCTAACACTTCAGTTCGTTCTCAGTCTGGTTCTGATCCAACTGGTCGTGTAACTGCTGGCGCTGCTGGCTATAACATGTCAACAGGTATGACTACTGCTCGCGCAGAAGCTCTTGGTGACGGACGTGGTAACGATTTCCAGGAAATGGCATTCAGCATTGAGAAGGTTGCTGTAACAGCAGTTAGCCGCGCTCTCAAGGCAGAATACACAATGGAACTTGCACAGGATCTTAAGGCCATTCACGGTCTTGATGCTGAGCAGGAACTATCAAACATTCTTGCTGCTGAAATCCTTTCTGAAATCAACCGTGAAGTTGTTCGTACAATCAACTATACTGCTACAGCCGGCGCTCAGGAAAACGTAACTTCAACAGGTACGTTTAACCTAGACGTTGACTCTAACGGTCGTTGGATGGTAGAAAAGTTCAAGGGTCTATTGTTCCAGATTGAGCGCGAAGCGAACCAGATTGCTAAGGCAACTCGTCGTGGTAAGGGTAACGTAATCATCTGCGGTTCTGACGTAGCTTCGGCTCTTCAGATGGCAGGCGTTCTTGATTACACACCTGCTCTATCTAACAATCTAAATGTTGACGACACAGGCAATACCTTCGCTGGTGTTCTTGGTGGCCGTATCAAGGTTTACATTGATCCATACTTCTCTTCTGCATCTGGTAAGCAGTATTTCACAATCGGCTATAAGGGCTCTTCAGCATTTGACGCTGGTCTGTTCTATTGCCCATACGTACCACTTCAGATGGTTCGTGCAGTTGGTGAAAACACCTTCCAGCCAAAGATTGGCTTCAAGACTCGTTACGGAATGGTTGCAAACCCATTCGCAACGAACGATGCCACTGGTGCTATCGGTGCGTTCGGCGATGCCCGCGCAAACCTTTACTACCGCTTTGTGCAGGTCACAAACCTTATGTAATAAAAACCTCGCTGATTCAAAGGCGAGGCAATACAAGACGGTTTCAAGCCGCAAACTGGGAGGGCAGAAATGCTCTCCCTTTTTTATTATAAATAGCTATATGACAGCGTACCAAAATCAACCTGAAAACATTAATATGCTAGGGCAAAATGGCTTTCAGTTTGCCATCAAGCGTCTGCCTAACGTCAATTATTTTGCTCAAGGCGTTTCTATTCCAGCCATTTCTATGAATCCTATTGAGACGCCAACTCCGTTCGCGTATGTACCGCGCCCAGGAGATAGGTTGACATACGAGCCGTTAGCTGTTACATTTAAGGTCGATGAGGATCTAAAGAACTATTTTGAGATTCAGAAATGGCTTGTAGGCCTTGGTCACCCTGATGATCTTGGGCAAACACGCGACCTATCAAAAGACATTCGTAATAACTCAGTTGGTTTTAGACCAGTCGGTAATGCAACCACATTCGTATCAGACGCAGTTCTTTCGGTATTGACCAGTGCTAAGAATCTAAATATCAACATCTTCTTTTATGATTGCTTCCCAATCTCACTTACAGAATTAGCATTTACGTCTACCAATACGACAATTGATTATCTAGAGGCCACAGCGGTATTCAGATATCGTAAGTATGCGCTAGACGAGTAATAGACTGACCCGGTACAACATCCTTATTATACCTCAGATATAGTCGGTTGTCAATACAAATAATGCATTGACAATGCTCAAACTTAATGGTATTATGTACATATGAAACTTGAAGACATCCTTGAGAACTGGTCAAAAGACGCGCTATATGACGATCTTAACTTAGATCGCGATAGCCTCGCAATTTCTTCCCTTCACGCCAAATATATTCAAATCTTAGCCATTGAAAGGTCGCTTCTGAGATCATGCATGGCTAAGAAAAAAGGTCTGTATAAGGACTTGCGTGAGTATTACCTTGGCACATTAAACAATCCCGATGACCTCGAGCGCATGAGCCGTGAACCTTTTCTTCACAAGGTATTGAAGAATGAGGTGCATAATTATGTGGATTCTGATAGCGAGTTGATGAAGTTAGACAACCGCATCTCTATGCAGGAAGAGAAGGTCGAAACGCTAACCTCAATCATCAAAGCAATTCATCAGCGTGGTTATGATATCAAGTCGGCTATTGAGTGGAGAAAGTTCACAAATGGATTCTGATATCAGATTGCACAAAGTAAACGAAGCTTTCATCCGTGTTGAGTGTGACCCTGGTATTGCAAGAGAACTAGCTGAGCATCTTACGTTTGAGGTACCTGGTGCTAAGTATAGCCCTGCGTTCAAAGCAAAACATTGGGACGGTAAGATCCGTCTATTCAACTCTCGCAACAATCAAATCTACCACGGCCTCTCACGCGAGGTAATGCGTTGGGGGCAAGAGCGTGATTACACCGTCGAGTCGGTTGATGGTTTTGACGCAACAGAAGAATTCTCACTGGCTGAAGCTAAAGAATTTGCACAATCACTTTCACTGCCTTTTGAAGCACACGACCACCAATTACGCGCATTTGCTCTCGCTGTTAGAAACAAACGCTGTGTTTTGGTTTCTCCTACTGGCTCTGGTAAATCACTTATCATCTATCTTCTGACGAGGTACTATGACTGCCGTACTCTTATTATTGTGCCAACTATTTCTTTGGTGCACCAGCTGTATTCTGATTTTGCCGACTATGGTTTTGTATCTGATGAGTTCGTTCACCGAATTTTTGGAGGGCAAGATAAACAAACTGATAAACCAATTGTTATCTCAACCTGGCAATCCGTTTACGAAATGGATAAAAGATTTTTCGAATCTTTTGAGTTGATTGTCGGTGACGAAGCACATCTGTTCAAAGCACAGAGCCTTACTAAGATTATGACATCCATGGTCAATACTCAGTATCGGTTTGGTCTCACAGGTACGCTTGATGGCTCACAGGTCAATGAACTAGTCCTTGAGGGTCTTTTTGGTCCAGCAACCAAGATTATATCGTCCCGCGAACTAATGGATCAAGGCACACTTGCTGATTTGAAAATCAAAGTTCTGGTGTTGAATCATCCTGTTGCAGAAGCTAAGAAACTAAAAGGTGGTACATATCAAGATGAAATTGCACACATTATTTCTTTTGAACCTCGCAATAAATTCATTCGTAATCTTGCTGTATCTCTCGGGGGGAATACGCTGATCCTTTATTCATATGTTGAAAAGCATGGTGCTATTCTGTATGATATGATTGGTGAGAAAGCAGGCAATCGCAAGGTGTTTTTCGTTCATGGTGGTGTCGATGGTGAAGAGCGCGAGGCTATTCGTGCTATCGTTGAGAAGGAGAACGATGCTATTATCGTTGCGTCCTACGGCACCTTTAGTACAGGCATAAATATCAAGAACCTACATAATGTCATATTCGCAAGCCCAACTAAAAGCCGCGTTAGAACTATGCAATCGGTCGGGCGTGGCCTGCGCGTATCTGATACCAAAGACAGCATGACACTATTCGATATTGCAGACAATCTTACTATCGGCAACAATAAGAACTTCACATTGAACCACCTTATTGAACGTGTGAAGATGTACAACTCTGAGGGGTTTGCATATGAAATGCACACCATCAAACTAAAGGAGAGTTCCAATGAGCGAAGTGTATTATTTGAAGATGAATAATGGCGATGATGTTCTATGTACCTATGAAGGTGAAGACGAGGATTGCCTATATGTTTGCCAGCCATTCGTCGTTGATGCCACGCCAAATCTTGACACTGGGGTATTGACAACAACCATAATGCGTTGGATTCCATTTGATTCGCTCATGGAAAGCAAAATAACTATTGACAAATGCAACGTAATGGTGTATTCTCAAGTAGAATTAGATATCGCAGAACGCTACCAACGCACCCTTGATATGCTAGAAGAGAAGCGTAAGTATGAAGCGCGCCAAGAAATGATTCGCAATATGGCCGAATCTGCAAATGGCATTAGCTTATCAATCCACTAGGAGTATATTATGACTGAAAAATTAGAGCCGGTCTTCATTACTTATGCCAAACCACCTAAGAAGAAAAAGCATTATGTGAACAATGTGGATTTATTTGATGCATTGGTAATCCATAGAGAGAAAGTGCAAGCTGCTAAGGAAGCTGGTAAAGAGCTACCGCGCATTCCACATTATATCGGTGAAGCTATTATGAAGATTGCGACACACCTTGCATACAAGCCAAACTTCTCAAACTACACGTTCCGCGAGGAAATGATTTCAGATGGTATTGAGAATTGCCTGCTATATCTGAATAACTTTGACCCTGCGAAGTCTAAGAATCCATTCGCATACTTCACGCAGATTATTTACTTTGCATTTCTTCGCCGCATTCAACGAGAGAAGCGTCATTTATATACCAAGTATGCAGCCATTGAACAAGCAAACATTATGGGTGCTACATCTGAAAATCAAGGCGGTGATATCAGGTCTTATGATACCGATATCAAGTATGGTGAGTGGTCACAGGAACAGATGGAACGCTTTATGAAAGACTTTGAAGATTCCAGCATTGCTAAGAAAGCTAAGGCCGCTGAAACTAAAGAAGCGAAGTTGAATTCACAATGAAGATTGCACTTATCACTGACACGCACTGGGGTGTGCGTAATGACAATTCCGCATTTCTCGACAACAACAAGAAATTCTTAGATGACATTTTCTTTCCGTATCTCGATACTCATGGCATTGACACTGTTATCCATCTCGGTGATTTGGTTGACCGTCGTAAATATCTTAATATCAATACAGCTAAGCGACTACGAGAAGATTTTATTAGACCGCTACACCAAAGAGAAATCCGTCCACACCTCATCATCGGAAATCACGATACCTATTTCAAAAATACGAACTCTGTAAATTCAATCCGAGAAATCTACGGAAATGATTTCTGTATCTATGAGTCCGCTAGAGAGGTAAAAGTTGATGGCGTTCCAATTCTTTTCATTCCATGGATCTGCGATGATAACCGTGATGAAACGCTACAGCTTATCAGCACAACAAACGCTCAAATCTGCATGGGCCACCTCGAGCTTGCAGGTTTTGAAATGTATCGAGGTAGTCCAGTCAGCCATGGAGATGATCGTGGTTTGTTTGGTAGGTTCGATATGGTACTTAGCGGTCATTATCATCACAGGTCTTCTGCTGGGAACATTCACTACCTTGGTAGCCATGCTGAGTTTACTTGGAGCGACTACGATGACCCCAAAGGATTCCATATCCTTGATACGGAAACTCGTGAACTGGCGTTTATAGAAAATCCATTCAAGATGTTCCGTAAGATGTGGTATAACGATAAGGATGTTACCACCGAAGCTTTGCTTGATAGAGACTTTTCAAAATACGCGGGCGCGTATGTGAAGCTTATCGTACAAGGTAAAGATAATCCGTTTGCGTTTGATTTGTTTACCACAAAGCTTTATGAAGCCAATCCTATTGAGGTGGTAATCGTTGAAGACCATCGCAACATGGACACCATTGACGAGAATGATCTATTGAACGAGGCCGAAGATACCCTTACGATTTTGTCTAAGTATATTGGCACACTAGAAACAAGCGTTGACACAAAAGAGCTTGACAATCTAATGCATTCTCTATACAATGAAGCAATGAAAATGGAAGTTTGATATGGAATTTGAGCCAAGTGTGATTTACCTTGATCGTGAAGGTAATGAATACCGATATATCTATAAGACTGGTGGCGTAACTGTCTTTGAGAATAACGAAGCGAAACGGTTCGCTCAACATTCTACTGGGCGATACAGATGGGATAATCAAGACCATCCTCGTGATATTATTGGAAAGAAATGATACATTTTACATCCGTTCGTTGGAAGAATTTTCTATCCACTGGCAACGCCTTCACAGAGATTTCGCTAGATGCCAATCCATCAACTCTTATTGTTGGTGAGAATGGTGCTGGCAAATCTACTGTGTTGGATGCATTGTGTTTTTCGTTGTATGGCAAGCCATTCCGTAAGATCAAAAAGGATCAGCTAATCAACTCTGTCAATGGCCGAGATGTTGTCGTTGAGGTAGAGTTTACGGTTGGTGATAAGCAATATCTAATTAGGCGTGGTATCAAGCCAGCTATCTTTGAAATCATAGAGAATGGCAAGCTTCTGGATCAGGAAGCTGCTGCGCGTGATTATCAGGAGATGCTTGAGAAGAATATCTTGCGGCTCACTATGAAGTCGTTCACGCAGGTTGTCATTCTCGGTTCGTCATCGTTCGTACCATTCATGCAGCTATCAACTAACAATCGCCGTGAGGTTATTGAAGACCTGTTGGACATCCGTGTGTTCTCGTCAATGGCTTTGCTATTGAAGGATCGCGTCACGGGTGCGCGTGAGGACTACAATCTAAATGAACGCGATATGGTATCCACATCCGATTCCATTCTTGTGCAGGAAAAACTGCGTAAGCAACAAGAGGATCATAAGGGCGAAAAGATTCTTGAGCGCCGCGAGCGGATTGCTGAGCTGGAACAAGCTATTGATAGTGCGATGGTCAATGCACAGGAAGAGCAAGAAACTATCGCACAGCTAACCGAGTCTACAGATGACCACGACTCTGTTATTGAGAGGCAGCGCAAGCTTCTTGCTTTAGAGAAAAGCTTGACACTAAAGAAAGCTAATGCAAAAAAGTCAATTGCATTTTACCACGATAACAATGAGTGTCCAACATGCACACAGGATATCGACCAAGCAATTAAGTGTGAGAAAATAGATGAGAAAGAAAAGACAATTGCCGACATTGAAGATGCGCTCATTAAGCTATCTGGAGAAATTGCATCATGCGAAGAACGTAGAGAGGGCATTGAGCGAGTACTTCGGCAAATCCATAAACATCAATCGAGCCTCAATAGCATCCAAGCCGATGTTCGCACAAGCCAAAAAGAAATCTCTATCTGGCAAAAAGAAATTGAGGGCCTCGAGAAAGAGACCGTCAGTACTGGACACGAGGAAATCATTAAAGAACTCCAAGCGAAATTTGCTGATCTCTTGGAGCGTAAAAAGCATCTACTTGCACAGAGAGAGATGCACGATCTTGCCGGAATAATTCTGCGCGACTCAGGCATCAAGTCTCGGATCATCAAGCAATATGTACCAGTTATCAATACGCTTGTCAACAAGTACCTTGCAGCTATGGATTTCTTTGTTAAGTTTGAACTGAATGAGACGTTTGAAGAAAAGATTTTGTCACGCCACCGTGACGATTTCACATACGATTCATTCAGCGAAGGCGAGAAAATGCGTATTGACCTTTCGCTATTGTTTACATGGCGTTCCATCGCTCGCATGAAGAACAGCGTCAACACCAATCTGCTTATCCTTGATGAGGTATTTGATGCTTCGCTTGACGCTAACGGCTGCGATGAGTTCCTGAAGCTTATACATAATGTGGAAGACACAAACATCTTCGTCATCTCTCATAAGGGCGATGTTCTGCAAGATAAATTCACAAGCACACTCCGATTCACAAAACAGAAAAACTTTAGTAGGATGATATCATGATTATTCCGGGCAACGATCCACGTTTGAAGCAGGTGTGTAAGCCATTTAACTTTGATACTGGTTACACAATGGAAGATGGTAGCATCCTATCGGCTGAGAAGCTTTTCTACATGCTGAAGGAACAGATGATTGCTAATAAAGGCGTAGGTCTGTCAGCCTGTCAGATTGGCATTATGACACGTGCCTTTGTCATTGGTAACTTTACTGATCCTGATAGTGTGATTTCTGTTTTCAATCCGCGCATAGTGACAATGGGTACCGAGACTGTGGTGCATGAAGAAGGGTGTATTTCATACCCTGGTTTGTTTTTAAAAATCAAGCGACCATCTGAATTTGAAGTTCGCTTTTCTGGCTGGGATGGCACTGCTGGCACTACGATGTTCAAGGGATATACAGCCAGAGTATTTCTCCATGAGCTAGACCATCTCGATGGCATCACGTTTCAAAAGCGCGCCAATAGATTCCATTTAGAACAGGGCTTGACACAGAAGAAGAAGTATGATAGGATTATAAAATCAAGATTAACTGCATGATGGAAAACCAATGAGTGACATTAAAGAATCCACGGTATATGATAGTTGTATGGATCTCAAAGCTGCGGAGTCTATTTCTACCGTAGCCAATTTCATTGATGATCCAGATTTCGTTGACCAGACGCCAACATACAAAGCCACGACTAAAGATATTGGTGGCGCGTACAAGTCAATCTATGTTAGCTTTCGTACCAAAGAAGATTTGAAAGAGTTTGTCAATCTGATCCAGCAGGACATTTTGACGGACGAAATCTGGTATCCAGAATCAAGATCATTTCTGTTTGATCCCGATGTTAAGACGTATAAGTTCCTTGATAAAGATGCTGTACCGCAGAAGCCCAAGAAGAAACTAAAGCCTACGGCTGATGATAAGTGGCGCAAGCTATGGACTGGCATGCCTGAGTACATTCAGGAAGACTATGAGCCATACCATAAAATTGATATGCGTTTCTATGATGAAGACGGCTACAAGGCCTTCGCGAAGGTTGTCGATCAAAATCTATCTGAGAATACCAACAGCATTTGGTATCCGAAGCTTGACCGCGATGCTAACGCTAAGAAGCGGTGGGTAGAGTCCAATGGCAATCACACCAATCCACAATACCCACTCTACATCGTATCGAAGGGCCGTGCTGATAGTCGGTTGACTGCTCGGTCGCTTGAACGGATGCAGGTGCCATATTACATTGCTATTGAACCGCAAGATTATGAGTCCTATGCGGCTGTCATTGATCCTGCAAAGATTTTGGTATTGCCGTTCTCTAATCACGGTGACGGCCCTGGTCGTGCGCGTAACTGGTGTTGGGATCATGCTATATCTCTCGGTGCTAAACGTCATTGGGTTCTTGATGATAACATCTCCGATTTCTACAGACTCCACCAAAACTTTCGTATCCGTACTGAGAGTGGTGCTATCTTCCGCGCGGCTGAGGACTTTGTTGATCGGTTTGAGAATGTACCAATTTCCGGTTTTCAGTACAGGTTCTTCATTGCACCCAATGGTAAATATCCCGCATTCGTAACCAATACTCGCATTTATTCGGTGCTATTGATTGACAACTCCTGTGAGTTCAGATGGCGTGGACGATACAATGAAGACACCGATATCTGCCTTCGTGTATTGAAAGCTGGGCAGTGTACGATCCAGTTCAATTCATTCTTGCAGGGTAAAGCTGCAACGCAGACGCTCGGTGGTGGTAACACCGCAGAGTTCTATGCTGCTGAGGGTACTGATCCAAAATCTGAAATGCTTTATCAGATGCACCCAGACGTTACGACAAAGGTCATTCGGTTTGGTCGTCACCATCATTACGTGGATTACAACCAGTTCAAAAAGAATAAATTGATTATGAAGCCTGATGTCCAGATTCCAACAGGCATCAACAACTATGGTATGGAACTGGTTACCGACTTCAAAGGATAATATGACACCGCTTGATGAATATTTAAATCTATGTGCCAAGTTCGCTGATATTGATATTGACACCGCTAGGAGAGAAGCACTAGCGGCTGTCAAGCGCCACGATAAGAAGCCATATAATCCAGGTGATACCGTAGAGATGGCAAGCCTTGAGACAAAGTGGTATGCTTCGCTCGCAATTGATCCAAAGAATCCAGATTATTCGGTCTACGCTGACCCGTATTATTTCTGCGAGACCTGGTTGTGTTGGACAAAATATTCAAAGCGGTATCTCAAGGACATCCAATCGTCTCGGTCTATGTTTGGTAAAAGCATTGTCGAGTCGATGGTCGGTGTTGGTACTGTCCTTGATCTTGGTTGTGGTTCTGGATATACCACCGTTGAATTGAAAAAGATTTTTCCGAAAGCGGATGTATACGGTACCAACTTTGAAGGCAGCAGTCAATATGCCATGTCCAGCTACCTCGGGAATTTACACGCATTTCAGATGCGCGGTAATCACAAGGGCCTCAAGGCTGATTTGATTTTTGCGTCCGAGTATTTTGAGCATATCCAAACACCGATCGAACATCTGATCGAGGTGCTAAAAGATTGTGAGCCAAAATACCTGCTATTCGCGAACACCTTCAATTCCGATGCTATCGGGCATTTCGATTCCTATTTGCACCTTGGCAATACCATGTCTGGTTCTCAGGCGGGTCGGGCGTTTGGTGCTACATTGAAAGCGCACGGGTACGAAAAGGTACCAACGCAATGCTGGAACAGTAGACCCGCTTTCTGGAAAAGAAGTGATTGTAACAATTTGTTACTTATGTAATAAAAGAATTACAAAAATAATCGGAAAAACCGAAAAAAAATCAAAAATAATTAGCGAGTAATTTCAATGACTTAGGAACCGCAAATTCCTAAGTCATTGTTTTTGCTTGCGTTTTGTCGATTTGACAATGGCATGGTTCTTTGCTATTATAAGAATATAAGATGAGTTGAAAGACAAGAGAGAAGAGAGACACACCATGAGCGTAGCAACAAACCCGAACCGTCGTCAAGCCCTTCGCGATTCCGCCCAAGACGCTATTGCACAGTTCCTGTCTAACGGTGGCTATGTGACCCGTTGCGAGACTTCTAATGCCAAGGTCAAGACGTTTCGCCACTTTGCTTCCATTGCCTCGCAAGGCCGCAAATTGACCACCCTCCGCAATGCCGGCTTTGCTTCTCGCTAATTGAAAGGTTCAACCATGTTTTCCATTCGCAAGCTCGACCTCTACCTTGCCGCTATCCGCGCTGATTATGCCGCTTTCAAGTTCCGCGGCGAACATGCCAACTCGCCTTGGACCGCTGAGATGGTTGATGAATTCAACCGCACCCTGTCCTACGAAATTGGCAGCCGCTATGTGAAGGTCATCAAGTATGCCGGCACAACCAATGCTTCGGTTCACTCTTTCATTTGCATGACCGATATGGGTAAATTCTGCAAGGGTGATATCCTGAAAGCGGCTAGCTGGAAAGCGCCTGCGAAAAACAAGGCCCGCGGCAATGTAGTGCTCCGCGATTACCCCACCGTCCAATGGACCGGCATCATCTGAGAAAGGTTTACACCATGAGAAAAGTCCTTCGCAAAACTGTCCGCGCTTCCACTCTCACCGAGATTGCTAACCGTCTGTTGGCTTCGCCCTCGTCCACGCGGGATGAGCGGGTCGGTGTTATCGTTCTCTTGGAGTCTTCACTCCTCACCGATGATGCCTACCGTGGCTATAACTACCTTGATGCCGAGCAGATTGGCTTTGAAGGTGTGCAGCCCGGCATTCGGCCCGAGCGTGGCGTTACCAACCAGTTTGCCGACACCGACAACACCCGCCGTGTTTACCTCTGAGGAGAATCCTATGACCCAGTTGGAACACAAAATGAACGAGGGTATTGATGCTCTCATCAAGCAACTCGAAGCCGCTAAAGACGGACAGGGTTTCAAGTCTAAGGCGTGGGCGGTAGAGAAAGTGGCTGAGGAAGCCAAGAACTACGCCGACTATTGGAACTACAAACTGGACGATTGGGCTTCCGACTGAGGAGAATTGAGATGGACTTTTCTTACGCCGAAATAATGGATCAGATCCGCATGGCTGAAATGACCGGTGATGTTGACGCCGAAGAATATTGGCATGAAATGCTGGAATGTGTCATGCAAATTGACGCGATTAACGAAGGCGATGATTATGAGGATGATGGTCAGCCATCCGAGATGCAAGAATGGCAAGATTATGACCGAGATTGCTAGTTGACAAACCGCGCGCCATGTGGTACTATACATAATGAATTGAGGAGAAGGTAATGGCTGAGAAACTGGTATCGCCTGGCGCGCTTGACAAGTTGGCTAAATTGCTTGCCGCTGAGAACATTGCTGTGGAACATGCACCCGTGGTCACTGCGTCTTTTGATGTTAAGAACCGCGTTCTGCGTCTGCCTATGTGGCAGGAAATGACCGAGAGCCTGTATCATCTGCTGGTGCTTCACGAGGTCGGGCATGCCCTTGAGACTCCGTGCGATGGCTGGAAAGGTGCTATTGACGCCGTTGAGGAATCAGACGGTCGCCGTGTGTCGCGCACATTCCAGGGTTATCTGAATGTGGTTGAGGACGCGCGGATTGAGCGTAAGATTAAGGCTAAGTTCCCCGGTTCGCGCCGTGATTTTCACGATGGCTACAAGTGGCTTTTCGAGTCGGACTTTTTCAATGTGAAGTCTACCAATCCCGATCAACTGTCAACCATTGACCGTATCAACCTTTACTTCAAGGTTGGTTCTCATATGCAGGTGCCGTTCTCGGATGACGAACAGGTGTTTGTGAAGCGGGCTGAGGACATCCACACATGGGATGAGGCCGTCCAGCTTGCTAATGATCTCCTTGCTTTTGCCAAAGAAAAGGCGGAGCAGGAAGAGGAAGACCTGGATGAAGAAAAGCGTGACGTTTCTACCCGCACCCTTGATGATGATGACGGCGAGGAAGGTGACGATTGGGAAGATGCTGAGGAACTTGGTGACGACGGCGAAGACGGCGAGGAAGGTGACGATTGGGAAGACGGCGATAAAGGGTTAAAAGGCGAGTCCGATCAAGATGAAGTCGGCGATGGTAATGATGAGGACAAACCGAAGCCCTCGCGCCGTAAGTCTGGTGGTCAGATAGAAGAGGCTACCACTGATAAGGCTCTGTCTGATAAGATGCAGGATTTGGTTGATCCTACTATGCTCGGCAGGGAACTCCGTTATGTGGTGTTGCCGAAGGATATCAATTCGGATAACTTCATTGTGAAGTATGGCGATATCCTGAAGTATGCTCAGCATGATATCAACCTTGGCAAGGCGGCTGATTATCAGGCTTTCGCTGGTCGTGTGTTCTCCAAGTTCCGTAGCGACAATAACAATGCCATCAATTATATGGTCAAGGAGTTCGAAATGAAGAAGGCTGCTACGGCCTATTCCCGTAGCAAGCAGTCCAAGACTGGTACCATTGATACGACAAAGATCCACAGCTATAAGTTCAGCGAGGATATCTTCCGTCGTCTCACGGTACTGCCGACTGGCAAGAACCACGGGCTTGTCGTATATCTCGACCTGTCGGGTTCCATGTCTGGGCATATCCGCGGTGCGGTTGAACAGATGATTACCCTGGCTACTTTTTGTCGCCGTGCTAACATCCCACACCGTATCTATGGCTTCTCGACCGGTTTAGCTGGTGCAGGTTATAAGCATCCTGCTACTTTGAAGTACCACGATATGCGAACCAAAATCAACACCGAATGGCGTAACATTGACAATCGTGTTGGCAAGCATTTCGTATACCCTAACACGGAACTGTCACTACTGGAATTGTTTCACGAAGGCATGAACCTGCGTGATTTCAATTTCATGTGTTCCACATTGCTTATTTCAGGTATGATCCAGAACTATACCAATTGTGATCTGGTTCCTGCTGGCTATAATAATGTGAAGCATTATGTCCGTGATGTTATCTTCAATAAATTCCGCGACCCGTTTGAGTTCCTCAGCCTGGGATCAACACCGTTCAATGATTCCTTGATGTTGGGTCGCGATATCATTACCAAGTTCACAAAGGAGAAGAACCTCGAGATTGTGAACATGGTGACGATTACCGATGGTGAGTCCGATCATCCATCATACATTCTGCACAAGCAGAATGGTCAGCGTGGCCATTTGGCTGGTACTTCTATCAACAACAACCGTACCACATTCCTGACCGATGAGCATAGCAAGCGCCAAATCCGCTTGAATTTCGAGCATAGCCACCAGTATACCTCGATGTATGCTAAACTCATCCGTGATACGATGAAGGTTAATCTTGTTGGCTTCTACATTACCAACAGTGCCCGTGACGTTACCAGCGGCGCCCAGATGGCTGGGTCAAACTGGTATGATGCTGACCTGATGGCTAAGTCTTTCCGTTCTAACCAGTATGCCATTGTGCCTGGCTTGTACGGCCACAATGAGTTCTACTATATCAAGGGCGGCAAAGACTTGCGTACCGAGAGTTCTGGCATGGGTGATATTGCTGCGGATTCATCCAAGGGTAAACTGAAAACTGCGTTTGCCAACGCACAATCCAAGCGCGGTACGTCCCGTGTTGTGTTGGCTAAGTTTATCGACAAAATTGCTGTATAAATACAAAGCAAAAATGAGGGGTTGACAAATCCCTCATTACCAACTATAATGGTAACATGATGACAAAAGGAGATGGCTATGTTCAAAGTATCATATACACTCAAGGATGAAAACAAGCTCCTGTCGGACGAGACTGCCAAGTTCCGTTATCTCCAGGATGCGTTTGATTTCATGCGTCGTTTGTTGGCTTCTACTGGACTCGTTGGTAAACCTACCATCGAACGGATTTAGTGGTTGACAATCCAGCTTACCAATGCTATAATACTTATATGATGATGAGATGAGGTGATCCAATGCATACCAATCAGTCTAAGTTCCTCGAGAAAGCCATCAGCAAGTTTGGTGCTGACGCAGTGGTTGCGCGTGGTAATGTGCTAAAGTTTGCGGAGTCGCTTGGTGTGGATATCCGCACTCTCAGCTGGCTTTTTGTTGACGAATATCGTGTTAGCCATGGCAAGTATCGTTTGCCGACGATGGTTGGCGCGCCTAGCGTTGAAGATACCACGTCCATTGCTGCTATGGCAGCCGATATCGTTCCCATTCGCAAGGCTCAGCCAGTGGCTACCACTACCAAGTTTGATCCTAACGCAGTGTCCGAGCATGATTATGCTGCGGTGCCCGAGAAGGACAAGAACTATGTGCCGTTTGGCGAGTTCAAGATGATCGAAAAGATCATCGCGTCTGGCAAGTTCTTTCCTGTGTTCATTTCTGGTCACTCTGGCAACGGCAAGACTTTCATGGTTGAGCAGGCTTGCAGCAAAGCCAAGCGGGCAATGATTCGTGTGCAAATGTCGCGTGAGACCGACGAGGACGATCTGATCGGTGGTTTCCGTCTTATCAATGGCGAGACCAAGTTCATGAAGGGCCCGGTGCTCCGTGCGATGGAAATCGGCGCTCTGTTGCTGATTGACGAGGCTGACCGTGCTGATCCTGGCAAGGCTATGTGTCTCCAGGGTATTCTCGAAGGCAAGTCTTACTATGTGAAGAAGACCGGCGAGATTGTCAAGCCAGCTGATGGCTTCAATGTGATGGTCACTGCTAACACCAAAGGCCGTGGCTCTGAGGATGGTCGCTATGTTGCTGCTACCATGCTTGACGATGCTTGGCTTGAGCGTTTCCCGATCACGGTCGAGCAGGAATATCCTACTGTTCAGATTGAAAAGAAGATCCTCGTCAACTATCTCGGTAATGATTTGCCAAAGGCTGATGTTTCGTTCATTGACCATCTAACCGTCTGGTCAGAAATCATCCGCAAGACCTTTGCTGATGGCGCAATTGATGAACTCATTTCTACTCGCCGTCTGGTGCATATCGCGCAGACGTACCTGATGCTCGGTGACCGCATGAAGGCCATCAAGTTCTGCATTAACCGTTTCGATGAAGAGACCAAGACCGCGTTCCTTGATCTCTATAGCAAGGTTGATCCTACGATCAATCCCATCCCCGCCACTCCTGCAGCCGATGCTGTTTCGGAGAAGTCTCAGGAAATCTTTTTCTGAGACTAATATAACTTAAATTATGGAGAAATACATGTCACAGATGTCCTTGATTGAAAAGCACCTTCGTCGTAACAACACCGGTCCCGGTGTCACTGTCGCTAAGCTTTCTAAGCTCACTGGCATTCCTAAGGAAAGTATCTATAAGCGTGTTAGCGACCTTCGCGAAAGCCACACAATCTACAGCAACTACCGCAAGGTAAATGGTGAGCGCAAGCTTTACTACCGCATCGCTGCTTAATTTGTGCTATATAGGGTGGGGAGCATTCCTCACCCTATTTTTAATGGAGTCTAAAATTGAATAACGATGAAATTCCCTACGCCCATCTTCGTGGTCTGAGTGTTACAGTTCGGAACAATGATATCAATGGTGCATTGCGTGTTTTGAAAAAGAAAGTTCAAGCTGATGGTATCATGCGAGACCTTTCTGAGCGCGAACATTACACGAAGCCTTCCATGAAGCGCCGCTTGGATAAAATCCAGGCCATTCGTCGTTGGAAAAAGAAGCAGCAAGAAGCGGCAGAACAGCTTTAATTTTCCATATATACTACTGCAATTTAACATGGAGTTGTTATGTCAACATATGAAGTTTCTGTTTCTATTGAAGAACTGCGTAAGCGTAAAATTTTAATTGCCACACCAATGTACGGCGGTATGTGTGGTGGTTCGTATACCAAGTCCACTGCTGACCTTGCATCTATGGCTGCACAGTATGGCATGGATGTCCGCTTCTATTACCTCTTCAACGAATCCCTAATCACTCGTGCGCGAAATTACCTCGTGGACGAATTTTTGCGTTCTGATTGTACTCACTTGATGTTCATCGACGCCGACATTGGCTTTGATCCAAATGATGTTATTGCATTGTCGGTCATTGCGGAAGCTGGCAACGATAAGGAAATCGTATGCGGTCCGTATCCCAAGAAGTGTATCGCATGGGAAAAGATCAAGCGGGCGGTAGATCGTGGCTTTGCTGATAAGGATCCAGAGAACCTCGAGAAGTATGTTGGCGATTATGTTTTCAACCCTAAGCAGGGTTCTGGATCCATTCCGCTTGATGAGCCTGTAGAGGTACTTGAAGGTGGTACTGGCTTTATGATGATCCAGCGTTCTGCGTTGGAAAAGTTTGCGGCTGCATATCCTCAGTACAACTATCTGCCCGACCATGTACGTACCGCGCACTTCGATGGTACCCGTGAAATCATGCAGTATTTCCAGGCCGAGATTGATCCTAAGTCTAAGCGGTATCTGTCAGAAGATTATTGGTTCTGTCAGAAGATGTGGGACATTGACGTTAAGACATGGCTCTGCCCATGGATGAAGCTCCAGCACATGGGTTCATATGTGTTTGCTGGTTCTCTCATTGATCTGGCTCAGATTGGCGCTGGTGCGACTGCTGATCTCGATCAGATGGCATCTAAGAAAAAGTAACTTGACATTCGCATTCACACCTGCTATTATGATTATCTTGAGTGAAGGAATATACCATGAAAATTTCTAAGTCTACGGTTGACGTATTAAAGAATTTTGCGTCAATCAATCCTAGCATGTTGTTTACTACTGGTTCTGAATTGAAGACGGTCTCACCACAAAAGACAGTCTTCGCTAAGGTAAAGATTGAAGATACCATTGACACTGAATTTGGTGTCTTTGATCTCTCTCAGTTCATTGGCGTTCTGAGTGACTACGAGAATCCTGATATCTCTGTCAATGACACGTTCATTTCCATCTCAAATGGAAGTGGTGATATCTCTGATATCGTTCGTGCAAAGGCAGAGCTTCTTCCCAGCCTTCCTACCAAGGAAGTCACGCTACCTTCGGTTGATGTGGCTTTTGTTCTGGAAGCAGCGAAGCTTCAAAGAGCATTGCGTCAAGCTTCGCTCCTTACTTTGCCAGAAATTGCTCTTCTCGGTGAACATGGTAACGCATACTTCTGCGCTATTGATTCACGGAGCGATTCCACGAATCGTTTCAAGAGCCCTGTAGGAAAGGCTGAGAAGAACTATAAGATGATCTTCAAGGTTGACAATCTTAAGGTCATGGGTGGTAAGGACTATGATGTGAAGGTATCTTCAAAGGGTATCGCATACTTTGCATCCACTGATGGCATCTGTCATTACTGGGTCGCAACGGAATCTGGTTCGTCTTTTGATGCCTAATCGGTGGGGGCGAAAGCCCCCATCTTTCGTTATGGATATGTGAAATGACACAAGATAGCAAGCAGTCGAAGCTCGGTCGCGCAGGTGAGAGTATCGTATTAAATTGGTATAGTGAAAAAGATATGAAGGTCAAAGCTTCTATCGACCAATATGACAGCCACAAAGATGCATTGATAGACGGTAAATGGGCCGAGATTAAAACTCAGGTACCATTCGTCTACAAGGATGCATTTACCATCAAGCCAAATCAATTACGCAAATGCCAAAATGTTTGTCGATTGATTTTCGTTTCTGTACCAAACGCAAAAGAAAAACACTACAGCGCAGGAAAAGTGTATTGCATTTTTCCAGAAGATGGGTTACAATACAATAAGTATACCACCAAAGATGGTCGCGATATGATTCTTATTCCGATCAAGCAAGATGGTATGCGTGAAATTTTTGAAATGACCGAAGAGGAACAGAAAATCCTTCAGCGATATTCTGTGTCTTCTTGGAACTGATGGAGCCAACATGCGTGAAGAATTCCTTTGGGTTGAACGCTATAGACCGCATAAGATTGCCGATTGCATTCTACCTGATGACCTGAAGCAAACATTCCAACAATTCGTAAACGACGGCAGCATTCCTAATCTGTTGCTTGCTGGCACTGCTGGTGTCGGTAAGACAACGGTCGCTCGTGCTATGCTTGACGAGATCAATGCTGACTATTTAATTATCAATGGGTCAATGAATGGTAACATTGACACACTGCGAAATGAAATTCGCAACTATGCAGGTACCGTATCATTTGGTGGAGGTCGTAAGTATGTTATCTTGGATGAGGCGGATTACCTCAACGCTAGTTCCACACAGCCCGCACTCAGAAACTTCATGGAGGAGTTCTCAAGTAACTGTGGATTTATTCTCACCTGCAATTTCAAGAACCGAATTATCCAACCACTACATTCTCGGTGCGCTGTTGTAGACTTTAAGATCCAGAAGAAGCAACTTGGTGGTCTTGCTGTTGAGTTTATGAAGCGAGCCATTTGGATCCTTGAGGCTGAGAATGTTGAGTATGATAAAGGTGCAGTCGCAGAGGTAATCAAAAAGCATCTGCCCGATTGGCGGCGTGTACTCAATGAGTTCCAGAGGTATGCTGCGCGTGGTAAAATTGACACTGGTATCCTTGCATCGGTTGATAATACTAATATCAGCGAACTTGTCAAGTGTTTGAAGAACCGCGAGTTTGAGAACATGCGAAAGTGGATTGGCACTAACTCTAGCGCGGACGTGAATACTCTATTCCGTTCTCTGTATGATACCGCTTATGATATCCTAGATCAGAATTCTGTACCACAGTTGATTCTGATTTTGGCTGACTATCAGTACAAGGCTGCGTTTGTTGTTGACCAAGAAATCAACCTTGCTGCATGTATGACGCAGATTATGATTGATTGTGAGTTCAAGCAATAGTAGACCTTACCTATTGTAAAAGTGTAATGACAAGCCGTAAAAAGTTTGATATGATATGCCCATAGATTGAGAATCGTTCTCGTCTATTAAACCAAAGTGAAGGTGCAATATGAAAGTCCATAAAACAAAAGCTTTAAATTTACAGACCATTGAAGATGCCTTGTTCGGCACAGAGAACAATGTTTTCTCGCTAAACAGCAAGCCACTTTATGATGTAGCCAAATCAATATCTTTTTGTCCGCCTCATAGTCTTCCTGATACACTTCAGTTTCAAGACGATGAAACCAAAAAGAGATTCTTGGCTATAGGCGTACATTCGACCGCAATGGAATATATCGACACGAAAATTATTCCGCTTGAAGAGATTGATCTTGAGTTCTTTTCTTCAAAGAAAAACATTGGCGGAAGACATATTCCTGTTGATGCTGCACATGTTGCTAGACTCTCACTCAGCTTGGGTTCGGAAGATGGATGGATACACTCACAACAGCGTTTGTACGTTGTAGAAATTCCTGCGAAGCGAATGGCAGAAATCTTACGCGATGATCCACATTCAAAGAAGAAATATTGGCTTTTTTCTGGTAGGCACCGTATTACGGCCCTACAGCAGCTTTTTGCTGCAACAAAAAACAGCAAATATAATTTTGCTCTTGTCGATCTTTTTAAATATAATAACTATGAAGCACTCGAAGCTCATGGTACAGAGTCGAATATGCAGCACACTGTATCTAAGCCATTAGAAATGATAGACGTTCAATCTGGCTTCATATATGCTGTACAGCGTAATCTATTCGAAGCATCTGAAGATGGATTTTCTCGCTATTTAAAGTTCTATAAGATTCAGGGCAAATTTTCTGAAACGAACATTAAGAAGATGATGAAAAAGGCTTTGAAAAGAAGTTCTTATGATGCTATTGACGGCACAGTTGAGACTATTGAATCTGGACAAAATGTTAAGAGAGGTACAAGACCACATCTTACTTGGTTCACTTCACATTTCGACGTACCGTTTGCGTCAAAGGATGTCAGAATAAGCGATGTTTTGCGTGACAAGTTGCCAACAGATGGATCAATTCGATATGTCACACTTTTTGTTGATTCTAAAGATTGTTTTGACAATCCAAAGGGAATCAAAGGCGAAAGAGAGAAGTGCGAGAAGGCTTTTAAGGCAAAACTTAAGGTGTTGGCAACGATGCGATATAATGAAAATGTACGATCAGGATGTGAATTTCCTAGTTCACATCCCCTCGCAAATGCAAGCAAGGAAGATATCATAAATCATTATATGGAAACCGGTTCAATCCGATTCAACGGGTTTATGCCGCAGTTAATTTCTCCAAATGGTGATCTTATTGAGAAGGTCGTCGTAAATGCGGACGGTACTCCATTCAAGGGCTTCGTATCAAAAAGCTCGCTATGACTAGTCCTTTCGATTACGTCAACTCGATTATGAAGCCCAAGCAATCAAATATGATGCGCGGGCATGGTGAAGAACAGGAAAAGGCATACGTGCCTTTTCTTACCAACCGGTCGTTATCGTACCACCAAGACTGCATACTGTATGCCAACGAGATGAACCAGCGTGGCCACCTGGACAAACTAATGCAGTATGAGTATTTTATAAATATAATCAGGAAACAGAACCGTAAGTTTGCCAAGTGGCAAAAAGAAGAAAAGAACGATTCTGTCGACCTGATTATGGAGTTCTTCGGCTATGGTCGTTCAGAAGCTAAACAAGCACTGACCGTATTGACACCTAGTCAAGTAGACCAGATCAGGTCGTTACTTGGCAAAAGGTAAACACAATGCAATCCATTATTGAATCCATGATTGAGGTACGACTAAAGACACCAGAAGATTTCCTAAAGATTCGCGAAACGCTTAGCCGCATCGGTGTCGCGTCCGCAGAAAAATCCACACTCTATCAATCTTGTCATATCTTCCACAAGCAGGGCCGCTACTATGTGGTCCACTTCAAGGAACTATTTGCGCTTGATGGTAAGCCAACCAACTTCTCTGATGACGATAAAGCCCGTCGGAATAAGATCGCAAATCTACTCGCTGAATGGGAGTTGATTGACCTTGTTGATCCTAAGGCCTCAGAAGATCCTATCGCTTCATTGAATCAGATCAAAATTCTCACGCACAAGGAGAAGAATGAGTGGAAGCTGGAAGCTAAATATAATATCGGTAAGAACCGCGGAAAGGTCGCTTGATCGACGCAGCTTCTACCTTCTTGAATTTATGTGTAGCGTTGGGGATATATCTTCTTCGCTACATATAAATAAAACCGTGATGCCCTCGGGGTCACATAATCAACCTTGCCTAATAGGAGGTCATACTATGACTAAGAACGACTACGCACAACTCGCTGCATTTGATCCATTCTCTATCGGTTTTGATAAGACATTCAAGCTGCTATCTTCGCAGTTGGATGGTATCGGTAAGAACCTTCCTGGATATCCTCCATACAATATCAAGAAGGTCGATGATAATAAGTACGTCATCGAAATGGCTGTCGCAGGATTTGCAAAGACAGATATCGAGTTAATACTTGATGGAAGTAAGCTAACTATCTCTGGTAACACTAAAGATTCCAGTGATATGGATAAAGCTCAAGAGTACTACTACTACAAGGGAATCGCAGAGCGTGCCTTCAATCGCACATTCACTCTCGCTGATACCGTAGTGATAAACAATGTTGGACTGATGAATGGTATTCTCAAGGTGTGGTTGGAAAACATCGTACCAGAGAACCAGAAGCCTAAGAAGATCAACATCGACTAATTACAACCCATTGAATTCTATATTATGTAAGCGAGCCGGGAGACCGGCTCGCTATTATCGTTTGGAGAAAGACACATGCAAAACATATTTACATATCTCGCACAGCGAGTAGAAGACACACGCCGTTATTACAAGGCCCTAGAAGAACTAAATCGTTTGTCAGATAGAGAACTATCCGACATCGGATTATATCGTGGTGATATTCCTATGGTTGCTCTGACCACACTAAATAGAAAGTAACTCAATAAGGAGTGACTATGGCTATTACATTCGAACAGTTGAATGAGTTCTTCGAAGATACGGGCGAAGATGTTATTCAGAAATATGTGGAACCTTTAAATGATGTAATGGACTTCTATGAAATCAATACCCCTCAACGTATCTCAATGTTCCTTGCTCAGGTAGGCCATGAATCTGGTGGTCTCAGAACGATCAAGGAAAACCTAAACTATTCAGCAGACCGCTTGAAGGTAATTTTCCCTAAGTATTTTCGTGGTGTGGATACAGCACCGTTCGCTAAGAATCCACAGAAGATTGCTAATCGTGTCTATGCCTCGCGCATGGGTAACGGTGATGAAAATTCTGGCGATGGTTTCCGCTACTGCGGGCGTGGGCTTATCCAACTGACAGGCAAATCAAACTATCAAGCCTTCGCGGCTGATATGGGATGGCCTCTCGAGGAAGCAACTGAATGGCTCAGCACAGAAGAAGGTGCAGCATGGTCAGCTGGTTGGTTCTGGGACTCACGCGAACTAAATCAGTGGGCTGACAAAGGCGATATTCTAACAGTAACTAAAAAAATCAACGGTGGCACAATCGGTCTAGAAGATCGTAAATCTCATTATGAAGCAGCACTAGAAATCTTTTCATAAGGAGACACCGATGCCAAAGTTTGGCACAACTGACGAACCTATCGCAAAGCCTGCGATGGATGAAATACCACCTGCAACCAAGGGAGCAGGTGCTGCGATCCCGACTACATATGTGGACTCAAGTCCTCGCGTAGCGTCTGCACCTGCTGCACCACAGTTATCCGAAGCAGCTCAGCTTGCTAAGATTGAACTGGAAAAGAAACAGTGGGAAGCAGAGAACGCAAAGCAGAATGAAGATTGGATGGTCAAGAAGTGGCGCCCTGCAATGGGTTGGTGCTATATGGTCATTTGTTGCTTAGACATGGCTATTTTCCCTGTTATGTGGAATGTCGTGCAAGTTATGATGAAGCAACCACTAACGCAATGGAATCCACTTACGCTGCAAGGCGCTGGTTTGTTCCATCTAGCAATGGGTGCAGTTCTTGGTATCTCTGCTTGGTCAAGAGGACAAGAGAAAATGCAAGGCGTAACCAAATAAGGATTATAAAATGGATGATGCTCAGAATGTTGAAAGTGTGATGGTCGTTAGGTTTTTTACCGGCGATGAAGTGATTGGTAAAGTGAGTGCGTTTGGTCAACATAACATCGTAATCAAGAAGCCCGCTGCTATTGTGATGCAACAGGGCACAAATGGTAAAGCCAGTATGGGCCTTCTTGATTACCTACCAATGGCAAAGAACAAAGAGATCGTGGTCAGTTCGTCTAATATTCTCTTTGTCTATGAGCCAATGGTTGATGTAGAGAATGCTTACAACACCTCATTTGGTTCCGGTTTGGTAATCGCAAGAAACGGGTTGACAATTTGATGACGATGGTGTACTATACACCATGAGCAAATTTTACACCAATGCGATGCAGTTCGGCAACAACATCTTGGTTCGCGGTTACGACCGCGGGCTACAGTTCAACGAAAAGATTCCCTACAAGCCCACGATGTTTGTCCAGTCAAAGCATGAAAATGCAAGCTGGACCGACATTCGTGGGCTTTCGCTTGAGCCAATACAATTTGAATCCATCAATGAAGCTAAGGACTTTCTCAAGCAATATGAAGACGTGACCAATTTCAATATCTTTGGTCTGCAACGGTTCGTCTACACGTACCTGAATGAAGAATATCCAACCGATGTGCCATATGATCGTGACCAAATCAAGGTTGCATATCTCGATATTGAGGTGAGTTCTGAGAATGGCTTCCCTGCTGTTGAGCGAGCATCGGATACCGTCACAGCCATCACGTTGAAGAAAGGCCCGATCTTTCATGTGTTTGGTTTAAAGCCATACACACCAACACGCAATGACGTTTTCTACCATCACTGTGTCAACGAAAAAGAATTGCTCATTCGTTTTCTGAGTGAGTGGGCGCACGATGGTTATCCCGATATCGTCACTGGTTGGAATATCACATGGTTTGATATTCCTTATCTTGCCAAACGTATGACAACGGTCATTGGTGAAAGTGAAATGAAGCGCCTCTCACCATGGAAAAATGTCCGTGAGAGACGAGTTCAAATGACATTCAACAAGGTGCAGGTTGCATATGATATTGGTGGTGTGGCTACACTTGATTACCTTGAGATGTATAAGAAATTCACATACTCTCAGCAGGAATCATATCGTCTTGACCATATTGCCAATGTTGAACTTGGTGAGAAGAAACTAGATCACTCTGAATTTGAGACACTCCACGAATTCTACATGAAAGATCATACTAAGTTTATTGACTACAATATCATCGACGTGGAACTTATCGTGAAGCTAGATGATAAGATGAAGCTGATTGATATGGCTCTCGCGCTCGCGTATGACGCGAAGGTTACCATTGCCGACGTGTTCACGCAAGTGCGTATGTGGGATGTTATCACGCACAACCATTTGTGGAAGAAAAGAATTGCGGTACCGCTCAACGGTGGTGGTAGCAAGGACGAGGTGTTTGTTGGTGCGTATGTGAAAGACCCACAGGTTGGTTCGCACTCATGGGTCATGTCTTTTGATTTGAACAGTCTGTATCCACATTTGATTATGCAGTATAACATTTCACCTGAAACCATTCATGTGAACGCGAAAGGCTATGCAATCACAGCAGACGTTACGATTGATGATCTGCTTGCTGGTAATATGCCAGAAGTGCCTGATGGTTATGGCCTTGCTGCGAATGGTTGTTTCTTTAGCAAAGCGAAGCAAGGGTTCTTGCCTACGATTATGCAGCGCATGTACAATGACCGTGTGGTGTACAAGGACAAGATGATCCTTGCTCAAAAGGCCTACGAGAATGCAAAGACCGAAGCTGAGAAAAAACAGGCTGTTAAAGATATCTCACGCTACAAGAATATGCAGCTTGCAAAGAAAGTACAGTTGAACTCCGCATATGGCGCTATCGGTAATCAGCATTTCCGTTTCTTTGATATTGACCAAGCTACCGCTATCACTCTCGGCGGGCAACTATCAATTCGTTGGGCTGAAAATGAAATGAATAAGTATCTCAACAAATTATTGAAGACGGAGGATTATGATTATGTTATTGCGTCTGATACAGATTCGCTTTATATTAGCTTTGATAAATTGGTACATAGCGTCTTTGAAAAGAGAATTGAGGCTGAAGGGCTTACTCCGGAACTCAAAGAAAAGATCATTAACTTTCTTGATAAGGTGGCTAGCGATAAAATGGAACCAGTTATTGACAGAATCTATCAGGATCTTGCTGAACGTATGTGTGCCTTCCAGCAAAAAATGAATATGAAGCGCGAAGTCATTGCAGACCGTGGCATCTGGACCGCGAAGAAGCGATACATTCTCAATGTCCATGATTCCGAAGGTGTGCGCTATGCTAAGCCAAAACTAAAGATCATGGGTATGGAAGCTGTAAAGTCTTCAACACCAGCAGCTTGCCGTACGGCCATTAAAGATGTTCTTAATATCGTTATGACGCAGAGCGAAGATGACCTGCATAGGTACATTGAAAAGTTCCGTAAAGAGTTTCGCAAGTTACCATTTGAAGATGTTGCATTTCCTCGCAGTGTTCAGAACCTCACTAAATATCAATACGAGACGAAGAGCGTTCCCATGCATGTGCGTGGTGCTATCGTATTCAATAAGAAGCTGCAACAGATGAAGCTTACGAAAAAATACGAGCAAATCAAAGACGGTGAAAAGATCCGCTTTGCTTATATGAAGATGCCAAATCCTATCCATGAGAATGTGATTGCGGTAATCTCTCAGTTGCCGCCAGAGTTTGGATTGGATAAATATATCGACTACGATACTCAGTTTGAAAAGACTTTTCTTGATCCACTTCGCACAATTCTAAACACCATCAATTGGCATACTGAAAAGCAATCTACACTTGAGGCATTCTTTGTATGAAGCAATTGTGGAGTAAAGACTATAACGAATTGCATAAAGACAAAGGCAACTGGTCTGTAGAATCTCGCAATAACAAATACGCATTCACAATGCGCGATGGCAGCATAAAGCGTATGTCGTATTTTTTTGAATTGTATAAGCCAAAGTCTTTATTAGATTATGGTTGCGGGCACGGAACAGATCATTTTAGAATTCCAGAAAACATTAAACTGATAAATTATGATCCCTTTGTCGATGAGTGGTCGACTAGACCAAATCAATCGGCTGATTTGACGGTATGCTATAATGTATTCAACACAATTGAATGTGAATATTTTGATGATGTGGTTGATGACATTTTTAATTTAACAAACATAGCATTGGTCTGCAACATTAGAGTGCCTGGTGAATGGAGAAATGATCCAGAATATTTTGTGAAAAAACTATCTTCTCGCTTCTCTATCAAAGACTGTAGCTACACTGAAAACCAATCGTATGGAAATAGAAATCTATTCCTTCTGTTAGAAAAATAGTTGACAATTACACATGCCTATGGTATGATGTTTATATTAATGGAGGTACTATGTCACTTAAAGATAAACTAATCAAAAACTCTACAATCGCTTTCACGTCCACATTGGCTGATAGCAAAATCTTCGCGAAGAAGGATATGATTCCTACTTCTGTTCCCATGATTAACGTAGCACTATCTGGTAGCGTTGATGGCGGTATTGTACCGGGCCTTACAATGCTCGCTGGTCCGTCAAAGCATTTCAAGACTGGCTTTGCTTTGCTTATGGCTTCGTCGTTTCTAAAGAAGTATCCCGATGGTATCGTATTGTTTTATGATTCTGAGTTTGGTACTCCTCAGTCTTACTTTGAAACATTTGGTATTCCGTTTTATTCTGTGGTGCATACACCGATCACGGATATTGAAGAACTGAAGTTTGATATCATGCAGCAGATGAAAGAAATTTCACGCGACGAGCATGTTATGATTGTTATTGACTCAATTGGTAATCTTGCATCAAAGAAAGAAGTGGACGATGCGCTAGACGGTAAGTCGGTCGCTGATATGTCCAGAGCAAAGCAGTTGAAGTCTTTGTTCCGTATGATTACACCACACCTGACGCTCAAGGATATGCCTATGATCGTCGTCAATCACACTTATAAAGAAATTGGTTTGTATCCCAAAGATATCGTTGGTGGTGGTACTGGCTCGTACTATTCATCCGACGCTATCTGGATTCTTGGTCGTCAGCAAGACAAGGACGGCACTGAGATCCAAGGCTACCATTTCGTTATCAATGTTGAGAAGTCGCGCTATGTCAAAGAGAAGTCCAAGATTCCAATTACTGTCTCTTTCGAAGGTGGTATTAATCGTTGGTCAGGCCTCCTTGATGTTGCTCTCGACGGCGGTTATATTATTAAGCCTAAGAATGGATGGTATGCAACAGTCGATAAGGAAACTGGAGAAGTCCATACTCCAAACTTCCGAGCAGGAGATATTGTCAACAACAAAGAGTTCTGGTTGAAGATGTTCAAGGAAACCGATTTCTCTCAGTACATTGAAAGCAAGTACAAGATGGCTATGGGTTCTATCATGGAAGACGGTGAAGATAATGAATAATGTTATTGATAATCCCGTTGCACCACGCTATACTCACTTAGATCATCCAAGTGTACAAGATTTCACATGCATCCATGTTATGGATGGCGAGTTCGAAGGTTTGGTATATCACTATGTAAATCTAAAGATTGGCGCACCAGACGAAGAAGGTGCATTGCTGACCTTCAATTACCATATCGTTGAAGGTTCAACGCCTGAAGATCCTGAAGTAAAACGCCGTATGGAAGATGTTATTGCTTCCATCATTTATCATATTCTAGCAGACAATGTAGGGAAAATTGGGTCCGATGAGAATAGAACAGACAATCCTGAAGAACCTGGTACACAACGAGGACTTCGCACGGAAGACCCTCCCGTTTCTTAAAGATGAATATTTTACCAATGGTAGTGAACGCGCGGTATTCCTGCGCGTTCATGATTTTATGATGAAGTATAATTCTAGGCCCACACGCGAAGCTCTTGCAGTTGAGTTGGACAATGCAACCAACATGCCCGAGGAAGAGCATAAGCGGGCTCTTGAGGTAGTTGCTAATCTCAGCGAACCAGAACCTACCGACATTCAATGGTTGCTTGATAACACCGAGAAATTTTGCCAAGAGAAAGCTGTCCATAACGCTATCATGGAAAGCATTACCATTCTTGATGGTAAAGATAAGAACCGGTCATCTAGTAGCATCCCTGAGATCCTATCAGAGGCCCTTGGTGTGTCTTTTGATTCTCATGTTGGTCACGATTTCATCGAGGACTTCGGTGAGCGATATGATTTCTACCATCGCGTAGAAGAAAAGATTCCGTTTGATCTAGGTCTGATGAACGATATCACTCGTGGTGGTTTGTCTCGCAAGTCTCTCAATATCATCCTCGCTGGCACCGGTGCTGGTAAAACTTTGATGATGTGCCACTTCGCAGCAAATAATCTTGCGTCTGGTAAGAATGTTCTCTATATCACGATGGAAATGGCCGAAGAGAAAATCGCAGAGCGCATTGATGCCAACCTGCTGAATGTGCCGCTAGAAGACCTTGGGCAGCTACCGCGTGATATGTACGAAAAGAAGATTGCTAGACTCCGAGCGAAGACAACTGGCAAGCTTATCATCAAGGAATACCCTACTGCGTCTGCACATGCGGGCCATTTTAGGCACCTCCTGAATGAGCTAAATCTAAAGCGAAATTTTGTGCCAGATATCATCTACATTGATTACCTGAATATCTGCATGTCCGCACGGATCAAGCCTGGTGCAAATGTGAATAGTTATACATACATTAAGGCTATTGCAGAAGAGCTTCGTGGCCTTGCGGTAGAGAAAAATCTACCCATCGTATCAGCCACACAGACAACCAGGTCTGGCTATACCTCAAGCGATCCTGGTCTTGAAGATACTTCCGAGTCGTTTGGTCTACCAGCTACGGCCGACTTTATGATTGCTCTTATCCGTACCGAAGACGCAGACGAGCGTGGGCAGGTAATGGTAAAGCAATTGAAGAACCGCTATGCTGATCCAGCTATCAACAAAAGGTTCATGCTCGGCATCGACAGAACCAAAATGCGTCTATTTGATGCTGAGGATAGCGCACAGGATGACCTGATTGATGATAGTCGTGGTGGTAAGACCAAGCGATCTGATTCTGTAATGGACAACTCTAAGTTTGGTATGGAAGACCGTGATCGTACCAAACCAAAGTCAAAGTTCGGTAATTTCAAATTCTAAATAGATATTCAACGGCTGGAGAATTAAGTAATGCAGATTAAAATGTTCACAAAGGACGTGTGCAGTTATTGTGCTGCGGCCAAAGATTTCTTCAAGGACCGCCATCTTGAATTTACTGAGTTCAAGATTGGTAAACATATTACCCGTGAAGATTTCGTTAAGCAGTATCCTGACTATCGTACAGTACCGCAGATTTTTATCAATGACGAGCATGTTGGTGGTTACGACGATTTAGTTAAGGATCCTAGATTTAAATAGGAGACTAAAATGTTAAAAACAACCATGGCTGTACTCATGTTGGTGTTCTTGTGTAACACCGCAGAAGCCGAACCAAAGAAGAAAGTTTCAGCGAAAACCGCGGAACGATATTGTAACCTAAGCGTACAAGACAGGTACGCGCATCTTGCAAAATTCTGCAAGCAGTTGCAAGCAAAGAAAGTAGTTCCAGCTGCGGCTGTTGTTGCGTCTACATATGATGACGACACGCCTGCAAATTTCTTTAGACAGGATAGGGAGAGAGCCGAAGCATCACAGTTTTTTGCTGGTTGGCAAAAGCTAGATGCACCACCAGTTGAGCATAAGAAGCCTAAAGCTAAACCAGTAATGGCTGTTATTGATTTGAATACCGAGCTTCCTAAGGGCAGCACCACACTATCTCAGTCACACCATGAACAACCTGTGCGCCGTGAGAATCCACGCCCTATGTTTGCACCAGAACCGGTGCGGATTGCAAGAGAGTGGGAAGGCTTAAATGTAAGAAAAGATCGTTCCGATCTTACCAAATTACTATCAGATGGTAATGATATGAAGGTGGATCCAGTTCGTATTCCATGGTGTGCAGCTTTCGCAAATGCGGTATTAAACAAGGCTGGATACCAGGGCACAGGTTCTCTATTAGCTCGCAGCTTTTTAGGGTACGGAATTCCTACTACATATCCAAGAGAAGGTGATATTGCGGTGTTCTCACGAGGCAAGAATAGCTCGGCAGGCCATGTTGGATTCTATGTCGGTGAGGAAACTGTTGATGGTGTTAGATACATCAAGGTTCTTGGTGGTAACCAGAACAAAGAAGTTAGCGTAGCTTACTACCCAGCAAACAAGCTGCTGGGCTACAGAAAATTGGGCTAGCATACAAGGAGGTGCCTTTTATTATGTTAGTCAGGGGGGAGCAATAACGCTTCCCCCTTTTTCGTTTTATTATAAATAGGATACGATGCTAAAATTCCGCGAGTTCATAGCTGAGGATGTTTCTGGTAGTCTGTCGGTGTTTGACATTGACGACACGCTATTCAGCACCACGACACAAGTCCTCGTCAGAAAAGATGGCAAGGTTGTTGAGAAATTGACACCAGCTGAGTTCAATGTGTATGCGCTAAAACCTGGTGAGGAATTTGACTTCGCTCAATTCCGATCATCTAAGGTGTTCGCTGATACCGCAAAGCCAATTGAGACTGTATTCAAGACCGCTAAGAAAATGATTAGCAGATTCCGTGCGCATCCTAACAAGCGTATTATCATCTGTACCGCTCGCGCGGATCTAGACGATAAGAAGCTGTTCCTTGATACGTTTAAAAAATATGGCTTTGATATCACGCAGGTGCATGTGTATCGCGCAGGCAATATCAAGGCACCAGGTGCAGAGGCCAAGAAGCAGATTGTTCGTGACCAACTAAAAGCTGGTAAGTATCAGGTAGCTAGAATGTTTGATGACGCTAAGGCCAACCTTGATAAGTTCATTGAACTGCATACCGAGTTTCCAAAGATTAATTTTGAAGCATTCCTAATCCATGAGGATGGAAGAATAACCCGCTACAACGGATAACAAGAAAGGTATAAGCATGTCATATATTCTAACACCAAACGGTCGTAGACCGATTGTTCCTATCAATGAATCTGCTGAGCAGGTAAATGATACCGAAATGGACATTGATTTTGATGTAGAACACTTTCTTGATTATGTTATGGAAAATTTCCCTGAGTTAACTGAAAAGTACATTGAAGAAAACTACGAGCAGGTAAATGAATTATCAAAAGGCGCTGTACAAGATTATAAAGATTCAGCAACTTATGATAAAGGACTCCACGATTATAAATACCAAAATTCATTTGGTCCTAGTGGTGTAGCTAAAAATCGCCTGAGAGTTAAAAATCGTGAAGCCGGTATGAAAACGGCAGATAAGAAACTATCAGGTACAGCTAAAGTTTCTGCAAAAGACGATAATGCACCAGGAAATCACGGTAGACCATTAACAATGAGGTCAAAAAAAGGTACCATGGGAATAGGTAGGGACTAAATTATGGCAGCATCAGAGGGCGTTGATCTTGAATGGGCTATTGTAGAAAAAATCAAGATCAAAAATAATGAACAGAAAAAATACACAAGAGATTATTCCGAGATTATTCTATCTCAGGCCGACGACTGTGTAAAGCATATCTACAAGTATGCTGGTAGTGCAAAAAAAGTTCTTGCCTGGCATTCTGATGATTCATCTAATCCATTTGGTGTTGCTATAGCGGCAAAACCAGAACCAAAAACGGATGTCGTATTGAAAATTGGAACTAAAATACATACGGTATCTGTAAAAATGGCTGGCGGTGTGCAATTGGCTTCGGGTCAAGGCGCATCGACAGCCGAATTGTTTGCAGCGGCTGCGACAAAAGTGCCAAACTCAAATAAAAGTAAAGTGCTAAAATCAATCATAAGTGAGTTGAAAGTTATGCCAACTCGTTTGTTATCCGAATCAAATAAAAAAAGAATCTTGACAGAAGCAAAACCAAAAGTAATCAAAGAGTTTATCAAAGGAACTAAAATTATCCAAGATAAAAGCTATGAGTATTGGTTATCTAATAACAAAGAGGTGTTGATGGACTCTCTTTTGAAATATATTGAAGGAGATCCAGAATACACAAAAGCATTGCTATATGAAGCACTAACAGGTGAAATATCTCTTGCTGAGTATAAAGGTGCGGTAGCAGACAGCATCATTAGTCCTAAAGGATTCTACTTAATCAACGATACATATGTTCAGGGTATTCGTTCAAAAGTTAAGTTTGATATTAGAGGTAAATCAAGAAGCGGTATCACAGGGTTGGCATTTAGAATTGATTTGAAAGCATAGTATCTGACCGGTTACAACATCCTTATTATACCATGGAAATATTAATTTGTCAAGTATTATAAATAGACGAGCAGAAAGCTAAGGCAGTCCTGCATGGTCGCGGTTAGGGTACGCCAATCCCGCTAGGAGTATGATGAAAAGTTTTAAAAGCTTCGTGGTAGAAGCTGCGTTTTCGTCTGAGGAAGACAAGTCGCACTATACCCACATTGAAGACGAGATTTATGTTTCTGGAAAGAAGTCCATTGCTAAGATCAGTGGTTACTTCCATGACCTTATTAAGGGCATTCCTGAAACTGTGAATCAAACTAAGATCGACGGTGCTCCTAGCGTATTTTATGGCTATCAGAATGGTAAGTTCTTCGTAGCGACCAAATCAATCTTCAACAAAGATCCTAAGGTCAATTTTACAGTTGAGGATATTGAGCGTAATCACGGCCACGCACCAGGGCTCGTAGCTAAACTAAAGCTCGCTCTAGAATATTTCCCATACATCACAAACAACAAGAATGAGATCCTTCAAGGCGATATGATGTTCGCTAAGGTTGACTTGAAGAAGGTTGACATTGAAGGTGTTCAGCACTGGTTGTTCAAGCCAAACACAGTTATCAATGCGGTACCTGTGAACTCGGTGCTTGGTCGTGAGATTGCTAAGTCGGTTGTTGGATTCGCACCACACACCAAGTACAATGCATCTGGTAGTCGCGTGACTATCCAAGCGCGTGACATGAAGAAGAATGCTCATGTGTTCCTGATGCCAATTGATGCGCCATCGTTGGATCATGTTGGTCATTTGAAGGCCCATATCACAGAGGTTGATAAGCTCCTTGCATCTATACCGGGTGATGCGTTTGCATACATCTCATCCGAAGAGATGAATCCACATTTCCTTGCATATGCCAACTATGTGATCCGTAATAACACCACGCAGTCATATGCTGGTTTCCTTGCGTACATGAAAGAGAAGCTCCAGAAGTTCATTGACAAGGCTGCTAGTGAAAAAGGTAAAGCTTCAAAGCAGGTGGTATATGATACCATCACTGGTCAAATTGAATCCAATAAAGCTCTAATCACAAACGTCCTTGATGTTCACAACAAGCTTGCTGATATCAAGGACAAGATCATTGACGAGCTGGACACATATCAACCTATTCGCAGATATTTTGAGAATGAGTTTGGTGCATTGGTAAAGACAAATCCAGAAGGCTATGTTCTTCTCGGCAAGCACGGTACCGCAAAGCTAGTCAAGCGCCGTGTATTCAGTATGCAAAACTTTGCTCAAGGATCGTTCAGAAAGGCGGCACCGAAAGATGAGTAAATCTGTCGTTGTTGTACCTCTTGCTAGATTTCAACCACCACACAAGGAACATAAGAACCTTGTGGATGCGGTGTTGAAATTGGCTACAAAAACTCACAGTGACGCTAAGATTTTTGTGTCGCGCTCTGTAGACAAGAAGAAGAATCCATTTACACCACAGGAAAAGATCCGATTCCTAAACAAGATGTTTCCTGGACATAAAGGCCTATTTGATATGCCGCCCATATCTATGCCAAACATGGTTGGTGTTCTCAAATCATTAGAGCATTACGACACCGTTCATATCGTATTGGGTGATGAAAGAGTAGAACAAATCCAGAAGCTTGTTGATAATGCAAATGGTAAAGATTTTCATATTAAGAATGTAACCGTCCAGTCTCGTCACTCTATCACAAACACACGCTCTGGTGATGCTGATGGTATTCATGCATCTGACATTCGCGCATGGGCGCGAGAAGGTAACTTTGCAAATATTCGTGCAGAGATGCCAGATGGTCTAAGCGACAAAGATGTAAAGGATATCATTCGTATTATTCAATCGCGTCTAGGAAAAACAATGACCGAATCTGTAATTGTTGAGGAAGAAATTCCACTACCAACTGATGCTGAGATTGATAGATATCTCGACAAGCTAACCGACATGAGCGATTTGGATCTCCGTGACGAAGATGCTATGATGTTGGATATGATTACCGATGAAGATCCACAAGATGTTCACGAAGGTCTAACATCACAGCAACGCCAGAAGCGTTCACAAAAGATGAAGTCCATGAGCAAGCGTCTCGCTCGTCTGCGTAAGCTTAAATCAAAGCAGATGCCAGCTGGTCAACGCCTACGCCTTCGTGCGCGTAAGGCTGCTATTATGATCCTTCGCGCTCGCGCAAGCGGCCGCAAGAACCTAGATTATAATGCGCTATCACGTTCGCAGCGCATCTCAGTTGATAATGCATTGACACAGCGTTTTGGTAAATCACTAAAGGGTGCTATCAATAGAATAGCCACTCGCATTCTTCCACGTATCCGTAGCAAAGCGCAGGCATCTGTAGCGCAGGCTCGCTCAACTACAAACGAGGCATTTCACATGTTCCTAGAAGGTAAAGAAGGTTCTGCAAAAGACAGAGCATCAGATATCAAGCAGGCTAAAGCTAAACATATTTCAGTATCAGATTGGGAAAAATCAAAGGCTGATACCAAACACGATAGTCCGTTGCATATTGACGCGACAAAAATTGTTGCAACAGATGTTGATCCTACAACGGTTGATCGTTCTGCGCCAAATCCAAAACATACAACACACGGTGGTGGTAAGCGTCTAGCTCAATTTCGTATGCGTACTGAAGCGCGTGGTAGTGCAGCCGATGCTGTAGATGCTGGTGATACCAATATCATCTATCAAATGCGTAAGGTCATCATTGCTCGTGGTGAGCATGATGTTGTATTTGGTGATAAGCACAAAGAAAAGATTTCTGTATCTGACGCAAGAAAAATGTTGGCTTTATTTGATAGAACACGTTTGCCTGCTGATAAACAAAAGCTAACTGTTGCTGCTGGTAAAAGCTTGACAGCATTCAAAAATGTTCTAGCCCACGGTATTCCAAAGGACAAGCCAAAAATTTCTCTTGGTGGTAGAAAGCTTGATGAAGTAACATTCAATGCTCGCAATTGGAATCCGAATGATCCAGACGCACCTCCTGGTATGACACAGGCTAATGAAAAGATGGATTGGACAAAAGATAGTGCTGCTGTAAAAGCATCTAAGGATCCAAAATTTGTAAATAAAATGATCCGTAAATGGGGCGAGCGAGGTGGTGCGTGGCTCAATCATCCAGCATTAGCATCTAAGAAAAAAACTACTGTAAAAGAAGATTCTGAAGATCCAAATCAATCAAAGCGTTTGAATCAAAAGATGGATGTTCTGTTGCGTCTTGGCCTTGTTGACACAACCGAGCTTCAAGGTTACCGTCGTGCGTTGCGTAGTAGCAAGCAGTTTGCTTTGCAAAGCCCACAGCTTCGCAAGAACCTTGCGGATCTATTAGACAAGCTTATTGATTTGACTACACAGGATCCGGCTACATATTCTCGCGTTCGCTATAACGTAGTAAATAAGGAACTTGATAGTCAACCAAATCCTGATCTACGCAAGAAAGCAAAGAAGTCTGGTGTATCTGAAGGTGTTTTGAATCAGGTGTTCGCTCGCGAAATGGCTGAGTCAAATGATATCAATCGTGCGTTCAACCGCGTGAACTCATTCATCGCTGGTGGTTTTGCTGCTAAGTTGGATGAAGATTTACAAGAACGTGCGGTTGATGCTAAGGGATATAAATCATCTACTGGTGGTTTAACTCAAAAGGGCAGAGACTATTATAACAGAAAAGATGGTGGGAATCTAAAAGCACCAGTAACAACATCACCATCTAAACTAAAAGCTGGTAGTAAGGCTGCTGGTCGTCGTAAGTCTTTCTGCGCTCGCATGGGTGGTGTTGAAGGGCCGATGAAGAAGCCAAACGGTGAGCCATCTCGTAAAGCCTTAGCATTGCGTAAGTGGAATTGCCGTAGTGAAGAAACACAAGTCGATGAAAAATGTTGGACAGGGTATAAGCAAGTTGGCATGAAGAATAAAGGTGGTAAGCCTGTTCCTAATTGTGTACCAGAAGATGTCATGCAAACACATGCTGACCATAAAGTAGTTAGAGTTAAGAAAGCTAATGGCAATTTTATGTATCGTAAGATATTTAAAAACAAAATGTAAATAAACACAGGAGAATTGAAAATGGATATGGATGTAATTATTGGTTGCGGTATTTTTCTAGCAATTGTTGGATACTTGGTATACGCAAAGCCATGGAAAAATGAAGAGTTTATTGCTGCTGATGAGCAAGAGGCAAAGGCCGCGGTTGAAGAGGTAAAGGCAGCAGAAACAGTGGCTGCTAAGACAGAAGAGATTTTTGCTAAGGTAGTGGAAGAAGCTACTAAGCTTGATAAGGAAGTTGGAGAAGTTCTTAAAGAAGTAGTGGCTACCGTTGAACCTGTTGTGGAAGAAGCACCAGTGGTTGTTATTGAGCCAGAAGATGCGCCGAAGCCTAAGAGAGGCAAAAAAGGAAAGAAGTAATGGATGAGCTTTCAGAACTACTCAAGAAATCACTTGCTACAACCTTTGCGTTTTATCTGAAGGCTCATAACTTTCACTGGAATGTGGAAGGACCATTCTTCTCACAGTACCATGAATTTTTTGAAACTCTATACACCGATGCGTTTCTAGCCGTTGACGGTATTGCAGAACACATTCGCACATTGAATGTTTATGCGCCAGGTTCATTCAAGCGTTTTGGTGAGCTATCAACCATTCAGGATGAGCTAACAGTTCCTAATGCTGCTGGTATGTTAAATCGTTTGTACGATGATAACAATGCAGTTATTGCTACGCTTGTTCCTGCACAGAAAGCAGCGGAGGTTGCTGGTGCGGTAGGAATTGCAAACTACCTACAAGACCGTATTGATATTCATAATAAACATGCTTGGATGCTAAGAGCAACAAAGAAAGGTAACTAAAATGTCTATTGATCCAAATAAATTTGGTATTAGCAAATCGCTAATTGATGCAGTAAATGAAGCACTCAAAGGTGGTCAGGTCAAGATTGACAAGAACCACAACGGCAAAATTGACGGCCAAGATTTCAAGATGCTTCGTAAGGAAGAAAATATTGATGAAGGCAATCCTGCTAATAAGGAAAAGAAGAACGCAGCTGCGGCGGCTGTCGGTGCTAAGAACCGAGATGGCCAATATCTAAGCAGAATGAATCCATCTGTCGCTGATAAGATTCGTGGTCGCGAAAAGATGTCAGGTAAGGATCGTCAGCAGCACGAAGAAGTTGAGCAGGTAGATGAACTATCAAAGAAGACTTTGGGTTCATATATCAAGAAGGCTGCAACCGATGTAGCAACTAACTCCGCTGCAACTGGTCGTCATGCTGAGCGTTCAAACAAGATTGCCGACCATCAAAAGAAGACTGGTGATTATTCTAAGGAAACTCAGCGCCGTAAGGACAGTCAGACCGCAGACAAGGCTTTTGATAAGTCATGGAAGCGTCGTCAGGGAATCAACAAGGCTACCGATAAGCTAACTAAGGAAGATGTTCAAGTAGACGAGGTTCTTGATACAAACATCAAGAAGTTTGCGTATCTTATGAAGGCTAAGAAATCTATCAAGAACTCTGATCCTAATGATGTCAAGCAGGCTAATGATATTGCCAACAGAACCATTGGTGCAAAGCGTCTTATGAATAAGATAACAAAAAAAAAAGTGAGTGAAGATGTTGAGCAGGTAGACGAGTTATCAAAGGCTACTCTTGGTTCTTATGTAAACAAATCAGCATCAAGTCTCGGAAAGGCTGGTTACAACGCCGGCAGTACCGATGGCACTGCGGCTAAGTTGGATCCACACATTCATACTATAAACAAGAGATCAGCTGGCATCAAAAGAGCTGTAGGTAAATTGGCTAAAGAAGACACTCAAATTGATGAGCTATCAACCGATACATATCACAGCGCAGCACACAAGGCTGCTAAGAAAGCTATGGGTGATGCTCAGGGTCGTTCTGGTCCTATCTTCAAAAAGTATGCTGGTATGGCCAATAAGTTCCGTGATAAGGGTATGTCACAGGAAAAGAAAGAGAAAGCCATGAAAGAAGAAACTCTGGACGAGATCCAGGGTACTTATGGTAATGGTGGTAATAAGAAGAATCTGAAGATTATCCACAAGGGTGTTGTGGTCAAGGATTATGGTACAGACACTAAGCCAAACAAAGCAACTCGCGATAAGAAGGCTGAGAAGATGAAGGCATATCGTGCTGATCGTGATAAGAATATGGAAGAAGAGATTCAGATTGATGAAATCTCGAAAGGAACTCTTGCATCTTATGGTTATAAGGCCGGTAGACAAATGCAAGGTAATCAACCATCTGATCCTGATAAGTTTCGTAAGCGCACCAATCGTGAAAAGGGTTCTAAGTTGGCTTACGGTAAGTATTACGGCCACAAGGTAAAGGTACCTGCTACTGAAGAGACTGATCCAGGATTTGCTGAAGCTAAGACCATGACTAAAGTGAAGACAACAAAAGACATTGGATATAAGGTTGTCGATGTTGGTCCTGGTCAAAAAGAGAAAATAGTGAAGGCACACAATTGGACTGAGCCAAAAAAGAAGTTACCTAATGGAGCAGATTATGCGGCACAAAGACGCAAAGAGAGACTTGCTGCTAATGGTCGTATGGACGAAGCATCCGAGAATCCAATGGCAATGCAACTGGCTGATAAGAAAGCATCAATTGAGAAGACTATTGCCCAGAAGAAAATGCAGGTAATGCAAGCTAAGGCTAACAAGCAAATTTCTTCTATGAAGGAAGCTAAGTGTACATGCACTGAAGGTAAAAAGTCAATGACATGTGAAGTATGCAATGATAAGTCAAAGGGAATGAAGGGTGGCAAAGAGCCAATCCTAATGAACCCACCACTCAGAGACTAAATAGGGTATAGCGAATAAAATCTATATTATGCCGAGTAGTCACAACGAAAAGCGAAAAGGAATAAGAAAATGGCACTATGGGGTTTTAGTAGAGAAAGCACACAGACAGCAACTGGTGCAAACACAGAAGCAGGAATGAAGGCGGGTTTTCGCCCGCTTCCAATGAGTGATGGTATTGGTCACTCATATGATGCAACCGGTGGTCTAACCGATCTTGCAAACAAGCGTAACGTCATCGCAACCTCTGCAGGTTGGGTGCGTCGCATGAATAAGGTAACTGATGGTAATCAACGTCAGATTGACGAAATTTTAGTTTCGGCCAATCCAGGTGGTGGATATAGTTATACATCAAACACATATCTTGGTCGCCCAGATATCTGTGAAATCTTCGTGAAGCTAAACGCAAACGGAGTTATCTCAGCAAACGCAGCAGGCGCCAATCTTTATGTTGTGTTCAATATGCCCGTACATAAGCGCCCATCTGGCAACCTTATGTCAATCACTGTTGCAAACACTGTTGGTGGTAATAACGCAGTTGCTCGTATCACAGCAGCCGCAGCCGCTCGTGCGAACGTGGCTAACAACGTAATGGTATTCACACTACCTGTTCTACAGGGTGGTGCTGGTTCTGCAAAGGCCACATATAAGATCAATGCTCAGACAATTTCTGTCACAGGCAATCCTCTTTATAATCCAGAGCAGGGAACAACACACGCTGCAAACTTGCAGATCAGTGGTGCGGTTTCAAACAACCTATCACGTTTCAATGGCGCTCGTATCACAACATTCCAAGTATCACCTAAGGGCGTTTAATAAAGGATCGGGAGCTGAATAATGGCTGACAAGAAAGTATCTCAACTACCATCAGCGACAACGGCTGCATCTCCCGATTTGCTCCTGATTGTTACTGACGCCAATGGAACTCCAACATCCAAACGAATTACTGTGAAGGGTTTGTTTGGCGCAGTTCCATCCAACACCGTGTTCAGTGGGTCAACACTCACTGTACGCGCACGTACCACAACTACAGCAAACGTCAACATCACAAAAACTCTCACAGCAAACATTGTCAACGTCACATTAGGTAGTGCACCAGCTTCCAATAATGCGACAACTGTTGGTATGGCCGTAGGAGAGATGCGTTTCACAAATACATACATCTATATTGCAGTCAACGCAACTACCATAAAGAGAGTTGCGCTTAATACATTTTGAGGTGTGATTTGATTCATAAGGTAATTGAGTTTCTTTTAGATAATGGCGCCGAAGAAAATAATCACAGCCAAAGATCATTATTAGAGCATTTAACCGGTACAGCAAGTTTACTTATGGACTGGGGATGCTCTAGTGATATTGTATATGCTGGATTGTGTCACTCAATATATGGCACAGATTCATACCATACAGTTACCATAGATCCATCAAAGCGCGATGAAGTCCGTGCATTGATAGGAGAGAAAGCCGAAACATTAGCGTGGGAGTTCGGCAATCGCAAGAACCCACGCATTGTTTCGTTTATACAAAACCAAGAAACAGATTTAGTTGTTATTGAGTGCGCGAACCTTATAGAGCAGAAAGTTGAGCCACATCATTTGGCTGCTGCTCTTGCTATATCATTACCACATGAAGTCCGCAAGAGCGTAATCAATTATTTAAAGGTCTACTAATGGTTGAGCAACTAGACAGAATAGAATCGGCAATCGTAAGACTCACGGATATTTCCAGTGATCTGAAGGCCATGATTTCTGTCCAGGAAGCTAGAATAACACAGCACGAAAAGCAAGCTGAGGTAATTGAAATCAAGTTAGAAAAGCGTCGTGAAGAATTGGACACAAAATTGAAAGATGTTTACGATACGATACGCACACAAGACAAAGCCATATTAGACGAAATAAAAGCAGTAAGAGAAGAACAAAATAAACATTATGCATGTTTGAATGAAAAGATAGCTGCTATTCAGAAATACATATGGATGGCTATTGGAGGTGGTACTGTACTTGGCTATGGGTTTTCGTTTATAGCCACATTTTTTAAGGTACTTGGGCACTAAGTGAAAGAGATATGAAAGGTACCTTGGACGAATCAAATTTTTTTCTGTTTGCCGCAAAGCATTATACCAATCCGTGCATTGACGCAATAGAGTTCAACGAAGACCTAGATAGAATTAAAAATCTGCGTCGCCTATTCAATCGCTATGAAAAGAAAGGTGAGTTGAAAGAACGGTTGATACTGAATCACTTGGTGGTTCTTTACAATGTGTTTGAGCCAGAAGCTTTGACGCGAATGCTGACATTCAAATTATATGATTACCTTGAGTATCTAAAGCCATTCTTATTGTTATTGAATTATTGGCCTGAAACCGTACACGGTATTGGTCAACGAAACGAGACGATCAGATCCACAGACATTATGATGGATCGTCAAATAATGGATACACTAAGGAAAATCTAATGAGCGAAATTAAGGAAGACGGTGCACCAGCCAATGCTACAGGGTCCGCAGTTGCAGGCACAGGTGGCGGTGTTCATTGGAGTAAGAAACAACCACGTATGGGTGTTGCAGGCAAATTAAAAAAGTACGGGCAGCCAATTCTGTTTAAGACACTTCGTAGAAAATTGAACGGAGGCAAGTGATGAGTATCGCAATTAAAGTCGCAATAGCGGCTATTCTTTTTTCCATCGTATCAGGTGGATATTTCTACATTCAAGCATTAGAAGGTAAGCTAGAGGCCGCTGCGGAAGTCCAGCAGCGCATGGAAGGTGTTATCAACCAGCAAAAAGCACAGATGGATAGGCAGAACGAAGATATCCAGAAGATGCAGGAAATCAACACCGAAATAACCAAAGACTTTATCAAGACACAACAGGAAGCATCTGACCTTCGCTCGAAAGTTGCAGCGCCAAGATTGACAGCCGCATCTATCGCAAATGCCGGCGATGTTCAAATGAAAATCAATCGTGGCACCAAGGCCGCTTTCCGTTGCAATGAGATTGCTACAGGTTCACCCTTGACAAAAGACGAAAAATCTGGTACTATGAAAAATGCAATATGTCCCGAATTGATTTCTTCGCTTATGCCTAAGGGAGTGGCTGCAAATGCAAAATAAAATTCTACTGCTATGCACCACGCTATTGCTGGCTGGTTGCAATGAGACAACCAAGGTGTTCGACAAACCAGTTTTGGTTGATAGACCAGAGCTTATTCTACCAACGGTAATGCCAGCCACACAAAATGATGTGGAGTGGATCGTTCTCACACCAAACAATATTGAAGCTAAGATAAAAGAAATGGGAGCCAATGGCGGACCAGTGGTATTGTTTGCTGTAACACCAGCTGGCTATGAAGCGCTGGCTATCAATGCGGCCGAGATGCGCCGATATGTAATCCAGCAAAATACGGTAATTGCTGGCTATAAAAAATACTACCGTAACTACAAGCTAGAGGCTCAGAAATAACTTGACATCCTTCATAGTTCTGCTTATAATGAACTTATGTCTACTATCATTGATGCAAAATACATAGCCCTCATCTCCCCCAAACTCTTGGTATTCAAGAGAAAGGGCAACGCATATAATTTTCGTTGCCCTTTCTGTGGGGACTCTCAGAAAAACAAACACAAGGCCCGAGGCTATCTTTTCCCAAAGAAAGATGGCTACATATTCAAATGCCACAACTGTGATCTAGGTACAGCACTCTACAAGGTAATTGACCTAATTGATCCAAATCTCGCTCGCGCATACAAGTTGGAATCATTCAAGGAACGTGGTCTCGGTAACGAGCCACTGCCGTTCTCTATTCCAGATGTTCGCAAAGAAATCGTAACCAAGACAGTTCTAGATGATATGCTGGTAAAGATCAAGGATCTTCCGCCAGATCATTTTGCTGTTCAATATGCTAAGGGTCGCAAGATACCTAAAGAGCGGTACGATGATCTGTATTTCGCACGGGACATGAAAGCCCTCGAGGTACTCAACCCAGCATATGAGGGCCGACTGGTATCAGATGCTCGCCTTGTTATACCGTTTCGTAATGCAAACGGTAAACTAACAGGTGTGTCTGGTCGCGCTCTAGGCACATCCACTCTTCGCTATGTCACAATGCGTATTGAAGACGAGGCGCTTGTCTATGGCCTGGATAGAGTAGACACCACAAAAACTATATACGTTGTAGAAGGGCCAATTGATAGCATGTTTTTGCCGAACGCAATTGCTGCTGGTGGTACCGACTTCACACGCGCGGTACGAAGCATTCCTACCGATCGTGTGGTGCTTGTATTTGATAATCAGCCACGCAATCAACAGGTGGTAAAGAAGATTGAATCGTTTGTTTCTGGTGGGTACGGGGTCGTGATATGGCCAGATCATTGGAAATATAAAGATATAAATGAAGCAGTTATTGATGGTTTATCAACCGAAGCAATCCATAGCATAATAAATACAGCTACGCATACGGGCTTGGCACTCAAGCTTGCAATCCGTTCCTGGAAAAAGTGTTGATATAGCCGAGAGCAATTCTTGGATTAATGCCATTCGTTCAAAAGAAAATTGGAGATTTGTATGTCTAACTCGTTACCGTCCCTCTACCAGCAATTCATTCATCTATCAAGATATTCAAGGTTCATGTGGGATGAAGGGCGACGAGAAAGTTGGAGTGAAACGATCGGCCGATTCTTTGATTTCTTTGAATCGCACCTGAAGACGAACCATGGTTATGATACTGCTCAGATTAGGGCCGAACTTGAAGATGCTGTTTTGTCTCTCAAGGTCATGCCATCTATGCGTTGCATTATGACTGCTGGTGAAGCATTGAAGCGCGAGAATATCGCAGCTTATAATTGCTCTTATGTTGCTGTGAATAGCCCACGGTCATTTGATGAGATCCTTTATATTCTTATGAACGGCACAGGCGTTGGATTCTCTGTAGAGTCCAAAGACGTAGAACAACTCCCCATCGTTTCCGAAGATTTTCATACCAGCGACACCACAATCGTAGTGGCCGATTCTAAGCTTGGTTGGGCAAAGGCCCTCAAGGAGCTTATCGGTATGCTTTATGTTGGGCAAATTCCTCGGTGGGACGTATCCAAGGTTCGTGCTGCTGGTACACCATTGAAGACGTTTGGTGGTCGCGCATCTGGCCCTGAGCCGCTTGAGGCTCTATTCAAGTTCTGCGTAGAAACATTCAAGAAGGCTGCTGGTCGTCGTCTCAATACATTGGAGTCCCATGATATCGTTTGTAAGATTGCTGATATTGTCGTTGTCGGTGGTGTTCGTCGCTCCGCTCTTATTAGTCTCTCTGACTTGTCTGATGACCGTATGCGCGTGGCAAAGTCTGGTCAATGGTGGATGGACCAATCACAGCGAGCATTAGCTAATAACTCTGCGGTCTATAAAGAGAAGCCTGATATGGGTCTGTTCATGGAAGAGTGGAAGTCTCTCTATGAATCAAAGTCTGGTGAGCGCGGTATCTTCAATCGTGCGAGCGCGAAGGCTACAGTTATCAAGCATGGTCGCCGTAACCCTGATTATGATTTTGGTACCAACCCATGTTCCGAGATTATCTTGCGCGACAAGGAATTCTGCAATCTATCCGAAGTTGTCGTGCGTGATACTGACACGATGGAAACTCTCAAGGAGAAGGTCTACTGGGCTACCATTCTTGGTACATGGCAGTCAACACTAACTGGATTTAAATATCTATCATCATCTTGGAAGCGCAACTGCGAAGAAGAGCGGTTGCTCGGTGTATCAATGACAGGAATCATGGATAATGACCTCACAAATGGAAAACTCCCAGGAATTGAAGGCCGCTTGGCAGAGCTTCGTGAAATTGCAGTCGCCACGAATGCAAAGTTTGCTAAAGAATTGGGTATTCCGCAATCTGCTGCTGTTACCTGTGTTAAGCCTTCTGGGACTGTTTCTCAGCTTACTGATGCTGCTTCCGGTATTCATGCTCGTCATAATCGTTATTATATCCGCACCGTTCGTGCTGATAAGAAGGATCCATTGGCTGCTCTCATGATTGACGCTGGCATTCCAGTTGAAGATTGTGCGATGCGTCCGAACAATGTGTATGTGTTCTCGTTCCCAATGAAGGCACCAGAGAATTCGGTATTCCGCACAGATATGACGGCCATTGAACAGCTTGAACTATGGGTCACATATCAGGATCATTGGTGCGAACATAAGCCATCGGTCACTATCTCTGTCAAGGAACACGAATGGCTTGAAGTTGGCGCTTGGGTCTATAAGCATTTTGACAAGATGTCAGGCGTGTCATTTCTTCCATTCTCTGACCATGTGTACAAGCAAGCACCTTATCAGGATTGCACGAAGGAAGAATACGAGGCCTTCGCTGCTAAGATGCCTAAGGTAATTGATTGGTCTCGTCTTGGTCAATATGAAAAGACAGATAACACCACTGGTGCACAAGAATTAGCGTGTGTTGCAGGAGGCTGTGAAATCTAATGCCAGATAGAGATATTAGATGCCCTTGCGGCGAATATGAGTATACCATTTCATTTGAAAAGAATGGTAAGAAAGACGAACCATCGTTCTGCGCCTTTTGTGGCGCAGACGTAGAAGACGCGAAGATTGAAGAACTCGAGGAAGATGAGGACGAATAATGAAACAGTGGTTATATTATGGTTGGGTAACATTCAAACATTGGTTCCTCTTTACATCGTGGACAATTTTCCACAATAAAGAAGACCGAGCAGAACTGGTAAAGCTGTACAATGAAAGGCTTTTTCAGAAGAAGCAGATGGCAATATATGTTGCTCATCTCAGTCAAATGAAAAATGATGGTGAAGAAATGGCAGACTTTACCGGTCTAGATTGGTATGTCGGCGACTTGAAAGCCGATAGGTTTGATCTTGTAGACGAGTACTACAAGACTAAAGAAAAGAAAGACGAGTAATGATCTCATTTATCATACCATGCTATAACGAAGAAGCGCATATCAAGGACTGCATACGCGCAATCAGAAAACATGTGTGGTATGTGCCATATGAAATCATTGTGGTTGATAACAATTGCACCGATAAGACTGCTGAAATCGCAGAACTAGAAGGTGCTTTTGTTATCAAAGAATCTCGCAAGGGTGTTGTGTTTGCGAGACAAGCTGGCTACGAAACTGCTAAAGGATTCTTGGTTGCAAACATTGATGCTGATTCCAAGATAACTGATGGTTGGGTTTGGGAAGCACTGAGTTGTCTATCAAATGACCATGTTGTCGCAGTAACTGGTCCTCTTGAATATAATGGTGCTAGTTTTAAACTACGGGTGCTAACGAAGTTCTATTACTTACTTGCTAAACTCAGCAACGATTATATCGGCGTGTTTCTTCAAGGCGGAAACTGCATGATTAAAAAGAAAGCTTTGGATGAAGTCGGCGGTTATGACACATCCATTGCTTTCTACGGTGAAGATACCATGACTGCAAAACGCATTCAACATCTCGGCAAGATAGTGTTTAACATGTACATGGTTACCACAACTTCACCAAGAAGACTTGAAGAGCAAGGTGTTGTCAAGACAACTTGGCTATATCTGACTAACTATTTTTCCGTGACATTCAAAAATAAATCCACGACAAGCGACTACAAGGATTTTAGATGAAGTCATACAGAACGGTATTCATCTCAGATATTCATCTGGGCACAAAAATGAGTCAAGCAGACCAGCTGCTTGACTTTATGAAAACATTTGAGTGTGAGAAGATATATCTTGTTGGTGATATTGTTGATTGTTGGGCCATGTCAAAGAAAAACATATGGTCTCAATTTCATAATGACGTAATTCAAAAGCTTTTGCGTCGCGCTAGAAAGGGCACAGAGGTTGTATATATCCCAGGAAACCATGACGATGTTATGCGTAACTATTGCGATAACGAATTCGGTCATATTATTATGGTTAGGGAAGCCGTACATGTGGGGGTCGATAATCGGTTATATCTTGTTACTCACGGCGATCAGTTTGATGTGGTAATTAGAAACGCTGAATGGCTTTCTCACCTTGGTTCATGGGCATATGATCTTAGTATTGACATGAGCCTCTTCATTAATAAAATCAGAACAGTGTTTGGTATGAAATACTGGTCATTGTCTGCCTATTTAAAAGACAGAGTAAAAGAATCAGTTAACTTTATTGGCAACTATGAAGAGACGCTATGTAATTATGTGAGAGGCAAAAATCTTGACGGAATTATATGCGGTCATATTCATCATGCTAATATTCGCGATATTGGCGGTATTAGATATATGAACTGTGGCGATTGGGTAGAGTCGTGTACAGCATTGGTTGAGAACTATGATGGTACATTTGAAATTGTGAAGTGGAAGTAGACTATATAAGTCTATGACATATGAAAATGCGTGGACTTTTAATGGTAAGGAATTTGATAGTGAAGATATCGGGGATGCGTACGGCTTCGTTTACCTTATCACAACACCAGAGGGCCAGAAGTACATCGGTAGAAAGTACTTCTGGTCTATCAGAAAAGTTAAGGGTAAGACCCGTCGTCAGCGATCCGAATCTGACTGGAAAAAGTATTATGGCTCCAGTGATTTACTCAAAGCCAAAATCAAAGACTCCAACAAAAATCTCTTCAGACGAGAAATTATCTCTTTACATTCGACCAAAGGTCGTGTAAACTATGAGGAAGTAAAAGAGCAATTTATCAATGGCGTATTAGAACGGGATGATTATATCAATGACAACATCAACGGAAAGTGGCATCGTGGACCAGAACACATCACAAGCAAATCAAGATTCTCTTCCCTCTCATCTGGGCGGGCATCTAAACAAGACCCACAATGATCGTGGCACTCTTCTCTATCTAATAGAGAAGTATAATATCAAATCATTCCTCGATGTTGGCTGTGGCCCTGGCGGCATGGTACGCATCGCGAGTATGCGCGGCCTTGAGGCCGTTGGTGTTGATGGCGATTGGGAAGTACCTAAAGAGGCAGAAACAAAGATTATCATTCACGATTTCACAACTGGACCAGCTCCGCTAGACCGTGAGTTTGATCTTGGTTGGTCAGTAGAATTCCTTGAGCATGTTGATGAGGAATATCAGGACAACTATATGCAAGCTTTCGCTCGCTGCAAGTATGTTATTTGCACCGCTGCTGGTCCTGGTGCACCGGGTCATCATCATGTGAACTGTCAGCCAGCTGAATATTGGTTTGCTGTGTTTAATAAGTATGGTTTCGATTTTGATCCTCAAACGACTTTAGAAATTAGAACCCAGAAGTCTAATATGCAGAAGCCATTCATGCAACGCACTGGTATGTTTTTTGTAAGGAGAGCATAATGATTTCGCAATTTTGGAGTGATGATAAAAAGCTATCTGCTGAAGTCCGCTTGTTTGAAGAGCTACAGAATCCAGATGGATCACATGTACGCCCTAAGATGTATGCGGTAGATTTCAAGCGTGATGGTGTCGTTGTAGAAACAAGATACTTTCCCGGTAAGAGTGAAGCGTATGCTGAGAGTGCAGCGGAAAATTGGACACTCGGTATTTTGAATCTCTAGGAGATTATGATGATTGAACCTATTCGTATTTTCGTAGGCACATCTTCAAACAATGAAGATGCTGAAGCTGAGATGGTGTTGGAATATACACTAAAGAAGCATACCACGCATCCTATCCAGATTACATGGATGCGGCAGACGCACGATACCAATTCCTATTGGGGTGGATGGGAAACGGAAAATTGGTCTACACCGTTTAGTGGCTTTCGTTGGGCAATTCCAGAGGCATGTGGTTATCATGGGCGAGCAATTTACATGGATGTGGATCAGCTTAATTTGCGTGATATCGCTGATCTATATGCAACGGATCTTAACGGGCGGCCTATGGCTGCTCGGCGCGGCGCTCGTTTTGGTGGTCATGAGTTTTGCGTCATTGTTATGGATTGTGAGCAGTTTAATGGTATTCTTACACCTGTGGCGCGAATGAAGCCTAACCCTTCTGCACACCATAGATATATCAACATGTTCTCGGGCAATGCGGAATATGTAACCGATCTTGATCCACGATGGAATTGTCACGACGGTGACGGATTAGTGCTTGACAATATCTGGCACTTGCACTATACTAAAATGAGTACACAACCTTGGAAGCCTACGTGGTTTACTGGCAAAGCTGAGGAACATCCACGGCAAGACCTTGTGAAGCTTTGGCATGATATGCGAGCCGAAGCAACTCTCAATGGTTATGTGCCGCAGCTTACCAATGAAACATATGGCGACTATAACATCATAGGAAGATAAGATGAGTTTTCGTGAACATATGGGTGGTGCTATGGCGATCTTTGACCATATGTATTTCCTTAAGAAAGAAATTGCGTATCTAGAGAAGTATGCTGAGATGAATGGTCCACATGATATGGGTCATATTCATACGACCATTGGTGTTCTGAGAACACGTTATCTTGAATGCAAACAGTTTTCAGACGACTTCATGAAAGCTGCGCGACCTCTAATTGAAGTCATGGATAATATCGAATGAAACTGTTTGCTTCCTGCGACTCCAAGTATCTTCGCGTACACGCGCCCGCGCTCGTAGCGTCGGCTGCATATCATAATAACTCTATTCATATCAATGTGATTGCTCCTGGGCAAGATGATCGTGACATCCTTGATGATATGAGTTCCAAGTATCACAAGATATCTGAATGGCCGCATAGTGATTTTAGTTGGTCTATGAGTACCATGTATGCTTGCCCTAAAGATTCAGAAGAACTTCGTACGGTTTATGCCTGCGATAGGTTTATTAGTGCAGGCCTTGTGATGCAGAACCATGAATGTGATTTGCTTATCATTGACACCGACTGTTTGGTTATGCAACATATTGAACCGATCCTTGATGATCAGGTTGGATTGTTTCTTCGTGAGCCATTGCCCGGTACGCAGGGTTGGGAAAATGCTGGTAGTCGTGTAGCAGCTGGTGCAGTGTTCATTTCACAAGAGGCTGTACCATTCCTAGAGAAGGTTGAAAAGCGTATCAAGCAAGGCCCTCTTGCGTGGTTTCTAGATCAGGTGGCTATCAATGAAGCTTATCAGGAAGATATTACTGACTATCGTTTTAGGTATTTCGACGCGAAATTTATGGACTGGGAGTTCGTGGAAGGAACTACGATCTGGACTGGTAAGGGACCGAGGAAGTATGAAAATCCTACATACCTTGCCAAGAAAGCTTTCTTCGAAAGGATGATGCGATGAATGAAGATCAACTAAAAGTTATCAGAGAAACTGTAGCAAAAAAAATAGCAGAAGAAATCTGTTCAGTTCAACCAATGCCTAACAATTTGATTGCTGATCTTATTAAAGAATCAAAAAATACAGAAGAATTGAAAGCAGAAGGTTATGAACCTGTCTCTAATCTAGGATTGATGTGGATTAAGAAATGAGATATTTCTCTTACATGATAACTGGCGGTGAACGAGGCGAAACCTATGAAGTCGAAACAGTATCAGAGGAACAAATTCTTGATTGGGATTGGCGCGATTGGGTGCGCGAAGAACGCAAAAAAACAAACCCAAAAGAACTAACAAAAGAAAACTGTATCAAAGATTGGGTTATTTTGAATAGCGCATGGGAGAGTACGCCTTGAGAAAAGTAACAATCCTATTTCCTCGCTTGGATGTGACATTTAAGGAAGGACCAGTACCAGAAGGTCGTGGACCTATTCCACCGATTCGCGTTCACTGGCAAAAGATGGGCGATCGGTTGCTTGAGATTCACCGAAAGAAAGGTGACTTCATTCAGTATATTGAAAAGCCGCTTTGGCAATTCACGCCTGAGTTTGTTGAATCATTAGCTACTGATATCGTTTATGTGCCACACAAATCGTCCGATACTTTTCCTGTGAACGGAAAAGAGATTCGATATTACATGCAGACAGTCTTTCCGTTTCAGTTTTATATTGACTCAAAGGGCTTTGCTGGTGGTAGCTCAAGGTACCCATTTGACTATGATTGGAACCTTGAGCTACCACACGGAAGCTTCTATGCTCAGATGCAGGCTCGTGCGCTCACAGGCGAGAGCAAGTTCCAGCAGCCAGCTATCGGTAGTCTCAAGATTGAAGGTGGCCCATATGCTTTGTTTCTTTGCCAGATTCCGCACGACGAAACAATCAAGTACCATTCCGACATCTCGGTACTTGATGCTATGATAGCAACATGTGAGGCTACAAAGAAGCTAAATATGCCACTGATTGTAAAAGGTCATCCTGTTAATCCAGGTAGCATGGGATCATTATATCAAGCGGCTAAACAATACGATCATGTTGATTGGGTCGATGACGTGTCCATTCACGATTTGATTCCCAAAGCACATGCGGTTGTTGTCGTGAATTCTGGTACTGGTATGGAAGCAATGCTTCATAAGCGCCCAGTGATTACCTTTGGTAGATGTGAGTATGATTGTGTGAGTAACAAGGCTACGGCGGATAATATCGTTGACGTTCTCAGGTCTCCTGTGTTCAACGAGAAGGAAGTACGAGCATTTTTCGAGTCGTGGTACGAATGGACTTACGACACAAGAAACAGTAATTCTTTTAACGGACTTTAAGGAGAACGAATATGTCATACTGGGGTTATCACCTCCTATTGGACTGCGCTGAACTAGACCACGCAGCAATCACAGATGCGGAGAACATCTATTATTTCGTCAAGCGTTTGGTCAAAGATATTGATATGGTCGCTTATGGTGAACCACAGATTGTTAACTTTGGCTCAGGCAACAAGGCCGGCTACACATTGGTACAGTTAATCGAAACATCAAATATCGTAGCGCATTTTGTGCCAGATGATGGCATGGGTGGTAATGCTATGTACCTCGATGTTTTCTCATGCAAGGAATATGACGATCAGATTGTTATTCAGTTGGTCAAAGAATATTTTGGTGCAAGATATGTGCGTCCAAACTATCTCACAAGACAGGCATAATTATCTTGACAACGATTAAAGATTTATATATAATGTATAGAGATTGCGGGCGTAACTCAGTGGTAGAGTGTCAGCCTTCCAAGCTGTTCGTCGCAGGTTCGAACCCTGTCGCCCGCTCCAAGTTTCGCGAGTGGCTAGAAATAGCCCTCGTGATTGCTATCTGTAACTGGATGGCATTGAGCGTAGGAATCTTCCTACTTTTATATAATGTCTTTTTAGACTAAGGAGTAAATATGAAAAACACAATCACTACCATCTTCGCACTTGCACTAAGCACTTCCGCTTATGCAACTGACGTACCAAGCGGCAAGGTCGCTCCAAAGGCTCCCGTACCCGTCTTCGTAAGCGCCGACAATTATGTTGGTGTTAATGTCGGAGCGAATGTCACTGATGGCGTCAACAGACAAGCTCCTACAGCTTTCGGCGTTATTGCAGGTCGTAAGGTTCTAGGTTTTGGTCCGATGGGTTTCACAGCAGAAGCCGCATATGATTACACCAAGGGCAATACTAACATGGTTTCAGGCAATGCGCTTGTATCATATGCGTTTGGTCCTTTCTCTCCGTATGCCCTCGGCGGTGTTGGTTATCGCTTTGTTGATAGCAAGCTTCCTGTTCGTGTTGGTGGTCCTAAGAATGAGGCAGTTTGGGCAGCTGGTGGTGGTATTAAGTTTGCGGTCACCTCCGCAATCGAGCTTGATGCTCGGTACCGCCGCGTAGAAAATTTTGACTTCAAGGGCATCGAAGATCGTATGTCTCTTGGCGTCAACTATAAGTTCTGATGATGAAAACATCCTTCACTGCGGATAAGTTTGGCTTTTACACAGTAGGGGATAGAACAACATATAGTAAGATGGAAGCCCTTGAGTGGGCTTCCACAACTAGCTTAGAGGCGGAGTGGAATTTTAATCACTCCGCCTTTAGTGCATTAGACTGGAAGCATGAACCAGAAACTGATTTGTGGACACTCTATAAGATGAGGGCCAAACAGATCCGTGAAAATTATGATTATGTTGTTCTGTGGTATTCTGGCGGTAGTGATAGCCATAATCTTCTTCTAGCGTGGATTGATGCTGGATTGAAGATAGACGAGATTGCAACAACATGGAATTATGAAGCGACAAGTGATGCACAAAATCACTACAACGCGGAAATTACCAATGTTGTTTTTCCAGACGTTCAAAAACTAAAAGATAGTGGAATTGAATTCAAGTTCCGTCTCGTGGACATTTCTCAATATTGCATTGACCTATTTGAAACGTGGCATTCCGACTTTGAATACAACGTGAACTTTCATGTCAGCCCAAATAATCCTGCAAAGCACCTGTTCCGTGATAAGATATCAGACTACAAAAATATGATTGAGGCGGGTAAAAAAGTTTGCTTTGTATGGGGTAAAGAAAAGCCATTCATGGTATACGAGAATGGCAAACATGCATTTCGTTTCTGCGACAACATAGATAACTGTGTTGGCCCATATGTACAGAAAAAATATCATCAGGGTTGGTACGATGAATTGTTTTATTGGTCACCTGATTTTCCATTGATACCAATCAAGCAAGCACATGTTGTCAAAAATTTTATCACGCACTCAACTGATGCAGGCGCATTTGCTGATAGTGTTCGTGGTTCATATAAATCAAATGGATACTCGCCACTGTTTGATAAGTTCCTAAAAGATGAGCCTGTTAAAACACTGTTGTATCCAAAATGGTCGAATGATATCTTCTGTAATGGCAAAGCGCATTCATTCGTCTACAGCGCAAGAGATAAATGGTTATTGACTAGCAATGTTCTTGCTGGGCTTCGGTATCGTAGTATCGTAAATTCTATCTACGGCAGACTGGATCCTCTGAGGAGAGAAGAAGACGGATTCAAAAAGAATATGATGCCATTCTACAGCCCTCTATATTATTTGGAGTAAACATGACATTCGTTGAAACGCATTGGCGCACAGTCGCAAAAATTGTCACATGGCGCGTCCTACTCACAGGTGTGAATTTCACATATACATATATGGTAACTGGTGACTGGCGCGCAGGTCTAGCCGTAGCTGGTCTTGCTGCTATATTTAACACCTTTATTTACTACTCGCACGAGCGCGTGTGGAATGCAGTTGGTTGGGGAAAGAAGGAGAAGGTGGATGCCGTTCAGCAATAAAACATTTTGTACGATGCCATGGTCATCTATTATGATTTTGCCATCAGGTGATTTTAAGATTTGCTGCTTCACGGGCCACAAGACATCAGATGGTCGTGATAGCCATGGCGTTGCTGTAGATGATGACGGCAACACGATGAATGTTTTAACGCACTCAATCAAAGATGCTATGAACAGCAAGTGGCATAAGGAGTTGCGATTAGCGCAGTCTGAAGGTAAGCGCCACGAGATATGCAAGGTGTGTTGGGATCGTGATGATGCTGCTGCAACTCACAACGAAATTCCTACATCACTTCGCGTTGTACGATCATACTATCAAAATCTAGATAGCGGAACGAACCGTGATCGTATAGGTGGTCATCCTTTGACTGGTGCGGTATTACCCGAGACTGCACCAAACATCATGGATGCTGATGGCTCTATTGATATGATGCCATTGAGTTTGGATATGCGATTTAGCAATCTATGCAATGCCAAATGTGTTATGTGCGAACCTCTCTATTCATCTTTGTGGTATGAGGATCAAATTTTAGTTAATCGCAAGAATTTCTTTGACGTAGGCACAAAGCGATATAATATTGAGGTCAAAACATCTCCTACTGGTCGCAAAACATATTCAGCCGATACAGATTCGTGGAACGATGACCCACGTTGGTGGAAGCAGTTTGATGAATTCTCGCCGCACCTTCGTCATGTCTATATCACAGGCGGTGAACCGTTCATTCAGCCAGTCCACGATGTTTTCATTGAGAAGTTGGTCGAGCGTGGCTATGCTAAAAACATCGTCATGGAATACGATACCAACCTGAGCGTCCTCAATCCAAAGATTTTGAAGTACCTCACCGAGTTTAAGGATGTCATCATCCGTATCAGCGCGGACGATGTTGAAGACCGGTACAACCTGATTAGATTCCCGTTGAAGTTCGACCGCATCCTCCATAATATTGAAATGCTGCGCGAATATGGCTTGCACGAAAAGATTGCCAACATCACATCTTGCATCGGCATCTATTCCATATTCTCACCTATCACAATGCATAGGTATTTCAGTAAGCTCGGCTATAATGATTTTGTGTTTCGCATCCTTCGCGCACCACCTCAGGTCGATATCGTCAACCTACCTCGAGAGGCTAAAGAGGCCGTCATTCGCATTTATGAGGAGTCCGATTTGCCACATGCTGACCAAAAGCATATCGTTGGTTATCTGAAAAACAATCTCACCACGTTTACAGATACCGAATGTTCCCAGAAGCTGGTAATGTTCCGGAATTATATGGACGCACTGGATCGGTCGCGCGGCACCAGCTGGCGTGCTACCATGCCCGAGGTTGACGCATTGATTGCCAAGTTCTAGCGATGTGACATTTTAGCAACACCAAAAACTATCTGAAAATAACTTGGAAGGCGCTATTGACAATGGCGCCTTTTCCTTGTATTCTGTGTATAGAGTCAATCAAAGGAGCTAGAGCATGACTATTGAATACATTTTTCAGACTTTTCGCGCACTTGAGACTGTTGCCGAAAAGGTTACATATCTTCGAGAGCTTGAGACTTTAGCTTTGCCTTATGAGATTAACTATCAAACGCTAATCACAGCATGGGAGGCTACTGCCTGAGTAAAGATTGTAACATGAACGGTTACAAAAATAATGCTGAAAATGTGCAAAACCATATTGACAATCCTTGCCATTCCTAGTAGGATATAAAAGTAGGTAAAAATCGAAAGGTATATATCATGTCCAAGTTTGATGCCAAATGCGCCCATAAAATTGTTGAATTCTGCAAGCAAAAGTCTGGCAAGGTCACGGTGGCTGAGCTGGTCGCGCTTCTGGGTTCGGAACGCAATGCCCGGTATGGTCTCAGCCAGATCCGTGCAGCTAAGCTGGCCTTTGAGCCCCTCCGAGAGGGTCGCAAGGTCGTAAGCTATACGATGGTCTCAACCGACTTCTCGGCCGTCACCGACGCTCTGGCCCTCGCCGGCACCACTGGTTCCAAGACGCCCAAAGCTAAGGTCGCTAAGGCGCCCAAGGCTAAAGCGCCGGTCAAGGACATCCATGCCGAAGCAAATGAGCTTATTGCTAAGGCCGTGAAGTCTGGTCGTGTCAAGCCCATGCCTGCGGCTAAGGTTAAGTCGGCTAAGGTTGCAGCCGAGCCGTCGGTTCGTGCAATCAATAAGGCACATGCCGCTAAGGCCAAGCCTGTGATTGACCCGGCTCGTGTATCGGACGAGGCTAAGGCTCTTGCTAAGGCCAAGAACCTTGAGACAATGAAAGCGGTCTCAGCCTCAGCCAAAAAGCATCCTGTGACCAAGCAAGCCATGACGCAAACTCAGGAAGAGGTTCTTGAGGAATTTGCTCGCCTTGAGCTGGCGGCTCAGGATGACCCGCGTGAATACATGCCCGCGTTCCTTCTCAAGGAGTCTTACAAAGAGTAACAAAAGAATTACAAAAATGTTTAGCACCACGGGTTGACAATCCTGCCAGCTCGTGGTACTATCAGAATATAAGATGAATTGAGCGAACGGAGCGAATAGCAATGATTAAGCTGTCCAAAGCCTCGAAAATGCCTGCCAAATCCTGGTCTCTCCAGGCACGTAAAACCTGCCCTGGCTCTATCGACCCGGTGACAAAGGCCCCGGTTGAGGTGTGCGCTGGTTGCTATGCGGCTGAGGGTTTCTACCAGATGCCTGACGCCATCGCATTGCGCGAACACAACCGCGAGGATTGGAAGCGCGGTGAGTGGGTCGATGATATGGTCAAGGAGTTGAAGCGCCAGAAATTTTTCCGTTGGTTCGACTCGGGTGACGTTTACCACCCGGCTCTGGCTTTCAAGATTTTTCTGGTCATGCAAAAGACTCCTCACGTCCAGCATTGGCTGCCCACGAAGTCTTATAAGGTCCCGCGTATCCGCGCGATCCTTGAACGGATGAAGGCCCTGCCGAACGCAGCGGTTCGCTATTCGTCGGACTTCATTAACGGCGCTTTTGAGCATGGTGAGCATGGCTCAACGGTTGTTCCGTTTGCCGACTCCGAGACCGAAGCGTCCAAGGTGTGTGACGCATATGAGCGTGGTGGCAAATGTGGCGATTGCCGCGCTTGCTGGAGCAAGGATGTGGCTGTGGTTGCGTATCCCGCACACGGTCGCCGTATGGGCAAGATTATGAAAAATCTTGCCGCCTAAGGGTTGACAATCCTGCCAGTTCGTGGTATTATGGTAATATGATGATGAATGGAGAAAAGTGATGGCGCAAGTAGCAACCAAGTCAACTTCGATCCGTAAGATCATGGCTCGCCCTACCTTTCTACAGGGTGCCCGTGATGCCGCGAACGGTCTAGGCTTTTGTTCCGATTACGATGATTTTTCCACAGCGGAACAGTGGTCGTATGAGCGCGGCCGGTTGTTTTATTTCTCTAGCGGACTCAAGGCGTTCCGTGCGGGAGCTGGCGTAAGGCGTGAAGCCGTCGTTCTCTATAAGTCTGGCCGTGCCAACTTGTCCATTCTCTGAGGTGTCGAATGAACCAGTTTTTTTCTAATGATGCTTATGTTGCAATCCATGAGATCAAGGAACGGCTATATGAACGCCTGACGTTGAGCCGTGAGTTAATGGCTGTATATGATGGATCGGGCCGACTCGTCGGTCGGGAACTTGGTTATCGCACTGGCATCCACGAGGAGGTTATGTTTCTAGAACGGCTTTTGGATCAAATTGAAAAAAGCTAAAATAGCTATTGACAATCCCTCTCTGGCATGCTAGGATATAAAAATGACGACAGACACACGATATCTCGCGAAACCGAATATAAATAACACCACTGGTCAAAAGGTGTTCGATACGTTAGCCGAGGCCGTTAAGTACCTGGAAGAGAAAACCGGGCACAAAATGGACTTTGTTGTCGATAGAAAGACGAAGGTAAAAACCTATGACTGGGAAATCATCGGTAAACTCAAGCGGATCAAAGCGTAACCCGATTGCGATTGATTTGGCTACTACTAAATACCATGCTCGTGTCGTTGCATCTCGCAAAGGCTACAAGCGTAAAGGTCGCGTAGCTCAGCTGGATAGAGCAACGGATTTCTACTCCGTGGGCCGAGGGTTCGAATCCTTCCGCGACCGCCACTAACAAAGAGGTTGACAAGGTGACTAAGATCGTTTATAATGGTTGTTATGGTGGCTTTGGTTTATCTGACGCTGCCATTCGTAGGTACCTCGAGATAAAGGGTGTTCCTTTTACCGAAGAAGAGTCCGAAGTTAGTTTTCGCAATGTCCGATTCCGTATCGGTACTAGCGTAATGAATGAGGGTGACTTTTTCAATGAATGGGATATTGAGCGGACAGATCCTGTTCTCGCTCAGGTCGTAGAGGAACTTGGTAAGGCTGCGTCTGGTTATTGTGCTGACCTGTGCATCCGTGAGTTAGCACCTGGTACGCGGTACATTCTACGAGAGTATGACGGTTCCGAATGGATTGAAACCGAAGATGAAATGGAATGGAGTGTAGCATGATCCGCATTGCAGCCGTCTCAGCATTAGCCCTCGCGCTCGCGGGCTGCAATGCTACCGTGTATGGTCCTCGACCTACCATGGACGTTTACGTTCCGCCTCCGCGGTATATCGCGCAGGAGCCAGTGTATATACCGCAGCCTGTTCCTAGGCCGTATTATGCACCACTCCGACGCCCGCGGTGTGCTACTGTGTGGAATCGCACTCCTCACGGGTACGTAGAGCGTCAGGTTTGCGGGAACCATATCCCGTAAAGATTTCGGACTCTTAGCTCAGTTGGTTAGAGCAGCGGTCTTTTAAACCGTTGGTGCTGGGTTCGAGTCCCAGAGAGTCCACCATATATCCTCCGTTGGTGTAGCGGTCCAACATACCCGCCTTTCAAGCGCGGAGATCATCGGTTCAAATCCGATACGGAGGACCAAGTTTTGGAGCGTTCGTCTATTGGTTAGGACGCTAGGTTCTCAACCTGGAGAAAGGGTTTCAATTACCCTACGCTCTGCCAAAAAGAGTGGTTGACAAAAGAGTGCCAACCTGCTACTATATAAGAATAGAGAATACGCTGTTTGACATTGCTGGTAAAGAAAAAGAAACACCGGGGATTCGTACTCTCTGAGTAGGGATTCTTACCCCATCGTGGGTGTAACGGTTGTTTCTTCTAAAAGAGCTATGCGATGCTGCCACATCGTTAGTGGCAGCTACAAGATATCTCGTATGGGGTATGCAAGATAGCTCTTTTAGAAGAAACAACTTGTTAGGTGTGGTGTTATGGAAAATCCCAGTGTTCCTGGGCAGCGCACAGTCCCTGGAGCCCTCTGTCCTGCAGGCACGGCATAAACTGAGTTGTAATCGAAAAGTGGGGTTGCTCCCATGTATAAGGTTGCAGAGTAAAGCGAACGGTATGTCAGTCTATCCATATCCATAACATAACACCACTCCTAACAAGTTTTCGGAGATTAGCGCAGTCTGGTAGCGCATCTGGTTTGGGACCAGAGGGTCGGGAGTTCGAATCTCTCATCTCCGACCAAGTTTGGACCATTAGCTCAGCTGGTAGAGCAGGAGACTCTTAATCTCTTTGTCGCAGGTTCGATCCCTGCATGGTTCACCAAATAGTGGCGCATAGCTCAGTGGTAGAGCACCGTCCTGATAAGACGGGGGTGGAAGGATCGTAACCTTCTGTGCCAACCAAATGCATATATAAGAATGATTCCCTGTAGCTCAGCTGGTAGAGCGTCTGACTGTTAATCAGAATGTCCGTGGTTCGAGCCCACGCGGGGGAGCCAATTTTGTGGTCCGTTAGCTCAGCGGGAGAGCAACTCCTTTACACGGAGAAGGTCGGCGGTTCAATCCCGTCACGGACTACCAGGGGGTATAGCTCAGTTGGGAGAGCGCCTGCTTTGCAAGCAGGATGTCGTCAGTTCGATTCTGGCTACCTCCACCATTTGTCTCGTTAGCTCAACTGAATAGAGCATCGGTCTACGAAACCGAAGGTTGGGGGTTTGACTCCCTCACGGGACTCCATATCGCGTACGGGATGGTGTGGCTTGGCGAGGCCTGTGTACACAACACCATCCCTCTAGTTTTGCCCTTATAGCTCAGCTGGTAGAGCAACTGATTTGTAATCAGTAGGTCCGGAGTTCGAATCTTCGTGGGGGCACCATAATTCAAAGGGATGAGATCCTTTGCGTCACCACCTAACCTGGGTTCAAGCCGGATTGGTGGATATAGGCTGCGGCCGCCTGAAGAGACCGAGTTGCTTGAACCGTCTTGTCTCAGAACCTGTTGCGCGGAAAGGCAACGCTGGATGGCAGTAACCAGCATTTGATATTACGCCAGCATAGCTGCTAACGATCTGGAGTAATTAACCAGAAGCGTAAGAAGCACTTGGTAGACCCAAACCGATTCAGGTTCGATTCCTTTGACTCTCGCATTGTGAGAGTAGTGGTCTAAGGGGAGGCGTGTTGGGTTCGATTCCCATTGGCATTCTGTAGCTATGCTGGCGTAATATCAATTTGCTTCTGTACGCATCTGGTGAGGCGACCCCTCTGTCTAAGGGGCGAGGAGGGTTCGATTCCCTTCAGAAGCGCCAAAGTTTGCCCCTGTAGTCCAACTGGTAGAGGCACCGGATTTAGGTTCCGGGTGGTGGGAGTTCGAATCTCTCCAGGGGCACCAACAACAAAGGTGTTAATATGCAAACGGTACATGGTAATTTTGTTTATATGCTTTGTGGTTGGATGTATGTCTACATGAAGCGTGTTGGTGAAGCGTATCACTATTACATTTCACACAGAAAGCTTCATTAAAATTAGCCCGTATAGTCCAATTGGCAGAGGCGTCGGTTTCAAACTCCGAATGTTGTAGGTTCGAGTCCTACTATGGGCACCAATTTAAAGGTATATCATGCAGAAATTAAATCTGTTTTCAACACCGGTAGCAATTTTTGATTTACCAGATTTCGAAAGAATCAATGAAGTCATCCTGAACGGCAATCTTAAAGGAGTTGCCGATCAAGGTAGTTTGGACGTTTTCGAATATGAAAAAGATAGAAATATTTGGAGTCATAGATATAATGAAGGCATAAACATACTTCATGATTTCTTTTTGGAATCTGCGGCTAAATATGCAACAGAATTTTTTGAGATGGAATACAAGCCAGACTACTTTAGGCATGCTAGAGGTTGGATCAATTTTCGTCAATATGGTCAAGAATACAGATTTCATAATCATCGAATGAATACGATTGCAGCCACTTATTATGTGGATGTAGGAGATAAAGGCGGAAACATTCGTCTGCTCGATCCCAGATCGACATTAGGATGGATTAGTCTTAATCCTGAACATTATAATGTGTTCAGCTATAAGCCAAAAGCTGGGCAGATGATTATGTTTCCCGGTTGGTTAGTTCATCAAGTATCGCATAATCAGTCCGATACCGATCGCGTGGCAGTAACAACAAATATGAATCTTATTCAGAAGCAGTTTGTGCTACCTTAGTGTAATTGGTAAGCACCCGGTGTTGTGGACGCCGGAGTTCAAGTTCGAATCTTGGAGGTAGTACCACTTATAAATAGATCCTAGAGCATGGCGGATATGCAGTCGTCTCTAAAACGATGAATGCGGGTTCAAGTCCCGTTAGGATCACCAACTGATAATGGAGTAATAACATGAAGGTATTTTTTCTGTAGGTTTTTCGTCCCCCATGAATTTTCTTATTGACTTTGAATAATCACTATCGTATAATGTAATCATCAATAAGGAAACTAACATGTCTATCAAGTTAAAGATCAAGTCTAAACATCTCGCATTGGAAGCTGGCGTCATTCGTTTCGAGGAACAGAAACTCAAGCGTCAGATTGAATGGCTCAAGACACACCAAAAGGACGAGACTAAAGTTCGTTTCATGTGGGAGTCATTGAATAGCCATCGTCGTTTTGATGTTCGCAATGAAGCTCGTGCTACCTATCTCGCTCGCGCATACATGGAAGGCCGAATTTACAAAAAGATAGAACATTGTCGTAAAGATAATGGTACGTTCAAGACGTATATTTTGCCTCGTATTGTTTCAATGGTCATCAAATATGAGCATGGAAAAATTGAAAAGTTTATGAAGCCAGATGCGGTAAAAGCCGTGCGTGACGAGGTCGTAGCGTGGCTTGAAGGTCAAGTCTGGGTTCAAGTATAAAAGAATTGGGTGAGTTGATGCTATGGCGTGTGCATCTCCGGACTGTAAATCCGGTCCCTATGTGGTAAACAATGTAGGTTCGACTCCTACCTCACCCACCACTACCATCGGACCGTGTGCCCACCGTGCGGCAGCCGATGTAAAACAAACCCGTGGCGCTTATGGAGCCAGTTAACGGTGGGAACAGTTTGCCGATGTAGCTCAGTTGGTAGAGCGCACCCTTCATACGGGTATTGTCACTGGTTCAAGTCCAGTCTTCGGCACCAAAGTTGAAGCAGAGTGGAGCAGTAGTAGCTCGTTTGGCTCATACCCAAAAGGCCGGTGGTGCAATTCCACCCTC